GGCAGCCGGATTATGTTGCTGGCATTACACGTGGCGGGTTAACAGTTGCAAACTTAATAAGTCAGTATCTTGGTGTACGTATGTACACACTGGATGTGCGATTGCGAGATGGTAAACCAGAAGATTGCGAAAGTAACTGCTGGATGGCCGAAGAAGCGTTTGGCTACAATGATGAAGCTAAAACTGGCATCTCTGGCGCACGTTGGGACCCATCTCTTAAAAAGAAAATCCTCATTGTTGACGATATTAACGACAGCGGTGCTACATTGAACTGGATCAAGCAAGATTGGGAAGCTAGTTGTTCTCCTAGTAGAGATAACAGCGAACATTTATGGAATCTTGTGTGGGAAGACACAGTACGAGTTGCTGTGTTGTATGATAATACTGCAAGTGAAAGCAAATTACCTATTAGGTATTGCGCTGAAGAAATTAACAAAGTTGACGACCCAAGTTGGATTGTATTTCCTTGGGAAGAATGGTGGAAACGTTGGGATCCAAGTGTTAAGAAAGAATTCTTTGATAACATTAAACTACAACAGGAGTTCGCACGATGATAGAGGCTCCAGTATTTGAAAAAGGTTATCCGTCATATGAAGCAGTTAATAGAAAGCCAGCAATGAAACTAAGATATTCAGAAGCGTTTTACAGCGTACAAGGCGAAGGCAAGTTTGTAGGAGTACCTAGTGTATTCCTGCGTACATTCGGTTGTAACTTTCGTTGTATGAACTTTGGACTTGGTAAAGATGAACCTAGTCGTGCAGAGAAACACGCAAACGGACAAAGATACAATCAAGAAGTAAAAGACTTATTAGACGCCGGAGTTGATAAAACAACCAAGGAGTTTAACGACCTGCCTATTATTCATACAGGTTGTGATACATATGCAAGTATCTATCCTGAGTTTAAGCACTTTAACAAGGAAGCAACAATTGACGAAGTTGTTGAACATTTGCTATCACTTACTCCCAATGGTAAGTGGGTGCAAGACAATGGACAAGACGTTCATCTTATCTTAACTGGTGGTGAACCATTGCTTGCTTGGCAACGACTTTACGTAGAACTATTTGAACACCCACGCATGCAGGACTTGAAAAATGTTACATTTGAAACAAACACTACACAACATTTACACAGCGATTTCTTTGACTATCTCAACAACCAAGAGAGGTTTAACGTCACTTGGAGTTGTTCCCCAAAACTTAGTGTTAGCGGAGAATCTTGGGAAGATGCTATTAAACCTAATGTTGCTAGTGAGTATCAGCGTGTTACTGATAGCAACATTTATTTCAAGTTTGTTGTCGCTGATCAAGATGATTTTGCTGAAGTCAAAAGAGCTGTCAGTGCTTATCAAAGTGCCGGGGTACAATGTCCAGTATATCTTATGCCAATGGGCGGTCGCAGTGAAGAATATTCCCTCAATGTTAATGACGTTGCCCAAGCGTGTATGGACGAAGGATGGAGATTCACTCCCCGACTCCACATTAGCTTATTCGGAAATGCCTGGGGGACTTAACAAAGAAGATATGAATTATCTTAAAGGCAAAAAGATCACCGAAGAACAATACGAAAAAGTAAGAAAGCAATTATGAGTGATTTAACAAAAGATATTCCGCAGTGGATTAGAGACTATGCACTTAAAAACGGAATTGATCAATTAGTAGTTGGTGTTAGCGGCGGAATCGACAGTGCTGTTGTCAGTACACTGTGTGCGTTATCTGGTATGCCTACGCTGTGCTTGGTTATGCCAATTCGACAAAAAGTAGAGCAAACAGACTTAGGTATCGACCATTGCCTGCGCCTAAACACACAGTACATGAACGCTAGCTTTGAAACAATCGACCTCACTGATGTATTTGAGAAGTTTGAAGACTTGTTTCAACATGCCTATTCTCCGCTGGCACTAGCAAACAGTCGTGCTAGATTACGCATGATGACACTGTATCAAAAAGCACAAACACATGGCGGTATTGTAGTTGGTACAGGCAACAAAGTAGAAGACTTTGGAGTAGGTTTTTATACTAAGTACGGAGACGGAGGAGTTGATATCTCTCCAATTGCAGACTTAACAAAAACCGAAGTATGGGCATTGGGTAAACAACTTGGGGTTAGCCAAGAAATTATCGATGCCAAACCCACAGATGGATTGTGGGATGATGGGCGAGTAGATGAAGATCAATTGCATGGCATGAGCTACAGTGATTTAGAAAAATGTATGGACATTGACGAGCAGGGCATTGATGTTGAATCGCTTGGTGAAGAAGACAAAACTCAAGTAAAACAATATCTTGAGATTCGCAAACGCAATTTGCATAAGATGCAGCCTATCCCAGTATTTAAAAGGACTACGCATGTTTGATAAATTTAAAAAGACACTAGGCTTAACAAAACCAGAAGTCAAGCCTGCTGTTAAACCTAAGAAAGTAATCAAAACTGACAAAGAGATTGCCACCGAAAAGGGCGAGCCTTATGTTGCTGTACTAAGCATGGAACTTGCCGAAGGTGACATCGATCAAGGTGCATTTGAACTTGACTGGAATGAAAAGTTTATAGCAAATCTTGTAAGAGCTGGTTACCAAGGACAGCCAAATGAACCCGATCACGAGATTGTTGATCGTTGGTTTCAAAATGTATGCCGCAATGTTGTTATGGAAACGTACGAGCAATACCAAGCAGATCCTGAAGTACGCTTTACAAGAGAGCGTGATCTCGGAGACGGATACACAGAAGTAAAATGATATTATACGTTAACGGCGACAGTCATACCGCAGCCGCAGAATGCGTAAATCCACATGCGTTTGCAGCCGATGATCCAAAGTACTGGATGATGCAACGACTGCCGCATCCAGATAATATTGCACAAAGTTGGGGTAAATTACTAAGCCAGCGGCTCAGTTGCGGATTCAAGTGTGATGCAGAAAGTGCTAGTAGTAACGATCGTATTATTAGGACTACACGTAAATGGGTAGAAGAAAATCCACACAATTTGTATAAAACATTAATGATTATACAATGGAGTACATGGGAACGCCAAGAATGGCTAATCGATGGCAAATACTACCAATTAAATGCGTCTGGTATCGACGATGTTCCCGAGTCGCACCAACAACAATACAAAGAGTTTATTGCAAACATAGATTGGCATACCATAACACAAGAATGGCATGAAAAAATCTGGCAGTTTCATTTGGAACTCGAGTCTCTAGGAATCAAGCATGTGTTCTTCAATGGAAACAATCATTTTGAAAACGTTTCGTCCCGCAAAGAATGGGAAAATAGTTATATAGATCCATATGATCCAGAATCGACGTACAATGCAGTGATAAGTAATACATGCAACACTGTTAGTCCAACAAGCTGGCATTACGGGCCAGATGGGCACAGGGCATGGGCACAATATCTAACCAAGTACATAGTTGCTAACAATCTTGTATAGGAGAATAAATGAAGTATGCAATTAAAGCAATGCTAGCAAAAGATGATTGGATTTACCTCACCGAAGACACAGGACGTTGTGATTTGCTGGTTCCTATGCTATACAGCAACATCGATCAAGCTCGTAATGCAGCCAAAATTTGGGAACAAAATCGTGGGTATAAAGTTAAAGTAGTTGAATATAACTGTTGACATACTAACATTATAGTGTTAGTATAGTACTATAACATTGACATACTAACATTATAGTGTTAGTATAGTACTATAACAACAAAGGGCTTGGTATGAAATATCTACTTATCGACACTGCTAACATGTTTTTTCGTGCAAGACACGTTGCATTTCGTGCAAATGATCCTTGGGAAAAAGTAGGATACGCATTACACATTAGTATGGCAGCTATTAACAAAGTAGCCAAAAAGTTTGATGCAGACCACGTTGTATTTTGTTTGGAAGGCCGCAGCTGGCGTAAAGATCACTATACGCCTTACAAAGCAAATCGCAAGGCAGCTCGTGATGCTCTTACAGAAGCACAGCAAGAAGAAGAACAACTTTTTTGGAGCACCTTTGATGACTTCAATAAGTACTTGCAAGATAAGACAAATTGCAGTGTATTAAGAGAACCTAACGCAGAAGCAGACGATCTTATAGCACGTTGGATACATTTGCACCCTGATGATGAACATGTTATTATCAGCAGTGACAGTGACTTTTACCAGCTGCTATCAGATAAAGTAAAACAGTTCAACGGTATCACTGACCATTTGATTACTATAGAAGGCATCTTCGATAGTAAGGGTAAAAAAGTGCTAGATAAAAAGACCAAAGAACCAAAAGCTATACCCGACCCAGAGTGGTTGTTGTTTGAAAAGTGCATGCGTGGCGATAGCAGCGACAATGTATTTTCGGCATATCCAGGTGTACGCAAGAAAGGCACTAAGAATAAAGTAGGATTACTAGAAGCATTTGAAGATCGTGTTAAACAAGGGTATGCATGGAACAACATGATGTTGCAGCGTTGGACTGATCACAACGGCGACGAGCATCGTGTGTTGGATGATTATAATCGCAATCGACAGCTAATTGATCTTTGTGCACAACCTGATGACGTTAAAGACAGAGTTGATCAAGCAATTATTACACAAGTTACTAACAAAGATATTGGACAAGTTGGTTCGAAGTTCTTAAAATTTTGTGGTAAATATGAACTCAGTCGACTCAGTGATCAAGCTGAGCAATACGGTCGTTGGCTTAATCAGCGATACCGAGGAGTATTGCAACAATGACAAAGGAAAATTAAAATGAACAAAACTATTGCTAGACCAGTTGTTGCTGGTAAATTTTGGATTGTTAAAGACCAAGATCACAAAGTCGGAAGTGTAGAAAAAGCCCAAGGTGGTTATATACTGCGCACAAACAGCGGTGTCACAAACTATAAAACCATCAAATCACTTCGTGATATTACAAAGATTTCGTTTGAGGATGAGCAAGAGAAAGTTGTTAATCCTGAAAACCAAATCAACGGATATGAAACTGACGCAAAGCCATACAACGCTGTTTATAATGTAAACACTCGTTTGCCTATCTACACCAAAGAACCTAAATCAAAAAGCTGGTATGCAGCTGGTTGGTACCAAATTGTTGTCAATGGCAAGACTACTATTGAGTTTTGTCCTAAACTTATTTTGCTTGAACGTTATCCTTATCGCGGTCCAGCAATGGAAGAAGATGGGTTTACTTACAAGTGAGCGGGCTGTATATACGAAAATTTATTGATCGTGTGCAAGCATGTGATGCCAAAGGGGTTGATGACTTTGTCTGGCCGCTCAGTGATGCAAAAAACTTACACGGAGATATTACTAAACTATTGTTAGATATTGAATTATTGCAGCAAAATTCTAACAATCAGGAAGTGGTTCAAGTTGAAGTAAGTGGCGGAGAATGGTAATTAACTAAGCCGTTAACCTAGTTATCTACGCAGTTATCATAAATATAACTGTGGAGATAACAAATCATGAGCAGACCTAAACCTACTATATTAGCCGAGATCACTGATAAAGCTACCTATAAAACCGAACAAGTTCTTGGCAGTGAAGGTATCTGGGCAGTATACTACAACAAGTCACCGATTAATTTGAAAACATCAAACATGCTAGTGCAGTACCCTGGTCCTAAGTATAAGAAAGTTAGCTTTGCTAACCCAGGGCATGCTATTAGCCTAGCTAAAAAATTAAACATACAATTTAAAACAGATAAATTTAGTGTGGTAATGCTCACTAAAGGTGAAGTTGTCTACAGTGAAGAGAAATAAGGAAGAATTAACACATCTTCTTTTGGACTTGCACGGAAATGCTGACAACGAGTATGACTACAAGTCAGCTTTTAATAGTTGGTGGTACAACACCCGAGACTCGGGCGGACTTAGATTAACTGCCACTGGCTTTCACATAATGAAAAAATTAAAATTTCAGCACTGGGATTTTGAGTTACCCGAAGGGTGGAACCGACATAACAAACGAGTCATACTAGGACTAGATCGCAAAATAAGTTGGCCATATTACTACGGTAAACATCGTATTAGTTTCTTTAACAGCCAAGATGCAATGATGGTTAACTTAACCGGAGATGTTGAAAAGTGGCTTAGTCAAAACTTTCAGCCATAATTTTGTATATTTGTTTTTGCGCACGTTGTTCAATACTTTTAGTATAATCATTCATTAAAAAATCAAAATTGCGTTCAGTTTTATCAATTGCTGCACTAGTATCCCAATTTGGATCTTGTAGCATCGGTAAGTTTAGATCTATAGCTGCATCTAATCTGTGTTCTTCATCTAGTGTGTCGTAACTCAAATCAAATAGATTATCAAAATTTTCAAATCCTCGTTCGGCAATTTCTCGATGTATGTTGATGTGTCCTATACACATAAACGGATGTTTAGCAGCAATAGCTAACAATGTCTTTTCGGTGATAATTCCAGGGCTGTCAGAGTATATTGTTTCACTTACAATACTAGACTTGGCCTGTTGATACAATGGCATTAGATTAATGAAGTTGTTGGTGTTGTTCCAATTGTAATCTATATATGGAGCAAACGGTGCAGGTTGTCTATATCCATGTGTAGTGTATCCAGTTGGCTCATCTCGTAAAATATCGTGAAGTTTATTTCTATGTGGCTTTGGTTGACCATTTAAACAAATAAAATTGTACCCAATGTCTTTGTTATGCACATCTTTCCATTCGTTCCATCGTTCTTTAAGTTGATGAACTAGCTCGTAACTGTGGCTTGGAAATTCGACACATTTTATAAGTCCTGTGTAACAATCATTTAAACTGTGTTCCCAGTGTAAAAATATAATTTTACGCTGTTGCTCGAGTGTGTAGTGTTTTTCGATCCAAAGCAACTCCGGGCACGATGTGTTTTTGTACCAATTTACAAAGTCCTGTGCATGCAATACCAATCGAAAGTTTGGTTGTTTCCATTTTTCTTCAGGCACATCAGGAAGTTGTATAGACCACATACCTCCAACAATTGGGCGCTGAAGTATTGAATGCACAATTATTGAATCAATTCCAGCACTGCGAAGCAGTATTAACAGTTTCTTATTAAAATTTGGCCCGGCAAATGAATCCGGAATGTATGTACTCATTGACATGTGCGTTTACCTATGTTATAATATAGTTATTGTTTGGAACAACTGTAGAAAAAAATATGTGTGTTGTAGGCAGCATAAATATTTTTATGCAACAGACAACATGTCCAGAATGTAGAGCCGAACTAGACACTAACGACTTTTGTCCAAACTGTAGAGTAAGAAGGTAAACAGTGCCCCAATAGCTCAGCTGGTAGAGCAACTGATTTGTAATCAGTAGGTCGGGAGTTCAAGTCTCTCTTGGGGCACCACATGCGAGTATGGTGGAATGGTAGACACGCCAGATTTAGGTTCTGGTGCCGCAAGGCGTGGAGGTTCAAGTCCTCTTACTCGTACCAATAGTGTAGCGACTTAATACGCTCGTATAAGCCCATGGTTAGCTTACACATATAGGGTTTTGTTCCCCTTGTAAAACAATTGAGCAAATGGTGCCCAGAATGTCCTGAGTAGGACACAAAACTGCTTCTATCTTTCTATTGACTGCTAAACAAGGTCTAACAACAATGACAACCAAGTACATATTTGATGTAGATGGAACATTAACTCCGAGTAGACAGCGCATAAACCGAGACTTTGCAGTATGGTTTAGTAAGTTTTGTGAAACGCATGCAGTATATCTGGTAACAGGCAGTGATCGTCCTAAGACCATTGAGCAGGTAGGAGAGTATATCTATTACCAGTGCAAGCTTGTTTACAATTGTAGCGGCAATGACGTTTGGAAATGTGATACCAATGTACGAACAAGTGGTTGGGTACTTCCGGAGACTGCTGAATACTTTTTAAATAGTTGTTTATACGAAAGTAAATTTAATTTACGCACAGGTATCCATATTGAGAAACGCCCCGGTACGGTAAACTTTAGTATTGTAGGAAGAGGTGCTACTGTAGAACAACGTGAGCAATATGTAGCACACGACACATCCACAAACGAACGTAATATAATTGCAAATGCATTTAATACAATGTTTCCGGACTTGCAAGCAACAATAGGCGGTGATACTGGCATTGACATTGCTCCTCAGGGCGCAGACAAGTCACAAATACTAAGTGATTTTAAAGACACTGACAAGTTATTATTTGTTGGCGATAAATGCGAAGAGGGCGGTAACGACTATGCAATTGCAAAAGCGATCGCTGCACGCCCTGGCGGAAAGTTTTATAATACAGAGGGATGGGAGCAAACTTGGAAAATTTTAAAGAATACACAAAGTTAAAGACGCAATGACAACAAAGTGCTTAATACTAGGGTGTTCGCATGCAAACGGTGCAAACATGCATTTAGATCCAGATTTTGATATTGAAAATTATAACTTTGTCGAACAAATCGAATACGGAGCTAGGAACAGCTATCCAGTATTACTAGCAGAAATGCTAGGACATGATCCGCTAAACTATTCAATATCCGGCGGCAGTAATGACGCAATGCTGCGTATTGGCCTAGAGCAAATAAACGCCCTCAACAGTAATGATGTAATTATTGCTTGCTGGACTGGAATGGACCGAGGAGAAGTTTGGCACGAAGAGCACCAATACTGGCGTCCCATACACTATGACCATCACATGATTCATCAGATTCGTCCCAATGAGTTTTCCAAAGCAGGAATAAACACAGGACCATTGGTTGCCCGCAATCAAGAATATTACGAATATGGAAAACAATGGTTGTTGTTTGAGGGGAATTATACCCGAGGTTATAATAACAAACTTAAAAATATACTAGCACTAAACTCTGTGGCACACAGTCGAGGCATTAGACTAATTAACTTAGACAGTTTTCAAGCGATATGGGATTTTGCATGGCCAGATGTTGTGCATCGTCCTCAAAAATCATTTAATGACGAGTTTGGTAATTTTTGCCTTGATAGGAATTATCCACACGAGCCAGGCGGGCATTTTTTCCGCCCGGCGCATCTTGCCTATGCTGAATACATTTATTCTATTATGCTAGACACCACAGTATAACTAATATTATATGCGGGTGTAGCTCAGTGGTAGAGCACTTCGTTGCCAACGAAGATGTCGTGAGTTCGAATCTCATCACCCGCTCCATTCTACAGTAGGATAAAGATCAGTATGAATAATCAATCATTGAATTTTTTTCACGAAATCCCAATTGAGGTATATCATGAGAACACAGATGTTTCGATTAAAGTAAGCATCAATGATTTGGTGATGTTTGAAAAAGTATACTCTCCCGGAGTGGTTCACACAGAAACAATAAGATTTCATAATGAATACATTGAGTCTAATAAAAATACAATTTGTTTTGACTTTTCTGGCGATGCAGAAGCACAACACAAGTATTTAAAAATAAATTCAATTTTAATTAACAATATTTGGTTAAATTTATTTAATGCAGATTATAGACCTATATTAAACCAGGAATGGTGGGATAGTTTACCCGAAGAAGAACAAGAAAGTTATTTAGATATTATATACGGTATAAACGGAAATACATTTGGATGGTTTGGTAAAATAATTTTTAAATTTGCAGCAGGATACGACTGGAAAAGTAAATTTAACAAAGAGTCACACATGGCAACAATACTTAACAGCAAAGAAAATTGGATATTTCTTGACGAAACAGATAATCAACCATGGGAAAAAAGATGACAATAAACTCGTTCAATACATTTGACAGCATTAAAGAAATAATGCTAGGAGATGTTGATCACACTGTAATAGATTTTTGCGATGCTGACCAGCGTCCGCGACTTAATCACATTTTTAACAAAACTAAAAAAGAACTCAATCAAATACAAAAAATCTTTGAATCAAGAGGTATCAAAGTTCATCGACCAGCTACTATTAACAAGACCCAAGTTCGCACACCGTACTGGAGTAGCATGGGAACAAAAATACCATTGACTCCAAGAGATGTGTTTTTAATTATGGGCAACGATGTTGTTGAGTCGGCACACTGGCAAAAAGAAAGAATGTTTGAAACTTACCATTGGAGAGATCTGTTTATCAGCAAGCTCGAAAGTGGCGCACGTTGGCATAATATGCCGTTACCAAGACATGATTATGCAAGTCTCGAAGTTGAGTTTGACGACATTGTAGTAGAACAAGACCCGATCCTCGACGGTTCTGCAATTTTAAGATATGGAAAAGATATATTCATCAGCGGCGATGGCAGTCACAATGAATTAGGCCGCAAATGGTTGCAGGCAATGTTTCCTGATAGGCGATACCACCAGTTAGATAAAAATGTGTTTAACGGCCATTTGGATAGCCATTTGACTATACTGAGACCAGGGTTGTTACTCACTTATCATAGCAAAGAAAACCTGCCGGAATATTTTAAAAATTGGGATATCATCCATGTAAATCCTGAGCACGACAAGTCGTTAAGTCTACCCCAAACTCTAGTAGACTATAAGATTCAAGACGACGATTTTGCCAATACAGTTCTAGCAGTTTGCACATTAAGTCTCGACGCTAACACTGTCATGATGTACAGTCATTACAAAGACAATCAATATTTAATAAATCAATTTAACAAATATCAAATTGAAATAATTTTTGTTGATTTTACATATTCTCACTTTTTTAACCAAGGCATGACTTGCCTAACAAATGAGTTGAATAGAGACACCGACGGGTGTATTGATTATTTAGGTTGACATTTACACCACTATATTATATACTATTATATAACATGGTCTCTTAGCTCAGCTGGATAGAGCAAGTGCCTTCTAAGCACTAGGTCGCAGGTTCGAATCCTGCAGAGATCGCCAATTTAGGACACAAGTAAACATGTTCACAGTCGAAGAAGAGTTTGATGAAACCGTTGTTACAGTACTGGACTCACAAGGTGAGTTTCAAGATATAAAAATGTACTTCGGAGAAGAATCAGTTCTAATAACACAAGCCATCAATGACGATGATGTCTGGGTATCAGTGATTGAAATGTCTGATAGACAGTGGGAAAAATTGATACTTGCATATAATAGCACCGAAGGAACATATAAAACAGTTCCTGAATAAGATAAAGATAATAAAATGTTTAATAATTTTATCACCGCTGGCTGTAGTTTTACCGCAGGTAACAGTGTAATTGAAGAAGTAACCCGCTCACCTAGCGTCTGGCCAGATTTTTTAGTGTCCAGGATTGATGCAAAAGTTTTTTATAATATTGGGATCACAGGCGGCGGTAACTGCGCCATGTGTGATAGTTTAATTTATCTATTAGAAACAAAAAAGCATATCAATCCTACTAATACATTAATAGGAATTAACATTACTGGATTAGATCGAATTGATACCATGTGTGCAGTTGGTCACCCAAATGATACCAATCGTTTTCCTTGGAAGCATGACTTTGGATTTAGTTGGATTAACGAGGGCGGATTTACTAGTCAAATACCGCCGTTTAACGGAGACTTGCAAAAACACATAGGACTAGAACAAATACATCTGTTAAATGCATTGGCTGTAACGAAATGTCTTACTTACTTAGAATCGCATAAGTTTAGTTATTTTTTTATGGTTATGGATGATCAAGTTATTCAAGACAGCCCGCCATGGTTTCTTGATTTTTTAAACTGCCGAAAGAAAAAATGGATAACATTTGACAATCATAATACTATGAATTCGTTTGCCAAAGAAAATTGTCTCTTAGAGGAGGATGGATTTCATCCCACTGATGCTGGGCACAAACTTATTGCCGACGCAGCAATAGAACAATTAGTTGACAACAACTTATTAACAACTGTTAAAGGAGAAACTATGCCTGCTAAAATTTTAATATGCGGATTACCAGGAAGTGGCAAGACAACACTAGCAAAACCTTTTGCAGATTTAATAGGTGGTGTGCACATTAATGCCGACGAAGTAAGAACAAAATACGACGACTGGGATTTTAGTCCTAGGGGACGTATTAGACAAGCACAACGTATGCAACATTTAGCTGATGGGGTTGTTATGGCAGGTAAGGTTGCTGTGTGCGATTTTGTTTGTCCTACTGAAGCAGTGCGAGGAGAGTTTAACCCAGACTTCACAGTGTGGATGGACACTATTAAAGAAAGCAAGTATGAGGATACAAACAAAATATTTGAAAAACCAAGCTCTGTTGATTATCATGTATCCAAATGGTTTGATGATACCCACGAAGCATTAATGCTTGCTGTGAAAAGATATCAAAAATGGAAAGAAACAAATGTTTGATTGGAAAAGTCCTACGGTACAAATGCTAGGTAGATGGCAACCGTGGCACGATGGACATACAGCATTGTTTAAAAAAGCATTAGAACAAACTGGACAAGTAATTATTATGTGCAGAGATGTTCAAGGGCAAGATGCCGGTCCTGGCCAAGATGACAATCCATTTAATTACTATGTAGTTAGAGATAATATCATTGCAGGATTAAAAGAACACGGGTATACAATACATCACGAATACGAAATAGCTAAGGTTCCTAATATTGTAGACATTAGTTATGGTAGAGGTGTAGGTTACACATTCACAGAGCACGATTTAGGCGAAGAAATACACAACATCAGTGCTACAAAAATAAGAAAACAAATGAGGGACAACGGTGAGCTTGACTAGAACTTTACAAGACGGTACAGAAGTACCTGCTATTGATATAGCTGTTGAACTCAAAGTAATTACCAAGTGCCCAAGTAAGTGGCGACTAATCGACGAAGAAACGGGTGCGGAGTACAGAGGACGTTTGCCACTGGATGGTGAATTACACTGGAAAAGAATAGAATAAGTCAATGCAGGTTTGCCAACAGTTACCGATAGCACAGGCGTCATATCACAACTGCGGTGAGGTTCGATTCCTTGGTTGACACCAAAATTTATAGATTAGGATTGTCGCCCATACCCCAAACAGTTAACGCCCAGCGTGTGCCATTAGTTGGTGGTAGTGCTCTGTGTTCAGCAGTTGACGGAATAAGAACTGCTTCGCCTTGCTGCAAATCAAAGGTGTGATCTCTTGTTTCAAAGTGAGCGCCGAGTGCTGTTTGAAGTGTGCATGTTAGTGTAAGTATTCGAGAGCTAGTTCTTTTGTCCACTGATTGGTCTGTGTGCCAATGGTAGTACTGCTCTTTTTCATATTTAGAAATTTGTATAGGTTCCTGTATCCAGGATACATTGTAATCTTCGATATCCATCATAAGATTGCGCAACTTTTCGATATCTTTATAATCTATCCAAAATATTTTATTATTTCTTATACTAGTATTATATTTCCCCCCGGCAATGCCATCACTTTCAGCAAGTTCTTTTGTATCTCTAATGATTTGCTCACATTCTTCAGGTGTAAACAATTGAAATGGGGTGTATAGTTTCACAGTGAAAATCCTTTGTACTTTTATTTATTAGCCAGCATTAAACCATACCTAACTTATGCAAGTTTACGCTAACATTTCGGAACCGTTGTAAATACAAATACAACAAGGAAAGGTCCCACCATGTGCAGTCCATATGTACGTAAAGAAGCCAACCGTTTTAATTGGATCATCAAAGGCCAATTAATTGACAAGTCCGAATCAGACACAACCATCGAAAAATTATACGATTCATATTTCAAAAGAATTTGGGGTAATCACGAAAATGTTGCGCACGAGGACGGGTTTGAAGAAGCTTATACTGTTAGGTTAAATGAAATGTACGAAGATGAACTTGAAAAAGTTGCAGTGCTAGGCTACGATTAAGGTTGACAGCATGTCTATAATATGCTATATTAACGTATAACATAGAGGTGCAATATGTCAAAGTTTGGTCCAAAAGTTTACACCAGTGAGATCATCAATACCAAAAAGCATTGGTTGGTTAACACAGTGTGGAATACTGTTGGCAGCAAAGGCAACATCTATAATATAGAAATGTTGGACAAAGGCTTTACTTGCGATTGTCCAGCTTTTAAAAAATGCAAGCATATAAAATCTGTAGAAGAAAAGTTATCAGCATGAGTACCCAGACGTTCACTGAAGTTAGTTTAAAAGATTTGCGTAAAATATTCAACGACAATGGATTAGAGTATTATATTAAAAAACAAAAAGGTAATGTAGTAAAAGTATGCTTTTTAGTTAATGACGATGAATAACAATCAGCACTAAATATAGTAATACTATACAAGGAAATAACAATGAGTATGATTAAAAAACTATCAAGCAAAATTGCCAGTGTTTTTGGAAAAAAAGCACCTGCACCTGTTAAAAAGAAGACAGCAGCTAAAAAAACACCTGCCAAGAAGCCAGTGACTAAGAAGCCAGCAGCTAAAAAAACACCTGCCAAGAAGACTAAAAAATAACAGCCGGAGTGGCACCAGGTGGATATCCAACATCAACCAATCTTTGATACAGCAAAAATAGAAAAGCTCTACTCTGAAAAAGACAATGTAACAGTAAAGTATGTTTGCACAAGTGCAACCAACAAAAATGCTACATATGCAGCTGATGTTTATTATCGTGCCACTCCGCATCCTGAATATGGTAATTACTATTTCGGGTTATACAAAAACCCCCACGCTACCGGAAATGTAATAATTGTCAATGCCGACACTATTGAAGCATTGGCATTTGGCATGATTGAAGCTGATGGTAAATATCATTACAGTCAGCATCGACATGATTATAAAGTAATCAATGGCAAGATGATTGACGGTGGTCGTGCTTATATCCGTTCAGGTGCGCACGAAGTAAACGTATTTAAAATACAGGATGGAGAGTTTATAACCTCCAAGTAATCGTATAACATGCATGCTAGAATTGATTTAGACAAAACTAATTACAGCCTGGGTGCTATACAGCAAATAGACTTAAAAGTTCGATTAATACGAGCATTTGACACAGACGAACTTGACAAAATTTATATTGCTTACTGTCGATACAAGAAATTTCCCAGCGTTATGCCGCTATTCAGTGAAGAATACTTGTATCCACAGTCAGATGTATTTGCATACTACGACAACGAAGTAATGGTAGGGTTCACAATGATGTTTCGGTATAACACACATAGTGTGGCTGCAAATCAATTTGCCTGGACATATCATAAACCTAAAATACGACTGGGCATTCGAAGCTTGCACTATATTTGCGCTCATTACAAACAAGAAGGATTCAAGCATTTGTACCTTGGTGATGCTGCTAGTTATAAACAATATCTCGATGGGTTTGAATTGTGTGGTCCAGCATGAACAATTGGATTGATATAGATAACTTCTTGCGTGGACTTATTATTGCATCCAAGGACAACGAACAACTATATGCTGATGCTATGAAGAAGTTTAATTGGAATCGCAGTCAAGCAACGGCAGCAATTGAACCTTTAAAAAATAGGTTGACAAAGCATACAGAGTAGTGTATAAATAGTATTGTAACGTTGAAGCAATTTGACGACTGAACTGGACCTGGGGGCAGTACCCAGCAGCTCCACCATAAACACACTATACCTCTGGGAGTTCCCGGGGGAAACCTTGCAAGTTGTAGTGTGTTTTTGATGGGGCTGAACTAGGATCGACAGGCAGGATAGAAGAGTGGAGTTACCGGGATGTAAGCGCCGTTACCGCGAACAAACTTTCTAAATGCAAACGCAAATAGAGCGCCAGCAATGGCAATGGCAGCCTAGTTAGGCTTCCGGGGTGGATCACCTAGCAACAGAACGATCAAGAGAGTGTTGCAGCAATGTGACACTCTCGTTTTATTTTACTACAAAATCGCTGGATTTTGCATTTTTACGAGTTACATCTATATAATTAATACGTTGGGCAAAAGAGAATCCCGCCCACAAAAAAATCATTAATTATGAGGAAATTTAAAATGCGTACATTCGTACTAGCAACGGTAGCTGCAATGATTGCTACATCTGCACTAGCAGAAGACACAGCAACTCCAGCTGCTCCAGTATTGTCGGGTGCAATAAATCTTGACTTTGCTGAAAACGGAAGCGACAAATACAAAGGCACAATGGGTGTTGAATTAGATATCGACGCAAGCGATGTTGCAACTGTTGACCTAGACTTTAAAGCAACAGACGGCAATTCATTGACATTAGACACATGGACAGTTGGTACAACAGTAAACGGTCTTGATCTAGCATTTGGCGATAACAACAATCTAATGCCAGAAACAACAGCGGCTGCTGGTGCTACTGGTACACTAACAAAACCAGCAATGACTGAGTCACTAATGGTAACATCAGGTGCAGCAAGTGTAGCAATTGGTCTTTCCAGCTACGCAACAGACATCACAGAAGTAAGCAACCTACAAGGTGCATACACAATGGATGCAGGTATTGCAGACGTAACAGCAAGTGTAGACTATAACCGTACAAGTAAAAACTATGTATGGGGCGGTGAAGTTTCCGGAATTAATGCAGGATCACTAGAAGTGGGTAGCCTACTCACATATGACAATGATGCAAATCATTGGGCATACGAAGGTACTGTAGATGCTGGAAATGGTTTCACAGCATACGTCAACGGTGACGAAACTGACATGAGCCAGAACATTGGCGGCGAGCATGTAATGGGTTTCGCAGGTGCTGAATTAACATCAGGCATCAACTATGACCTTGACACTGAAGACCTAACACCAAACGTAAGCCTATCCTTTAAATTCTAAGAATTTAAAAATATAAAAACAACGGCACCAAGGGGCGCTACGGCGCCCCTTTATTACTGGCTAAATAATATGGGTACGTTATTTAGACCGGAGAATTATAAAATGTGGAAATGGATAGGATATATCACAGCAGTCTTGCCTTTGATTGGTGTGTTGTACGGAGGTCTTAGAATCGCCAGTGATCTACAAACTTCGCTTGAACAGTCTATACAGACATCAGCAGATGCTCACGCAAGGATAGATTCTATTGCACAATCCCAAAAAGACATCAACAATCAACTATTAGATTTACAGTCAATCAGTGCTGAAGTAAACGGAATTGTAGGATCATTAGAGCGTCAGAAAAATGACTCAGTCACACGTGGTCAATTGGACACATTAAGAGATCAACTCTCAGCACTGAAAGAATCAATCAGTGCTGAAGTAAACGGAATCGTAGAATCATTAGAGCGTCAGAAAAATGACTCAGTTACACGTGGACAGTTGGACACATTAAGAGATCAACTCTACGCACTGAGAGACACACTTGAACAGATGGGTAACATGTCAAACAAAGTTTCAGATATCTACAGCAGACTTGACAAGATAGAACGTGAAGTTAACAACACACAGATAGATGATGATAAACGCATCCACAATGTCTTGAAGGACATTGAAGAAATATTTAGACGGTTAGATAGAGCTAATATTGATTAGGCAAACACAACACTAAAAGGTCGATTTGTGCGGCCTTTATTACTGGCTAAATATTAGATGCAAATAGTTTACATACACGGCGCAACTGCAAGCAATAGAAGTTTTGCGTATATACAGAAAAGCATTCAAGCGATAGATCCAATTTATCTTGATTATGATAAAGAAGATACCGCAGAAAATAATCTAGATCGTATGATTAATAGGTTGACAAACATCAACGAACCAGTGTATTATATAACACACAGTTTGGGAGGTATATACGGATTGCATTTGCAAAATTGTATACCAAACAGTGTGGGTGCTATAAGTTTGGCAACACCATTTAATGGCAGCGAAATAGCTGCGTGGAGCACATTGTTTGTTCCGCATTATCAGTTGTTCAAAGATATAACATCAAGAAGTAAATTTATCTCGCAAAGTAGGGAGATAAATATCAGTATACCATGGATGCAGATTGTTACTACTGTAGGAGATGTACCATGGTTGGTTGGGGAAAATGACGGTGTAGTCACACGTTCCAGTATGACATGCAGGGATGATGTAGAATACGCAACAGTAGACCGCAATCACTACGAAATTGTGCAATCACAACGAGTAGTAGACTATATTAAAACACACATGACACACACAAAGGAAAAAATATCATGAATAAGAACCCATTTGAAATCCGTCTTGAAACACTAAAGATGGCAAAAGACATGCTGGACAAACAAGTCGAAATGCAAGAGTCTTTTACAAACCAAGCACTTGATATGTGGAAAGAGCAAGGCAAAGATGTTGCTGAATTTTGGGCCGACTACATGCCTAAAATGTATCAACCAGAAGAAATTGTCGAAAAAGCCAACGAACTGTATAGCTTTGTGAGCAGCAATCTACGCACTGTATCTGGTGGAAAAGGCAAAGACGCAGCCTAATTATTTGCGCTAATGTTAGCAATAATGGTTGACATACTATTTACTAACCTATATACTAATAATATAAACAGCATACACAGTCTGGAGAGTCTGGATTGTGTATGCAATTAGTAATGACATATAACCAGGAGAATAACATGGCACGAATCAGTAACAATAAAGGCCGCGAAAACGTTGGTGGATCGCCATATGATCTTATTGTGATTGCAGTAGAACGTGCACGGCAAATTGGTCGCGGCGACCTTCCACTTGTTACCAAGCCAGGTAACAAAGCTATGACAGCACTTCGGGAAATTGAGCAAGGCTTGGTTGGTCGTGAGCTAATGGAAGAAATTATTTACAGTCACCAAACTGAAAAAAATGAGGAAGAAGATGACTTAGCTAACTATGTTTAGTAATTAAAACATGGAGGCTAAAAATGATTTTCTTTAAAAAGCTATTGCAAGTTGTTGCAATTGTATTTGTATCCAGTCCTGTATTCGCACAAGATACAGATGGATTAACTATTTGCAATGGACAATTTGCATTGTGTGCTGCTAGCGCATGTGTTCCAACCGGAGGCACAATTACTAACAGTCAAGGTGTTGAATATCCAGAAGTTGAATGCTCGTGCCCAATCCTCAAAGGCAACAACATAGCAGATGTTAATGCAGGCAACATGCAAGGTTCATGTGAACCCACAGATGAAAATCATGTGTGGAGTACATTTTGGCCACGTTTTGAATATCCACGCCAACAAAATGATTTTTCTCACAATAAAAAAGACATGCGGGCCAGTATCCAAGAATGCCCAAGTGAGTTAAAGCAAGGCTATAACGCAAGTAATTGCTTTAGTTGGAACTGCGAAATTGGCAAGAACGGCCTAGCAAAGTGTAGTTGTCCAATGGGACAATCACCAGCAGAGACTCCGTTCTTGATTGAAACGTTGCCAGAAGAATTTCCCAAACGTTGTTTTGAGCATCCAGTTAGTTTGCCGTTGGCAACTATAAAAAAGTTAGAATTAGAGTAAAAAAAAGCAATATAGAGGTTGACATTTGCTACAAGAGCCACTATATTAGTACTAAGTAGTTTTATTCCCCAGTAGCTCAGTGGTAGAGCAATTGACTGTTAATCAATTGGCCGGTGGTTCGAACCCATCCTGGGGAGCCAAGAATAAAATGGACAGTTGGCCGAGTGGTCGAAGGCAGCGGATTACTAATCCGCCGAACCGAAAGGTTCCGTGGGTTCGAATCCCACACTGTCTGCCAGAATAGGGGCTTTTTTTTCGGTGAAGTGTTACGGTAGCACGTCAGTCTCCAAAACTGAAAGCCAGGGTTCGACTCCCTGCACCGATGCCAAAAGTCACGCAAGAGTTACTACTTGCTAGTATGGGTTACAAGGTCCCATATGAATGAAGTGAGGTTGTTCTCATACAAAAAAATGTCGATGCAAGTATGCCGGCAGGTGTTTGTCGTTAGTGCGAAGCGTGGAGCGAAAGCGTTGAAACCGTTAGCACATACACCTTAATAAACAAAGGAACTACTATGTTAGGTGCAACTAATTATGTCGGAAAGGGACTTTGGTATTTGCCTAAAGTCTTTAATCAACGATCAGATTACGTTAACATAAAACGCACCTATCGAGAAACTGCCACACAATGGCAAATGCTATCCCCAAATAGAATAATGGCTATGCCCAACAATTACGAAGTGTTAAACACTATTGGATCACAATTATCAGGCCCAGTTGCTGAACTTACTGGGATTGCAAATCTAAAATGCAGTAATGTTGATATCTTTATTGATCTACCAGGACACAAGTTATCGTGGCATTTTGATCATGATAACTATAAAGTGTTATTGCAAGTGTACACTGGCGACAAAGAAATTAAAAGAGGCGGCACACACTGGTACATTGGTGATCGCAATGAAGAACTATTAAATCAATACGGCACTGACAGTATTGTACCAACCATTGGGTTAGAACAAACTGAAACTCCGTACATGCCATTTGCAGGATATGTTAATGACAACACACAACGAAAAGCACACGGTACTAATGTAGTTCCACCGGGTGTTGCACGTGAAAGCGTGTTGTTTACATTTAGCTAAAAAACTTTCTAAAAATGGCATTTAGAGGTTGACCTTTTCTTTAGTTTCGGCTATACTGTATGTAACAGTTAGGCAAACAGGAGACTACAAGATGGCATATGTTTCACAAGAAATGAAAAAAGAACTTGCTCCAGCTATTAAAGCAGTATTGAAAAAATACAACGTAAAAGCCAGCATTAGTGTTTACAACCATTCTACAATTTGCGTTAACATTAAAAGTGGCCCAATTGATTTTATCGGCGAAGCTAATAAAAAGAACATGGAATTTGCAGAGCGCACAGGTCGCCAATATTACAAGTGCACTGGTTACCTTCAAGTAAACGATTGCTATCCAGAAACATACGGTGCTGCAAGTGACTTTCTAGTAGAGCTAGTAGATGCCATGAAAGGTCCCAAATACTTTAACAACGATGATTCTCAGTCAGACTACTTTAGCCGTAGCCATTACACTGATATCAATGTAGGCAAGTGGAACAAGCCATATGTTTGCACAGCTACAGTTTTAGAAGCAGCATAAAAAAGGTTGACAGCGTATATCATTTGTAGTAATATAGTAATACAGTTAGAAAACAACAAAGGACAATAGCCCATGTCAAACGCAATCGAATATCGCACCGTAACTGCCAAAGGCGCTGCTAGCGCAATCAAAGTTGCATTTAAAGTAAAACGCCCAGTGTTCTTGTGGGGACCTCCGGGCATCGGTAAATCAGATGTAGTTACCAACATTGTTGAAAACATGGATGGTATTGTGTACGATCTACGTTTGGGACAAATGGATCCAACTGATTTGCGTGGTATGCCGTTTTTCAACAAAACAATGGGATTAATGGATTGGGCTCCGCCGATTGATCTTCCTACTGAAGAAGTTGCTGCACAATATCCTGTTGTTGGATTGTTCTTAGACGAAATGAACTCAGCAGCGCCAAGCGTACAAGCCGCAGCATACCAGTTGATTCTCAATCGACGTATTGGCAAGTATAAATTGCCCGACAATGTTGTTATTATTGCAGCAGGCAATAGAGAAAGCGACAAAGGTGTTACGTATCGTATGCCTACTCCGCTTGCTAACCGCTTTATCCACATCGAAATGCGGGCAGACTTTGAAGCTTGGATGGATTGGGCTGTTAACAATAACATCCACGAAGATGTAGTTGGTTACCTGAGCTTTGCCAAACAGGACTTGTATGACTTTGATGCTAAAAGTGTGAGCCGTAGTTTTGCTACGCCCCGCAGCTGGAGCTTTGTTAGCGAGCTGTTAAGCGAAAATGTAGATGATGTAACAATGACCGATTTGATTGCCGGTTCTATAGGCGAAGGGCTTGCTGTTAAGTTTATGGCGCATCGACGCATTGCAGGCAAGCTTCCTAATCCAGAAGATGTGTTAAGTGGGAAAGTTAAAACACTTGAAGTTAAAGAAGTATCGGCTATGTATAGCTTGGTCATCTCCATGTGCTACGAACTCAAGCAAGCATTAAATGAAGTTAAAGATGCAGAGTTTCACAAAATGAGCGACAACTTCTTCCGCTATGCAATGGACAATTTTGAAACTGAATTGGTTGTTATGGGTGCCCGAATTGCACTTACTACATACAATCTGCCGTTCCAACCAACCAAGCTAAAGAACTTTGACGAGTTCCACCAGCGGTATGGCAAATACATTCTGGCTAGCCAAGAGCGCTAGGTAGACCAAGTTATGGGTGAGATCCATCTTCTAACTGTAATCAAGAAAGCATAGGGCTATGCAGGGTCTCACCCATATACAAGAAATACTGGACAAAACAGACTTATTACTAGACAGGCACCTGGAAGGATATTACCGGGTGCGTTACTGTATCAGCCCTTACAATCACGAAACTTGGATGAACTTGTTAAAGGATGTGCACCGTACATTTGGCAGGCCCAGTGAGCGTTGGCAATGGAGCAACGAACTCGACTTAATACAGCGACCCGACCACGTAGTAGGTGACGAACCTGAATCACTTAATGTGATATTTCATTTTCGAAAAGAATCAGATGCAGTGATGTTTTCACTTAAATACTAGCATGCAATATGTTACTAAAAAATTAGACGGCAGATACAGCCACAAGAAGTATTTTAAATATTTCTTGGAATTTAAAAAGGAACGTGAAGGCCCGTTACAATTCCATATTGCAACAAAATGGATGATGGATATTTACGGTTACACTGCTGAAATACGCGACTGGCAGTATATATTAGAATCACACAAACAACATCTACTTTGGAATTTAACCACCAAAGACACACCAAGCATGGTGAACTATAGCTGGAGTTGGGCCAACAGTTACAACGAACGGCGCATATACGTCAAGGGTGACAAAGAACTTGCATTCTTTAGACTCAAATGGCCGATTCAATCAAGAGTATAGTATGCGAACCATTGACTTGCACGGTTACGTACTGCATGATGCATGGAAGAAGTTCAATGTATTTGCTCAAGACAGTTATTATGCAAGAAAAAAACAAATACGAGTAATAACTGGCCAAGGTGCTATGATGAAAGAATTTCCAAATTGGGCATCAGCTAATAGATATGTTAAAAGCCACGAACAAGTAAAATTTAATTCTGGTGCTTGGATACTAAAACTAAAAATTAAAGGTTGACTTTGCATGCACATGTGTTACAATGTATATAACATTTAGGAGAAAGCCATGAGCACTACCACAGTAAACAAGGATGTAGCCGACCAGTTCAAAGACATTCTGGGCCCAATGGATCCCAAACTAGATCGAGAAGTGCGTGAATTGCTGGTAACTGCCCGGGTAGGCATGTTGCTTCGTGCTAGCTTTTTCGGAAATCTTGCCACACGTCTTAAACTAGTTAATGCAGACGAGTGGTGTTCAACTGCTGCAACAGACGGCAGAAACTTTTATTACAACACTAAATTTATCAAAATGCTCAAGCCCAAAGAAGTTGAATTCTTGTTTGGACATGAAGTATTGCACTGTGTGTACGACCATTTTGGTCGTCGGGGGGAGCGTGACCCGCAATTGTTCAACATTGCTGCTGATTATTGCGTAAATGCTGATCTTAAAAAACACAAAGTAGGCGAGTTTATCACCACTGTTCCGTGTTTGTATGACACCAAGTACACTAACTGGAGTGCAGAAGAAGTATACGATGATTTGTACGAAAATGCAGAAAAAATTGATTTACAAGACTTGCTAGATAAAATGCTGGACCAGCATCTTGATGGTGAAGGTGAAGGTGAAGGTGACGACCGTGACGGGAAAGGTCCAGCACAGTACAGCAAAGAAGAACGTGAACAGATCAAACAAGAAATCAAAGAAGCAATGCTAAGTGCTGCACAAACATCAGATGCAGGAAACATACCAGGTGGTGTGAAACGACTTGTTCAGCATTTAACAGAACCCAAGATGGACTGGCGTGAACTGTTGCGCATGCAATTGCAAAGCACAATTAAAAGCGATTACACATTTACACGACTGAATCGCAAAGGTTGGGATTGTGATGCTATTCTTCCGGGTATGGATTACGATGAGCGCATTGATGTTGCAATTGCAATGGACATGAGCGGATCCATTGGTGCAGAGCAGGGCATGGATTTTCTAAGCGAAGTAAAAGGTATCATGGAGGAGTTTAGCAACTTCAACATTCACTTGTTTTGCTTTGACACAAATGTTTACAATCCACAAGATTTTACTGCGGACAACTTAGACGACATCGGCGATTATGAATTAATGGGCGGTGGTGGCACTGACTTTGATGCTATATTTAAATATCTTAAACAAGAAGAAATTGAGCCCAAACGCTTGTTGGTGTTTACAGATGGGTACCCATGGAACAGTTGGGGCGATGCCAACTACTGCGATACAGTATGGATCATTCACGGTGATCCTAATCCCAACCCGCCCTTTGGAACATGGGCACTATACAATGAAGGCTGATACTCCGGGATGTGAATACGAATATCAACAGCCTGAGCAAAACGGCAACGAAATCTTGGTAGATTGGGATTGGGAGGTGTCGTTGGGCGCAGAGCGTTCATGGGTGGTCGAAAACAAGTACGAGTGGGGCGAACCATTTGAAACACCTTATTACATGGACAGGTAATTTTACCGAAATCGCGGTCAAACCACTTTATAACAGCAGATAAACTGCGCAGTTAACGATAATAATGATAAGTATTAGTATGGAAAACGAAAACGATACACCCGAAGAACAAAACACGGATGCACCAACCTTGGAAGTACAAGATATTGCATACTGTAAGCAAATAATCGAAACAGCAAGTACTAGAGGTGCATTTCATGCAAACGAATTGCAAGTCGTAGGATTAACATACGATAGAATATCAAGCTGGTTAGCGTCAGTTACTGAAACAACAGAGCCTGTAGACGAAAATGTTGCAGAGCAAGGAGAAACAAATGATTAAACATGTTGGTAAACAAGGTGATCGCAAAGTAGCAATTATCTTTAGAGAAGTGCCAGGTGATGAGCACATGTGCCTAGTGGTATACCCAGATACATTGCAGCAAAACATGCACAACACACTAATGGCAGCAATTGAAAGCAATGAAGCGCAGCAAGCCGACAGCCTAGGCGATGCACTTGCTAGTAAAATGTTTGGTGACGGTACAGTTATCTTGCAGCGATTGCACCAAGAAGGCATGATTAAAAAAGTACAAACTGCACAAGTTATTGTTACGCCTACTCCACAAAGCCATGTTCGTTTAGACGAAATGAACAAGATTATCAATGAAATGAAAACTGGCGAAGATGCAGTACGCCGTATGGCCGAGCTTGATGCAAACACAGGTTATACTGGTAAAGCAAGTCGCAGAGATGATTATGGACGAGAAGTTGGTGCTCCGCAAGATATTGCCAAAGGCTCGCTTAATGAAACATCCAATCCCGGCACACGCCCTGCGCCCATGCAAGCAACAGGACAAGGTGCACTTGATGATGCAAGTATTGCAAACAACCTTAAGGCACAAGCAGACCGCATGGCAACCGAAGCAGCTAGCCTGATTGCTGAATCTCAGCGTATGCAAGCAGAAGCAGCTAGCTTGCTAGGCGAACCAGCGCCCCAAGCCAAAGCAAAAAGAACTACTAAGGCCAAGACAACTACCGCCGACGGCAGTGCTCCTAAGAAGCGTGGACGTCCGTCTAAGAAAGCATCTGTTGCTTAATGAATCTAAGTGTCACTGAAACAGAAAAATGGGACGAAGTTATAAACAGTATCGATCAAGATATGATTCCAATTGATTGTGTTAAAAAGGTAGTGTTTAAACTTCGTGGTGGCAAGCAACGTACTATTAATCTCAACAGGTTAAGAAAACAAGGATTAATAATGGAAGACATCGAAGTTGTAGTTAATCGCAACATCGGTGAATTTGGCAAAGATATTGTTAATCTAATGTTTGTTATTGATGTGCCTGCGGTAGCTGAACAAATTCAACCCTTAACTAGAAAGTATTTGGCAAATCTATGAGTGTTAAACTTATTTCCTATTCAACAGCAACAGAAGAATTAGCAACCGACGGATTAGATGATCTTCAGGAATTGATTGCATTCTGTGCCAAGGTATCAAATCCCACTGCGCAAATTAATAACGAAACAAGCGAGCGTTTGCTTAACTATCTTGTCAAGCACCAGCACTGGTCACCTTTTGAAATGGTTAATGCTTGTTTAGAAATCGAAACAACACGTGATATTGCTCACCAGATTGTGCGTCATAGAAGTTTTTCATTCCAAGAGTTCAGCCAACGTTATGCTAATCCTGCAGAAATGGGAGACATGTTTGTATTGCGTGAAGCACGACTACAAGATACAAAGAACAGGCAGAACAGCGTAGAAGTTGACAGTGAAGAAGATATTCACTATGCTTGGGCAACCGAACAGCAAAAAGTAATTGATGCAGCCAGCGCGGCTTACAACTGGGCTATCAAAAACGGCATTGCTAAAGAACAAGCTCGTGCGGTGTTACCCGAGGGTAATACGAAAACAAGACTATATATGAATGGAACTATTCGTAGTTGGATTCATTACATTGACTTGCGTGGTGCTAATGGCACACAAAAAGAGCACATGGATATTGCAAAAGCCTGCGCACAAGTCATTACCTCCATTTTCCCAAACATCAAAAACTATACAGCCTAAAATTAGACAACTAATTATTAGAATACAAAAGGTAAACACACATGGCTAAAAAGAAAAAACACCCAAACCAAAAGAAAAAACAAACAGAGGCAGTAGCAACCGAAGCAGTCTTGCCCACCGGAAGTAAAGTTCTAGTAACAGGCGGCTTGGGACTTATTGGCCACAATGTTGTTGCAAAACTACAATCAGCAGGACACGAAGTACAAATTGTTGATGTGCTCACTACGTACAATAGTGTTAACAAAGAAGAATTAGAGTATTTGTACAACGAACGTATTAAAAAGATTTCTCCTGACACACACATTTATAAATTAGATATTTGTGATGGCAAGGTCGACGAAGTCTTTGAAATCTTCAAGCCAGAATATGTTATTCACTTGGCTAGTTTTCCAAGAGAAAAGGCAGTAAAGCATAATCCAATTGATGCTGCACACACCATGGGCGAAGGTCTAATCAATGTCATGGAATGTTGTGTGCGTCATGATGTTAAAAAAGTACTGTATGCTAGCTCCAGCATGGTGTACGGTGACTTCGAGGATGACGTAAACGAAGATGCAGTGCTAAACCCACAGGGTGCATATGCTATTTGGAAAGTCGCTGGCGAACAAATCATGCGCCAATACAAACGTGCACACAATTTAGATTATGTAATTGTTCGTCCTAGTGCAGTGTACGGCCCATTGGATGTAGGCGATAGAGTTATCAGCAAATTCCTTATCAGCGCAATGGCAGGCGGCACACTTCAAGTTAATGGTGCCACAGAGAAACTAGACTTTACATATGTTGATGATGCAGCTGATGGCATGATTGCTGCTACATTCAGTGAGCATGTTGGTACATACAATCTCACCAAGAGCCATAGCTGCACACTGGAAGCGGCTGCAAATCTTGCAGTTAAACTAGCTGGTAAAGGCTCAGTTAGCATGCACGAAAAAGACGACGACTTTCCAAGTCGCGGTGCACTAAACATTGATGCAGCAAGAAAAGACTTTGGGTTTGATCCAAAAGTTGATATTGATGAAGGCTTTCAAATCTATTATGATTGGCTTACAAACAGTAGTTATTGGGCCGTTAACAAAGCACAAGTTGCATGAAAATACCATTTACTAACTTACAAGCCCAATATCAGGATTGTAAACAAGATATCGATGCAGCAATACAACGTTGCCTCGATATCGACAGTTTTATCACAGGGCCCGATGTTACAGAATTTGAATTAAAATTTGCAGAATATCTCGGCGCTGATGATGTAGCAAGTTGTGGTAGCGGTACTACAGGACTTTATTGTGCAATGCGGGCCCTAAACATTGGCCCAGGTGATGAAGTAATCACAGTAAGTCATACGTTTGTTGCTACACCCGAAAGTATTGTTATATGCGGTGCTACTCCGGTGTTCTGCGATATTGATCCAGACACTTGGCTAGTTGATCTTGATCAATTGGAAACACTGATTAATAAAAATACTCGTGCTGTACTATTTGTAGACATTTACGGACAATGCCCTGACATTGAGCGAGTGCGCAACATATGCGATCATTACAATCTTGCAATGGTAGAGGATGCTGCACAGAGTGTGGGCAACCGGTGGAACGGTCGTCCGGTGGGAAGCCTCAGTGACATTACTTGTATGAGCTTTAATCCTGTGAAAAACTTGGGTGCAGTGGGTGATGCAGGCGCAGTAAGTGGCAGCAAGCATTACATGAATGAAGTTCGCAAGTATAGAGATCATGGTAGAACTGGTCGTTACGACATTGTAGAAGTTGGATACAATGCTAGAATTGACAACATACAAAGCAATGTTGTTATGGCTAAATTGCCCAAGCTAGATGGCTGGCTTGAGCGCAAAAGAGAAATCTGTAACTATTATACCGAACAGTTATCAAGTGTGATTAAAACGCCTGTTACTGTAGAAGGTAACAGTCATAGCTGGTATGTATATGTAATACAAACTGCTAATAGAGAGAGTTTAAAAGCACATCTCAATGATGCTGGCATCGGAACAAACATTCATTATATGAGAGCTGCACACCAACAACCAGCATTTGCACAGTGGAGTCGTAGTTTGCCAGTAACTGAACGCACTGTAGACGAGATACTCAGCATACCGTGTTGGTATAGCATGACTGACAGCGAAGTTGATTATGTAGTAGACAGCGTTAAAGGTTGGAAATCATGAAAATGAATTTGGTTGGAGCAGGCTATTGGGGTAGTAAACTCCTTGAAAGCTTGAAGCAGTTTGATGTTGATGCAACAGTAATTGACATACGCAACGGCCAAACCATTGATGACATCAACAACAGCGATCCAGTTATACTAGCAACACCATTATGGCAGCACCACGAGCAAACAGTTGAGCTGGTTAAACGTGGACACGATGTGTATGTCGAAAAACCAATGGCCGAGACTGCTGAACAAATCGAAGACATTGCCAGTCATCTTAAAGACGATCAATTGATAATGGTAGGTCACATATTCTTGCACCATCCTCAAATACATTTGATTAAAAGCATGCTGGACAACGGCGACATTGGCGACTTGACTTATATTCGCAGCGAAAGATCAAATTGGGGAATTTATCAAACTAAAACAGATCCAGTTCTGAGTTTAGCAACACATGACATTAGCATTGTGAATTATTTCCAAGGCCCAATGACTGTAACCAATGCACAAAGCTGGAACTACAGTAACAACATTGTGCCTGACAGAGTTTGGTTTAGTGGCACACCTGGTTACGATATTGATGTCAGCTGGTATAGCCCAGTGCGTATTCGCCGCACTGTGTTGTTAGGAACTAAAGGACAAATTGTCTGGGATCAAGATGCTAACACTGTTACTGTTAGCAAACATAGTATAGAAGATCGCAGAAGTATAACTGATGCTTCCCTTAAAGTGTATGAATACGATTACAAATATTCGCCTTTAGAATACGAATTAAAGCACTGGGTAGATTGTGTTGTTAATCGCACTACACCAAGTACAGGCATACGCAATGCATTAGAAGTTGCTAATGTTATTGATTCTCTTAAAGGGATCCGTACTTAGAATCAAAGTACTGTCTCAGCCAAGTCCAATCAAATGCCGCCTTTAATTTAGGCAAATCTGGGCCAGTTGCGTTAAAGAACTCTACACCATCACGAGCACCATTTAATACCCATTCACTGTGCGGGCCGTGTGCCTTATTGGTCCACACGTGCAATCGATGACGAGCTTCCATGTTGGGAGTTCCATCTAAGAAGTAACTCAATTTACTAGCTTCCCTAAATGCAGTACGCCAAGCTTGATACGGGCTAGTAGCAAAGTTTCCATAACAACTTAGCTCAGGTACTACCTCGACCGGAAAGCTCATTGTGAAGTCTAATCCAAGCTCGCTGTAATCAGCACTTTCAATTACCATGCGATTGTTGTACAGCACAACACCCATATGACCGTATACTAAATTATTGCTCATGTTTTTGCAATTAAAGATATAGTTCTTAGGAATTTGCATATAATCCGGAATATAATCAAATTTAAAATTTGGATTTAATTCAGTTTTTGCAAACACATGATAACTCCAGGGTGTGTTGCTTTTCGAACTTGCTGCCTGCAATGCTTGCTGCATGCCTTTAACTCCGTGCACACGATGCACAGTATTAGGTAAATCTTTTGTTATTTCCAATAATGTATTATAATTCTTTTCGGCGTCAATTTCATCATAACTGATATAAACAATATCTTGGGGATCAGCTGACAGCACCGGGTGACTTTTATCTACCCACGGATAATCATAAATTTGAGTATTCAAATGATTCTTAGCTTCTCGCGGAATTAACACAGTGCTTGCACCTGCTACTAACGGAACAACTGTCTTAGTTTGTTCTTGCCACAAACTAATTGCCGGCACATCAATTTGTGCATTGTCATAACGACGAAATACTGCATAAGGCTCAACAAATTCGTGTTGCCATACTGCATCAACCACAGTGTCTGCGTCAAAATCAACAAAAGTCATTGGATGGCGTTTTACTGTCCACACATCTGTAACAAAGTGTAGTGTTTCAAACCACTCAAGTATCTTTAAGTTTTCTGTTTTAGCTAAAAAACTAGGCACATGCACATAAAAAGTATCTCCAAACTTTTGTTCATTGCTAGGAAATACATGCAGCATGTCGTGCTGGTATTCACTGTGATGCCAAGTGAAATCAAAATCTTTGTAATCGCAAACATCAGCTGTGACCCAACAGTACTCCCAATCTACTTTCTTTAACACTCGGCGCATTGTACCCAAGTAATCACTGATATATCGTGTGTTAATATCTCCTAAGTCCGGACTGGATGGGCTGTGTTTTATATGCAGTCTAGGTACGTAACCGACTCGGTTTACAATGGCATGATTGTAGTTTTTGTCTACGGCCCCGTGTTTTGGAACAAGCATGGTACCGGAGTTTTCTTGGTGCTGACTAGGCCACACATGTATTTGTTCACTTTCCCAAGGCGCAGGCTCCCAGGAGAAGTCAAAGTTAGAATAATCGCACCGATCATCTAACATCCATAAGTATCTAGTCCTGCTGAGTTTGCAGGCTTCATTAATGTCCATGGAATAAAATTTATCAAACATGATTAGAATCGACGAAGTTTACAATAATGTTTTCCTGCCACGTGCGTTGGCAAAATCCAACAAAGGCAGTGCAGATAATAGCAACCAACAAATTGGTTTGCACTGGTTTGATCCCTTTGGAACAACACAATTTAAAAACATTTGTAGTTTGCCACCTATTACTTGGGGACAGAGCATGGAAAGTAGTGCCACCAGAGTTATATTTTGGGATCAAGAACCGGTACATAAACATAGATTTCAAGAGTTCATTTCAATATTTTTAGAATCATTTGACGCCAGCACTACACGACTTGTTACCAGTGAATACAATAGCGAAGATGTTCAGTGGGCTTGTGATACTTATGGACTCACAAGCGACTACTATTTTTTTCATGGATGGGCTGCACTTGACTGGTATCGAGGATACAACAGAACTAGTGTAGCACAACCTTTTGCGGATCGCAAGCCATATAATACATTTCTTTGTCCTAATAATATAATTGGCGGCGAACGTCGGCATCGAATCGAACTGTTAAACCAATTTGCAAACAGAAATATGTTGGATAAGAATCTTATATCATTTCCGGATACATGCCCATACGAAGGACTGTCAATTAATGCTATATGCAAGAAGTATAACCTACAGGTACCAAATGTTCGACTACCTCTTACTATTGACAATGGTAGTGGATATGCTGCACAAAGCCATAGAATCGATTTGTGGGAACAAGCAAACAATAGTTTAATACAAGTTGTAACAGAAACAGCATATGACGGTAACAAACAACACTTGACTGAAAAATCATTTAAACCTATAGTAATGCAACAGCCTTTTATAATACAGAGTTGCAAAGGCAGTTTAGAATACTTGCGCCGTTACGGGTTTAAAACATTTGGTGAATTCTGGGACGAAAGTTATGACGAGCACGAAGATGACTCACGAACTCAAGAAATTGGTCGGTTATTATACGATATTAATAATATGAGCCAAAAAGAAAAAGCCTCTCTACAAAAAGCCGTAAGTAATACTGTGCAACACAACTTTGACTGGTTTTACAGTGACAAGTTTGAAAACATACTATGGGACGAACTCAACGAAATGACAGAACAATGGTAACATTTTGTGCAGATAAATTTAAAGGCAATGTGCCTTTTCCTAATTGTGCTGTCTGGGATGCACAACCATTTACCACTCAGTGGCGGCAATTTAGTATTAACAGCCCGTTCAGTGAACCAGTGCATTTTTACGAATATCTAAAACAAGAAGGTATTGACTATAGTGTAGTCGACACCAGTGATGCACCCAACGGCAGCATATATCCAATTAGTCTTAGCTTTTTTGATTTTACTATAGAATGGTTTGATGTTATCCCGAAAAACGTTGTAAAACGTTTGGCAGACAACCAACTAAAAATTTGGTTTTTCTACAGCGAAGGAGATAACCCTTTTCGCATAAAAAAACATATTGAAAAACAAATGGTTACAGCAGGCATTTCGCCAGAAAACCTGCATTTCACCACTGCAAACACTAAAAGTCACGATCTTACACAGTTCAGCTACTTATGTGACGATGAGCTGTTATACAGGCTCCGTAATGAAGGTCTAGCAACTGAGTTCCACGACCTCCCACGCAGTAAAAATTTTACTGCACTTGTGCGCACACACAAATGGTGGCGTGCTAACACCATGACCAGACTGTGGATGAAAGGGTTGCACGAAAAAGGATTCTTTGGATACAATGCTGATATTAGTGTAGGTGATTTACCAGAAGATAATCCTGTTGAAGTTGATAGTTTTGGTAGTCTAAGACATCACACTGAATTCTTTTTAAAACTGTGCCCGTTTCATGCAGATTTATTGAGCAGCGACGAACACAATTTGTACCATCACACTGTGGCAGCACACCACGACGATGCATACTTTAACTTTGTAATCGAAACGCATTTAGATGTAGATCAAAGCAACGGTGTGTTTTTAACAGAAAAAACATTTAAACCCATCAAGCATGCACAGCCATTTGTAATTGTTGGTGCGGCAGGTAGTATACAACAGTTACGCAACATGGGTTATAAAACGTTTGATCATGTTGTTGATCACAGTTATGACAACATTGCTAACAACACTGAGCGCTGGAATGCAGTGTGCAACGAAATGGAACGAATTGCAAAATCTAAAAAAATACATCAAATGTATATAGATTGTAAAGAAGATTTGCTGCACAATCAACAGTTATTCTTGGCTAGCAAAGCCAATAGATTAGAAACAATATTAAGGAAATTAAAATGAGTAAAGTAAGTAGTTACACCAGCTGGCAACCATTGGAAGAAGTTATTGTTGGTCGTGCATACACACCTGACTATTTTGACTTTATCGACGATGCACAAGTGCGTAACCAGCTGCAACAAATTTTAGCAGAAACAAATGAAGACTTGGACAACTTGCAAAAGACTTGTGAAGAATATGGTGCTGTTGTAAAACGCCCTGGCTTACCCGATAAAGACAATTTCCAAGGAGGCCAAGTCGCTGACGGCGGTGGCGCACCGTTGCCTCCGCTTACACCACGTGACTGGCAAATTAGCTTAGGCGACAAACTGCTGAGAGTGTTGCCAGTCGACGAATTAAATGATATTTGTGCCGAATACGGAGATCAAGTTATTAACCCACACGGCGAAACATGGGACCCTGATTGTATTTTAAATGGTTCTAGTGCTAGTTGTATTGTACGTGTTGGGCGTGACGTATTCTTCGACAACAGCGAGTATTTACAACCACATCAAACTAAATGGATTGTAGAGAATGTACTAGGTCCAGAATATCGTGTACACGAAGCAATCACAGACGGACACGGAGATGCTGTATTTGCCATTCTCAAACCAGGTGTTATTCTTTCAAGCAAGTGGGATGATCAACTCAACTTAGCCGAAGACTTTCCGGGATGGGACGTTTGTAAGATATGGGATAGTAGTATCTGGGCCGCAATGGAAGTTGGCAAGTTTAAAGAGGAAAACTTCAACGGCTCATGGTATGTTCAAGGGCAAACCCCAACCCAAGAATTCAGTAACTTTGTTGACCAGTATCTCAGTAAATGGGTTGGCTTTGTCAGCGACACAGTGTTTGATGTTAACTGCCTTGTGTTAGACGAAGAGAATGTTGTCTTTAGTGCGTACAATAAAGAAGTATTTGATTATTGCGCCAAGCACAAAATCAATCCTATTATTAGCGAACTGCGTCATAGTTATTTCTGGGATGGCGGTATTAGTTGTTGCACACAAGACATTAGGCGCAAAGGTGGGTTAGAAGAATATCTATGAATGATATAGATAAAATATACAAAGAACTTGGTGAGGGTATATGCCTTTTTCCATTCATTGGCGGGTTTTATTCAACAGTTGATGCAAAGTCACGTGGAGATAACCGAGTTATCCTTAACAGAATAACACCTTGCTGCGTATGGCAGAACGGTATAGACAATTCATGGTATGAAGTCCAAGAAGGCGCAACTATTGCTGAAACACGTAACAGCGATGGTTATCGACGTATTAGAGAAATGTTTCTTGCTGGTAAGTGGAAAGACATACCTGGCTGTAATTCGTGCCATATTGCTGAACAATATAGCAATAGTTCGACACGCATTGTTAACAACGAATACTTTGCCGAAAACATCGAAGAAGACATTATTGCATTAGTTAAAGAAATACAAGCAAACAATTTTACAAGCAACACCATTAAACACTTAGATTATTTCCCTAGCAATTATTGTGATTACGAATGTGTAATGTGCTTCGGTGGAGCTAGTTCAAAACGCAATACATTTGAAATAAAACACAAGAGCAGCGAACAAAGCATTGTATTAAATGATGTTGATAGTGATTTTTATGATGTACTAACAAATGTTGACATAATTGGATTTACAGGTGGTGAAACTATTATGCAAAAACAAGTGCACGAGTTAATTGATTATTTAATTGAAAAAGATTTAGCAAAAAACATCACCATTCATATACTAACCAATGCTAGTCAGTATCCAGAAAATTTTGTTAACAAGATTAAAGCATTTAAAAAAGTAGCGTATACTATTAGTATTGATGGCACAGGTGATATAATTGAATACCAGCGCCGCGGTGCAAAATGGAATACTGTGCAAGACGTTGCAAGAAAAATTAAAAAAACTGCACACTTGCACAATTTTGTTAACTATGTATTGACCAGCATGAATGTACTAAATGCAATGGAATGGATTGACTGGATGCATGATAATAACTTTGAAATGTTTGCAGTTAGCCCGGTACACAGAGCAGATCATTTAAGTCTATTGGCATTACCCGAAGAAATGAAAGCAACTGCATTAAATCGCTTGCGAAATGGTAGAAAACGTTACCAGCATTATATGCCAGACCGCGACGAGTACCGTTATGTCCGCGGCATTGATCAAATTATACAAACAATCGAGCAAGCAACGTTTGATCCTGTACAGTTACAAAAGTTTGTCGAGTTTATAGAAGTTGAAAACCGTGTTAGCAGAAAGCCACTGCACGAAATTGTACCAGAATGGGCACCTTACTTTTAAATCCAACCCATTAGGATTTTAGTATCGTCGGGAACCATATCTAGGCTAAACGGTGGATCAAACACTAGTTGCCTGTCCACAGTTTCAACACCGTCGACACCTTGCACTGCTTCGTCGATGTCATTGCAAATTTGATCTGCAAAAGGGCACATCATGCTAGTAAGTGTGTGTTCCACTATGCAATGTGATCCGGTTATTTCAATGTTGTAAATTAATCCCAAATCAAATACATTAATTGCAACTTCTGGATCGTGCACTTGTCGTAGTGCATCTTCTACTTTTTCAACTAACTGCACACTGTAACTCCGTATTCTTTTTCAAATCTGTCTGCATCTGCTCTGTCGTCAACCATTGGTTCGCCGCGAATGTTCAACGATGTGTTTAGCAACATTGGGCACCCTGTTTCTTTGAACCAAGCTTCTAATAATTGTCTAATGCCACTACCGTCGTCGGGTACTGTTTGCACTCTTGCTGTACCGTCTACGTGTGTAATAGCAGGAAACTGGTCCGGATGTTTAACTGGCGCTACTACCTGCATGTAATGCGATGTGTTTTGATTTTTTGGCATATCAAAATAATCGTGTACATGTTCTTCAAGTATTACTGGTGCAAAAGGACGAAATTTTTGCCGCCTTTTTATTTCATTTACTTTGTCTTTAATTTCAGGCCCACGTGGATCAGCAAGTAAACTTCTGTTTCCAAGAGCACGTGGACCAAACTCGGCTTTACCACTTGCTACTCCTACTATTTTTTTAGTCTTTAATTGTTTAATCAATTTCTTTACTGGATACTTACCCGGAATATCAGTGCCCAGTAATGCTGTGTGCCAGTTGACTTTTTTGCCATATGCTAGTGCCGCAGCACCTAAACTACTACCTGCATCTCCCGGGTTGGGCATGATCCATATGTTGTCAAAAATATCACCCAACTTGCTGTTTGCTACGCAATTAAGTGCAACACCGCCCATATAAACAAGATTGTCCGAACCTGTTAATTCTTTAGCCTTGTGCATCACTTGCATAATCAACTCTTCACAAAGTTGCTGCCCTGCGGCTGCGATATCCATTTCGTCAACGCCTGCAGGAAACTCCAAGTCTTGCATGCCAATGTGTAAGTTTCTTTTAAATTTTGCCATTGATGTGTCGTCTATTAGATTATCAACCAACGTGCAGTATGCCTTTGTTGCATCGCCATATGCTGCCATGCCCATTGTGATGTATTCTTCATCCATTGGGCGCAAGCCTACACGCTGCGTAACAGCACTATAGTACATGCCGATGCTGTTAGGATACTGCTGACACCAAACACGCTTGTATTGGGCCTGTCTGTGCTTCTTATACCCCAAGTAACCAGTGGTAGCATCGTCGTATCTAGCTTTGTAAATGCTGATAGTATCTATTTCGCCGATTGCATCAATTACAACAACAGCGGCTTCGTCGTAAGGCGATGTTTGAAATCCACCAGCAGCGTGACTCATGTGATGCCCAACATTGGTTATAGCACCTTTGTGTTCTGACATTATTATCGGAATTGTATTTTTAAGTTCTGACTTTAGTCGCCAGTTACCACCCCAGGGTTCACCGCTGAGAAATTTACGCAACTGCCGTTTCCACGGTTTTTCATAGTATACAATTTTATCAAATGGGCCGTGTGCAAGGGCTGCCATCTCAAGTTCTAGGCAAATATTATTATCGTTTTTCTGTTTACTGTAACGCTCACTATGGCCAGCAAATACAATTTCGTCATCATGCAACACAGTTAATGCTGCATCATGAAATCCTGCACTAACTCCTAGTATTTTCATTAAACGTCATCTTCTCTGTAGTACACACCATTATCTCCCCGTTGAGGAAATAAGTCTGTACTTTGATCATCTTCTCTGTGTATATCCAATGTTAAACAATGCCAACCACCGTCAAAGAAACTTCGTGGACGAAAATCAAATGTGTGCACAGCAATTCCTCGACGGTCAAGCCATTCGGTGAGCGGAGGATGATCTTTCATACAAACTATATTTTTTTCATCGAGTACCAACATGTTAACTTCAAATACTGTTTCATGAAATTCACCTATCCAATCGCTGGCATCGTCTTCAATCCACTTTTCAAATTTTTTACTATTATCATGCTTGCCCGGCACAGACCAGTTTTTGGGTTGATGAAAATTAAAATTGTTAAGTTCTTCAGGAATATGGAATACTTCCCAATTTGGAAAACTTGTACTATAATTTGTTTTCCAATGACTACTCGCAATTACGTTTGGTGCAACAGGCGTAAACACACCATCACTATGTCCACCTGTGCTGCATATATTTACTCTATATTTTTTTGCCAATTCGACCATTGCTTCGCAACAGTATCCCCACATACCTTCATGCGGTTCTGGATCAATGTAAATGTCTTTTCCCATTCTTACCACTGCAGGCGGATTAAAACAATTTATTGGTGCATCAACGGGTGTTTGTACATCGTATCCTAATGCCTTGTACTCGTCCATGACATGGTGCCAGCGATCAAACGGTAATTCGTTATTATGATGCAATGAGTAAAGAGTCTTGTCAAGAACAATATAATGATCTCTCGGAGTAATTGGGGGCTTAACTAGTAAGCCACTCTTGCCAAGATGATGGTCAATTGAATCGAATTGTGGCCTGCGTACCTTGATGCCTCTACCTTCTAAAAACTTTTGTAGTTTGCCTGTGTCTTCCTTGCACCATTGTGTAATTTGACATAGTGGATCTGCTACTTCGTTGGGAAGATAATCGTAATAACTTTCAGGATATGTATCTCCTAGCCAAACTTCTTTTAATGGAGTAAATCCAAAGTTACTGTTAATCATTTTCCCAACCAATCTTTTCCCACGGTACATCTTTGTCACCAAAGTGCCCATATGTACAATTTTTACTGTAGTTAGTATAGTTGAACAAATCAAATCTGTCAATGATTCCTTTTGGACTCATATCAATGTTTTCTTTAATAAACTTTTCAATACTGCGATTGTGCCCATTGCTATCAATATACACACTTGTTGGTGCCTTAACACCAATAGCATACGACAACTGAATGTTACACCAGTCTGCCATATCATCTGCTACTACATTTTTGGCGATCCACCTAGCCATGTATGCAGCACTTCTATCAACTTTTGTGGGATCTTTGCCACTAAAAGCACCGCCGCCGTGAGGAGCAAACCCGCCATAAGTATCAACGATAATCTTACGTCCAGTAATGCCAGCGTCACCATCAGGCCCGCCAATAACAAAATTCCCAGTGGGATTAATATGCCACGTAGTATTTTCATCAATTAAATCTCCCAAAGCATGATTCGCGGCGCCTCTTGCAATCATTCTTGCTGTTTCAATTTCGCCGGCTGCATGTTGTGTACTAATAACAATTTGATCTGCACGTTTAGCTATACCGCCTTCATACTGTATACTAACCTGTGATTTTGCGTCAGGGCCTAATATGTTATCTAATAATCGAACTTCTTTTAATTCTTTTAAAACTTCGTGCGCATAGTAGATAGGCGCTGGCAAGTATGCCGAATTATCATTACACGCATATCCAAACATAATACCTTGATCGCCTGCTCCAAAGTCGTCTGTTCCTAGTGCAATGTCTGCACTTTGACTGTGGATTTCATTGTAAATGTTTAGTTTATCCCAATGAAACCCTTCTTGCTCATAGCCAATTTCTCGAACCTTGTTACGCACAATTTCTTTAACTTCATCCTGGCTTACATTAAAGTTTTTTACTTCACCGGCTAATGTTACGTGATTGGTAGTTACAAGTGTTTCAACAGCAACACGAGTTGTTTCATCGCCTGCCTTTAGTCCTGCATCAACTAGCGCATCGGAGATTTGGTCTGCGACCTTGTCAGGGTGCCCTTCACTAACACTTTCGCTTGTAAAAATATAATTATTCATTTGTAAATAAATGGATCCCTTTTTCTGAGTTCCTTGAGTTTTTTACGATAACGGATTTCAAGTTTAATTTTGTTGATTAATCTTTTCGGCCAACTTAGTATTTTTTTAATTGTTTTCATAGCAACGGTACCTGTAATTCTTCGCTGTTACGCCAGGTATAATCGTACTCGGCGTATGCATTTGATGTGCGTATACTGTACACATCCAAATGCTGTGTTAATTTACTTAGTATCTGATGAAAGTCGGTTGTTGAAAAGCTAGAATCTAAATCAACTTGAGCTACCTTTGGATGCCCAATTGTTAAACTTTTATCAGTGGGGTCAAAATTATTGTCTACAAGCCATCCCCGAAAGGCGCTGAGGTGTTCTTGCATAAATGGCTGATTTAATGTATCTTTGCCCCACTCAATATCAAAGTCGCCCGCTGCTTCAGTTTGTGGCTTTAGTGATGTTGTAGTAAGCTCATCGACTCTGCTATCTCGTCCTTCGTCTTGGAATACTTCCCAGTGATGTTTTCCTACTGCCTTGTTAACACCGACGTATACTCCACCTTTGTCACGTGCAATCGTATCAATTCCAAACAGTTCATAATCTTCCTCGTCGAGAATAAATCGTGGCGCATTCAACCAACACATAACATTACTAGGACGAATCCAATCTGGTGCATGTTGTTTTTTACGTAGACTTAATATGAGACTCTCTGCTTCGTGGCATAACAAATTCAATTGTCGAATATACCAACGAGTCTTAGGATCTGCTGCAAGGTAATGCGGTGACATCCTCCCGCTTTCACCTTGTGTCTCTTCAAAGTACAAGTGCAATTGATTAAACTTGTCGTGATTGATGCCCAATGTTTCGCCATGTCCATTGTGTTCCTCTGGCTCAACTACATTGTCTATTGTAAAATGATCATCAATGTAATAATCAATACTGCTATCATTGATGCCTTTAATTGTTGCATTAATCTGATTAACAAGTAATTGCAAATCACGTTCGCCATCAGGAAATCCAAAAAAGCAATAATTCTTTTCGAGATGGTAATTGTTATTAAGCAACCCTTCAAGTGCTGGTAGCCATTTACGGCTTAAACTATTATCATACACATCAATATACACAGGAAATAATTCTCCTGTAATATTATGTCTAAGTTTCATTTCAATTTTATCCAGCATCAATGCTATCCCACCATTTTAATATATCTGTGTCGGCACTGAGAATATCTCTCATGCATAACTTGTTGTTGCGTATACTCTCAAGCGCAAGCATACGTCTTTTGCCTTTGCGCATACCTCTTTGGTATTCGTCTTCTGAGTACGTTTCTTCCATAGTTGGTCTGTTTTTTAATTGTAGTAACACGTTTTGTAATGCATTGCCGAGTTTGTTGTTTGTAATTAGTTCGTCTACTAACCTGTTTAATATTTCACGCGGCAATGCCAATGGACTCATAATGATGTCTGGCGAAAATGTAAATATTACCTTGGCCAGAATATCAACATTGAGATCGTCTGCTAACTTTTGTATATTAACTACATCCATCATACCCGGTAATGTAAGTGTAAAGTCTAAACGCATTTGTCGACGGTGTGTTGCAATTTCCAAACCTTGTTTGAAGTTGTTAACAAATACATCGTATTTCAATCCTGTGCGTATGTATTCGCCTAAGGCGCCTGTGCCGTCCAAGCTTGCACACATTTGCCAATCACGTGTGTGTGCTAGTATGTCATGATATAAATTTACACCTTTGTAATCAACTCTGCTGAGATTACTATTATACCTTGCATACAAGCGATGGGCATCACCTAATTCAACAATGCGTTTCATATAACGCCAGTGCTGTTCATACATAAGAGGCTCGCCGCCTACCCAGTAAATCTCTTCAACCCGGTGCTCTTCAACTGCTTCGCTAAATTCTTTTTCAATCTGTGTGTCTTGAAATTTTGTTATCTCTGCACGTACTTCTGGTAACATCCAATTGTTTTTAGGATTGGTTAGATCAGTCATGTTGTGCTTTTTTTGTTCTGTTTCCCAACTACTACTCAACATATCACCGCATGTGCGACATTTAAAGTTACACAAATTACTAAAACGATAATCCCAACTAATAGGTTTCATTGTAGTATATCCACTGGCATCAGTGTTTTCCCAAATGTCATTGTACTTGTGACGGAACATTCTTTCAAAGTAACTGCGATATACATCCGTGTTTAGCAACTGACTGTTGCACACATCACATTCAGGCAATGTTTCTCCAGCCATCATACGACGACGAACACTTTGCATATGTTCATTGTTCCAGTGTTCGTCTAGGCTCACTGGTTGATATTCGCCGCTACCCGATTTAGTGTCAATATATTGTTCAAAGCTTTGTGCTTCTTCGCGACTTGCGCAGCACATACGCCGTTCAGTTTGCGGGCTTAGATACGTGTGTGTCCATGGTGCCATGCACAGGGTAGGTGGCTTGTTATCAGGTTTTTGCATTAAAATGAATTCACTATTTCGTTATACCAATCAAAATCTTTAAATTTTGATAATTCGCTTTTGAACAATTCTTTTTCTTTCGTAGTTGCTTTTTGTAATGACAATTCACCATACACAGTGTGTACATAAAAATTTGATGTAACATCAAAATTTGGTAAAGATGCAAACCAATTGATTGTATCTTCTAAATCAAACACATTGTGTTTTCCTATAGTGTATGCGCAACTAATAGGAATACTGTTTAATAGGTTTACTTTTTTTATAACGTTTGATACCTTGTCCCATTTAAGGGGAGTACGAGTTTCTTCAAACCGTTCGCCGATTCCGTCGATACTAAAAAATAACTGAACTGACTTTGCTTGCTCCCACAATGCAAGTGTTTCAGTAGACGGATAACAGCTACCATTTGTATTGTAGGATATATCAACGTTACTTAAATTTTTAATTTTTTTCAAAAGAGTCAAATGCTCTCCGGTTAGCAACGGTTCTCCACCGTTAAAATAAACCGACTGCACATCATCTAAGTTGGTGCCTATTAAATGATCGTAGTTGAGTTCGTCTCCTGCAACAATCTTAATACCTTCTTCGGCAGCCCAGAGACTCGAGTAACTCGAACTACATATTACACACTTAGCATTGCAAATTGGTAATGTATTGTAATCTAAGCTATAGCACTTGTCTTTGTTGAGTTCGCTTTGCTGGAGGTTTATTGGTAAATTTTTAGATTTGTATTTTTTAATTGCAAGTGCTCTTGGGCTATAACCTCCATAAGATTCGTTCTCCCAACAATGCTCGCATGCTTCGGGTTTTTTATTATTTCTTACATCATTTCTTATATTTTCTAAATGTTGATTTGACATTAGATTATCATGTCCAGAAAAACGCTGTGAAGGTTTAGCTAAACAACACGGTGCTACTTGTTGAGTGTCGCCAGGAAATCTACGAGCGTATAACCCGTGGAATACCAATGGGCAATAACTAGAACTCAAGAACTCCTTGAGTTCAGCTGCCTCTCGATCGATTGTTTCCTGAGAAACAGTTATAATTTCACTTGGCATGCTCAGCAACCCTTTTGCGTAGGTCACTACTGCTGAATCTATGATCTCGTTTGTTAAAGTGCAGTGCTATTCCACGTTTTTGACAAACATCTTTTCCACTAAAGTCTTCGTGTTTGTATTCTTCTCCTAAAAACCGCACATCTAATTGAAACAGTTCTAGTATATCAATAACGTCTTGTTCGGTTTGATACGGAACAATCTCATCAACAAACTTGAGTGCGTTAAGTTGCGCATAACGCTCCACTAACGTTTGTACTGGTTTGTTTTTGGTGTCAGGTCTGTCAATTGTAGGATCACTTTGTAACCCTACAATTAAGTAATCACAATTATCTTTTGCTTCACGCAACATTCCAATATGCCCAGCGTGTAACAAATCAAACGTGCTAAATGTAATACCTTTTCTCATATCAATTCCATTTGCTGTGGTACAATCTTATCCAACACAGTAGTAGTAAACAATTCTGCGCCTTTGTGCACATTAGCTGCCCATTCTGCACCTTGGTCTTCCCCGTCAGCATCGCTGTCAGAAATATACTTGTAGCAGTCAAATGGTGTGTCAAATTTTTGACAAACCTTTGCTAGTGCATATGCTTCCATTTCAACCACTTGGTAGTTAATATGTGGTACACTAAAGCTGTCTCCGGTTCCGCATACAAACAGACTATCGTGCTTGGTTTGGCAAATAATCATTTGTTCTTCGTCCCCTGGGCTAACATACAGCGGAAGACCAAGTGGGGTACAATCCATATCACGCTCAATCACTGCGCTCACTCCAACAAGTTGTCCTTTAAGTGCAGCACTTCCCCCGGCTGATCCATAGTTTATTACTTTACTATATCTATTAGAATTATTATAACACAATTCTGTAGTTAATGCAATACTTGCATTAACCTTTCCAACACCGGTTACTAACTTTTTAAAGCCATGTGGCAAGGCACCTGGTAGTTCTTCTTCTAAGGCGATTACCACTAATATCATGCAGGGCCTCCATATTCGATTGCATCAGCAAGTTCTTTATGGTGATCACGCAAATCTTGATTTCTGCGCCAATCCACGTCTTTTACTTTCATGCGTAATACGTTACCGTCCAAGCTGACTCCACTATTGATAAAGTCAATAATATTATTGAATTCTTTTTTATGAAATTCAGTTACATCGGCATTTTGCAAACGTTTAATTGCTATCTGTTTTGCTGCTTCGGGCAATGTTCCCACACTGTGGTAGTATGCTTCGTGCAACATGTTCCAGTATACAAACTCAAAGGATCTGGTATCAATCCAATTGGCCAGACCTTCGAGATACATTACATTAAACACATTAACAGTTGCGCAACATTGTAACTGTATGTTGTTTAGTCTATCTCGTAGATGTTCAAAGCGATCCATGTTGTTGTTAACCAGTTGCCACTCGGCATTAGCACGTTGATATTCGAATCGTTCGTCAACATCATCAATACTAAATGCAATTTCTACTAGCTTAAAGTGTTTCCATATAGATTCGGCATTCTCTGGATAATGTGTACCATTGGTATTATAGTGTATTTCGATGTTGCCTGCAATGCCTGCGTCTATGCAACGCTGCAACAAGGCAAAGTGTTCTTGTATCATAAATGGTTCGCCACCCGTGAATTCCAAGTAACGAATTTGGTCCATCATTGGATCAATTTGGTCCCAAAACTTTTGGTTCTTTCTGGGCCATGCGCCTTTTTGCAGCATTTCATAATGAAAGCTGTCCTTGCCTTCAAACTTGATCTCTTCGGTGGCAAATGTGCTACTGCTCCAGCTTCCGCAAATACGACATTTGAGATTGCAAATGTTACCTAGTTTAAAATCAATAAACACCAAAGGCTTGGCATCAGCAGTCCACTCCGTATCTTTTACAATATGCTTGAGTCGATTTAGTGTATGCATACGTTTACTAGTACGCCCACTGCGTTCTTCGTTCCAGCACTTTCTACATGTCTGCGGCTTTTTAGCATCCAAGAAGTCTTGACGCAAGTTGTTCATATAATTGCTGTGGTGTATTTCATTTAGTGTGCTGTTATTGAGATCAAACTTAACACCATCAGCATCTTTGATTTCGTCCTCGGCTAAACAACAAGGCCGGGTAGTGCCAATCGGTGATGTTTCAATGCTTACCCAAGGCAGCACACAGAATGTATCGTGAGGTAATTTCATAAATCATACTTTCTAAATTCGTCGATTAACCATGGAAACAACTCGCGCCAATCTGTTTTGCGTCTTGCATCTGTGTTTTTAAGATGGTTAAATAGCTTACCAATCTCTACTACATTTGGTTCATTGCTTTTACTTTGTTTTGCAATACCCAACAAATAGTTTTTACTTGAAATTTCTTCTGCTGTTTTTTCGGGTTTTAGTGCTAATGCTTTATCAAAGTCATCAGAAAAGATATCTCCAAATATATCAATAAACATGTAACTCGGGCCGTTCACACTGTTTTGATAATGATAAACAGTGCGTACCTTATTCCATTCTTGTATTTTGCTTAACAAGTCTGGCAATGTTTTCACAGTCAACGGCGTAACAGTTGAACTAATAATAAGATTAATCCAATCACACCCTAATAGATATTCAAAGTTTGTTTCCCATGTTGTTAAATTTAAAGGAAAACGTACATACTCTTGCTGTGGGCCCCAACAATCAAGACTTGCAGTCACTTCAAACTCCCTGAGGCACCCTATATCTATTAAATGTTTAACACGATTTGTTACTTTTTTTACATAGTCAAGTTTTGCATTTAGATTTGTAAAGATTTGTAATTTCAATTCCGGGGCAGGATATTCTTCAAACAAGTCTAAACATTCTTCTAGCTCACTCTGATACAAAGGCTCGCCGCCTAATATATTAAAGTTAGTCAGGTACTGCCCGTTTACTTTTAACCAATCAAATAGCTTTTGTTTATTAGATTGCAAATTTGGATCTTTGACAAATGCTTTATCACCAAATCTAACATTTTCAGCGTTCCATAAACTGCTAAATTTTGGGCCACAATACAAGCACTTGAGATTACAAGTATTGTCAAAGTATATTTCAAGTGTCCTTGGTGTCACATGTGTTGCAATGGGATTATCATTTAGCTCAACTGGAGCATGCTGCCCAGGAAAGTCTAAGTTGGTAATCCTGTCACTTTGGCCGCCTGCTTTTTCAATGTTAATGCAATAGTTACATCCTATTTTTGGCCAGTTACCTTCTAACATCTGTTTACGATCATCAACTTTGCTTGGCGTATTATGAAAATCAAATTTGTCAATGTCAAACTTATGATGATTGGTTCTATGACAACTAGCAGTTTCGCCGGTGGTTAGAAATACTGTGCTCCAATTCCATTTAAGCTGGCATGCAGTCGGTGTATTAATTGGAAATGGTTTATTAACGAGTTTGCTTTTGTGTTTAAACTGCTCTGTGCTATACCCATATAGATTGATGCATTCATCTTGAATATGTTGAGGTAACAATGCAAAGTCTGCTTCCTGCTTACACTCGGGCCAGCTTGGGTCCTTTATATCATCATAAAATTCTTCCCAGGTGCTCATACTAATGCTCCTAACTCTGGAATCGCATCCAGTACGTTTTCTTTTCGTATGCCGTCGAGTCGATTGGTCTTCTGCCAGAACTTGTCCACCAGGTGTGTGTTGTCGGTGCTATCCATATATTGTAGCGCACTTTCAAATCCCACTGTTGCTCTGTTCAGTTGATCCAATGGGCGCAGCCATTCCAGGTGTGCTTCGTACTTTTCTTTGATTTGATCTTTGTATGCTTGTGGCGCAATATCAATGCGTAAATAGTCTGGATCTTGTAAAATATTTACGTTAAGGTCTTGTGGTTTTATCAAACCTTTTTCAACCCAATCTCTGTGAAAGTCAGGTAAGTGCAGGGCATTCATAATGCTTAATGTTGGACTAATATAAAAGTCGACGTTGGGGCATATTTCCATCATAGTACGTCTATTTTGTTCTACTTCTTCCCACTTGGTGCCTGTGCGAATGTATTCGCCGTGTGCACCCATGCCATCCAAGCTTGCACCTACAGCTACACTATCAAACTTTTTCCAGTAATCAAATACCAAACGGTCTTTTAATTTTGTTTTTGTAAAGTTTGTATTGTATATAAGACGCACGTCGAATCGGCCTCTGCGTTCTAATTCCTCAAGAATACGATAATGCTCGTCCATCATGCATGGCTCACCACCTGCAAAATATATCTGTTCTACATGATCTAGGTGCTCGTACAATTGCTCGATCATATCAGCTTCAAATCGACCTGCGTAGTTCATTGGCTTGTTTTCTTTAGCCCACCCAGGGCCTGCCAGTACACTTTGATCCTTGTACCAACTGCTACTAAAAATGTGCCCGCAACTGCGACAACTTAGGTTGCACAAGTTGGAAAATCTGATGTCCCAGTATGTCATTTCAAAGTTGTCGTATTGCCCGTCTTCGTGCGTATTAAGTGCACGACCAATATGATGCCCGTGGTGCTTGTTTGCACTCTGGCGACCACTAAAAAATCCGCTTTTCTCTTGTTCGTAGCAACGCCCACACGCAGGGTTTTCTTGTTCTAACAACATGTCTTTGCGTAGTTGCTTTTGCTCTGGGCTATTCCAGATCTCTTCTATTGTGTTGTTTTTACAGTTTCCAACTTGACCAACACCCATTTCGGCATGACAACAAGGGTATGCTTCGCCTGTAGGATAAGCATGCAAGTGTATCCACGGGTACATACAAAATGTTTTACTTTCAGAAAGAAGTTCACGTTCTCTTTCACTTACATCTGCTAGCCTAATCTTAATTGGATCGGCACTGTTATAACTATAGCTCATTGTACCAATCTTTCATGCTAGGAAATGCAGTAGCAAAGTCTTTACCTCTGCGCTTGTCGTACTGCGTATAAAAACGTTTAAAGTCGTTGTGTAGTTTTGGCATATCAAATGTGTCGCTGTGTGGTGTTTTAACAACATCAAGATAGTCAATCAATCGTTCAGTTTGGTTAATCTCATGTTCGTGTAATAATGTATTGTCTCTGTTTGTGTCTAGCCAATTCTGCAAACGATCTTTATGCAACATCCGAATTTCGTCCGGCAATACCAATGGGCTTTGGAAACTAGGAAAACGTAAAATGTTCAATGTAAAGCTTGGAAAATCTCTGCCATATGTTTGTTTAAATGTTAATAGATAATCTAAAAACTCAGGAAGTGTTTCTAAACACAATGCGTTGATTGTGCACATATTGTGCAACCCACGTATTTTACCCGAACTGGCCAACATGTGCATGTTTCGATCCCAGGTTTCCCATTCTAGTCCGTCACGGATGTATTCTGCTTGTACTGGCATACTTTCATTTGATGTATAAATGTCCAGTGGCGCACTAGCAGCTCTGTCAAGCAATTTTTCCATGTCGGCAGTAGCAAGGCCTAAGTTACTGTTGATTGCAATTCGTGTGGTGCTTGCGCCTTTATTTTCTTTAAACCAGTCAAGCAACTTCCACAAGTGGCCGCTCATTGCTGGTTCGCCACCTGTGATGCGCAATTCGTCGAGTGTTCTATGCAAGTCGCTTTCCCACCATTTAAAAAACGCTTCGATGTATGGGTTTGTTTCGTTGTAAGTGTACAGTTGATTACTGTCATGTGTGTGCGTAAAATGATTGCGACCATCACTGATTAAATCTTCGTATGCACCGTGTTTTTTTAGATCTTTGACCCAGGTTGAACTAAATGCTGGATTGCAATAACTGCAAGCAAACTGACAAGTTCTATCAAATGCAATTTCCAATGTTTTAAGATCAACATCTTCGTTATAATCCAGTGCATGTGCTGATTGCAAATCTTCATCTGAATAGATTACACTTTTATATGTTCTGTCGGATATATTGTCTCTGCCAATGTCCTCAATCTTCCAGCAATATTCGCAACCTTTTGGCCGCTCGCCGCACTGCATTTGTTTACGCTCTTCTTTTTTACGAAGAGTGTTGTGCAATGCTTTTGGATTTGCTTGTACTTCTTCGACAGATATGTGATGAGGCAAAGGATGGTGGCAGCTAGTTGTCATACCCGATCCCAACCATATAGTAGCATTATACCATTTAGCTCCGCACATACTAGAACTCAATGGATCAAGCACACGTTCTTTGTATTGTAGGTCAGTTTCGTTATTTTGCTTAGGCATTAAAATATAACTCTTTGTTTAGTAGTTGATATTCAACAATCAGTTGTTTTATACTATTAGTAACCGGTTTATTCAAAATAGTTTCTAAACTATCTGTAAGTGACGAATTATCTAATCCAAAAATTGTTTTAAAATTTATAATATGGTTTACATTTTTACGATCTAGAGTATTATGCCAATTAATGGTATCCTTATTGAGTTGTTCATGCATTATATCAAATACATCTGGATGGTCAAGGTTACTAATATTATATGGAGGAAAGTTGCATCCTGTTGCTACCCACTTGTTGTATTCTTGCTGTGTCCAAAGATTTGGAAATCCTTTTTTTATAAACAACGTTGTTATGTGTTCAAAATCATCCTCGTCTGCGTCGATTGCAATCACTGTTATATTATTAAACATGGTTTGGAGTTTACTTACAAAATCATGTTGATGTGTGTAATATATCTTCGCTGGCACACTCTGGTTTTCCCAATAATTTCCCATAAAACATACATCATCTTTGTTATTATTGTGTGCCCATACACCTCTATCACACCGATGGTAATCACCATGCGTAGCATCTATACGATTTGTTATCTGTATATCAAGCATCTTGGCAATTATTGTCGTAAGAAATAATCCACCACTTCCACTAACATGATGTATGCAGATTCTAGACATTGAAAATATTTTTCATCTTGTGTTTTTGTTCAGTACTAAATTCTTTTAGTCTATGTTTATTATAACGCAAATCTGGTAACATGTCAAGATACATTTGTTCAAGTTCAGATTTTGGCATGTCCACTAAATGATGTATCACACTCATTAACGCATCATGTTGTCCGGTGGTTTCAACTGGAATATGATCCCAATAATGATTGAATGTGCGGAAGCCTCTGTCTCTCAACCATTGATATGATCTTGGATTGCCGTGTACATGAAAAGGACGCAATCCTACCATTGGCTTCCAAATTTTTTCTGTCATAAACACAGGCTTCCATTCATCAAATTCAGTTTCGCTTACTACATTCAAAAAATGATTTTTCCATAGGTCAAGACGTCCAACAGTAACAAGATCATTGGGTACACCGGCATGGTCATCATGATCGCCTTGCGTTTGATTGTACGCTGCCGGGAGATCATCAATTGTCATTGGAACTACTTCCAGACCTTGTTGCCAATCTGTGCCGTCTTTTGCTGCGCCGCCTAGTGTGACAATACCACGTTCTAATAAATGGGGGTTCTCACGCAAAATATTCGTAATTTCAATCCTGTGCCGTCTTGGTTTTCTTTGATATAACATGTATGCAAAATCAGCACTTTGCATTACTACTTGGTCTTCTGTGTACGCAGGCATACGATCGTTTGCAATCATGGCATGAAAGTTCCACTCCTTTGCTTCACCTTCGTACATGCCTATTCTGTGTACATTTTTAATTTTGTATTTGTTGATTATTTTTTGTAAATCTTCTGTGAAAAGATATTCAGGATCGATTACACATAGCAAAAATAAATTATCAAATTCACCTTCTAAATTCATCGTTTGTTTCCAGCAATCGTTATCAAATTGACTGCCAAACCATGTTGTGTTAATTAAAAGATTTTTCTCATTCGGAAAACGTTGCTTAATTTGCATTTCTGTGCTATCAATTATTTCCAACTCGTCTTTACCGTACGGCCAAGTCAACGGGAAGTGTGTCCCGATTCTTACAAGCATTCTATCATTTTCCTTATCCCGTGCTCCAATGGAGTATCACAGATTAGTCCCAAACTTTGCATTCTTTCAGTGCTACCAACCCTGTGGCCAGCACCTTCTGGTTCATTGGTTTGCGTTTTAACTGGTATTGTTACACCGTGCACTAGTTTGTAAACTATTTCGGCTACTTCTTTAAATGTAATTGCATTACCAGATGCAATGTTTACAGTAACTGGTTCTTCTCTATGCAACAAGTATTCAAATACTTTAAGTGCATCATCAATGTACACCCAGTCTCTTGTTTGTGTTCCGCTGCCCCACACACTACATTCTCCCTGGCGTGCTCTTTCTATTATAGCAGGCAATGGATAGTCCATGTCTTGTCCTGGACCGTATATGCTAAAAGGACGCATAACATGGACAGGAATGTCAAGTGTTTTTAGCATACCCTCTGCTACTAGTTTGGAGAGTCCATACAAGTCAAAGGTTTTTGAATTTCCAAACTGTTCTTCGTGCATTGGAGTATTCGGCGATTCTTGCAAGTGTGTTGGATATGCTGCACAACTACTAGGGTAAATGATCTTTTTACAAAACTCATCTGCCCACTTGAATGTTATTCTATCTATTTCTATATTTTCAGCAATACGCCATTTGTTATTGTCTATACCTTTACGCCCGCCCACAAAGGCTGCAAAATGATATAGACAATCAAAACGTTCATAAGGTAAATTGCGTCTTACATCTTGTGTAAAGGGTGTAACATCATGCCCCTTTTCTTTAAGATACCTAACAGTATTCCTGCCAAGGAACCCGTCTGCGCCAGTGATTAATACTTTCATACAAATATGTATCTATTTTAAGTTGCTGGCTGCATATTTACACTCGGCCCACCAGTCAGCCATTTCGGGGAATGTTTTTAAAAAGTCTGTTCCGCGCCGGCGATCGTGCTCAGTAAAGAACTTATAGAAGTCTGCTTTATTGCGATTAACGTACTCAGTGGATAGTTTTTGTCCATTGCGCATCCACGCAATATCTCTGTCTAATCGGTTAACTTCATAGTCTTTAAATCCGTGAAACCGAGTGGCTTCAGTTTCTAGATTGTCCAACATCCAAGACTTAATATTTTCAAGTTCATACACATAGCTCTCAGGCAACAGTTGCAGGCTTTGCCAAGAAGGTGTGCGCAGCACAGGTGTATCAAACCACACTCGTTGATACGTTGTACTATATGCTTGCCTTAGTTCAAGTATAGAAACAAACAATTTGTGTAGAGTAGTTACACTTAGATTGCTCATTGTTATGATAAATGTAACACTGTTACGTTCCGGAATGTCACGTAAAAATTGATGTACTCTATCCCACAACAAGTCAAAGTCGAGTCCATGGCGTACATATTCTACTTGCTCGAACATCCCATCCAAGCTTACATACTGCATAAAGTGTTCCACAGTGTCTGGTTGACTGCATATTTTTGAGACATACTTCTTGTACTTTTGCCACAGTTTTTCATCTACGCTAAAGTTTGATGTTGTGCTTAGATGCAAGTCTGACTTGGGATTGGCCAGCACATGATCAAATACTCGATATGTATTTTTATCCATCAACGGTTCGCCACCAGTCATTCGGAAGTGCTCTAAATCTGGATACAATGTGGGCCACCATTCCCAGAATGCATCGACATACGGATTGTGTTCTCTTGCAGGAATAGGTCTACGTTCACCAGCGAAATGTGCTGGATGGTTGTGCGGTGTGCTAGTTGGCCATGCACCGTGTTTTTCTGTTTCAGCCATCCATGTTGAACTATACTGCGGCGAACAATAACTACAACTCAGATTGCATGCGCTGTTAAAGTCTACTTCAACGTAACTAGGAGTAATGTCTTTGTCCCATGATGCGTTTGTTATTTTTTCAAAATCTTTCATTGCCCAAGGTTCGCCGCTGCGATAATGTCTATCACTTAGCTTTCCGTTGTCTTCCATAGCCCAGCAGTAATTACATTCAGTTGGGCGCACTCCTTCGAGCATCAACTTGCGTTGTTGTTTTTTATAATCTGTGTTGTGTAGCGCACTGGGATTTTTCTTAATAGCTTCTGCATCTGCTTTGTGCAATGGCGGATGATAACAACTATTGTTCATGCCAGTTGTTAAATGTAAACTAAGTTGTTTCCACTTAGCTAAACACATACTAGGACTTACTGTGTCTAACTTCTGTTGTGCTTGTTCAGCATCAGTGAGAAAATTACTTTTAAAATTTTCATCAACGCCATCACCTTTGTTTTGTTTAGTATTTGTCATTTTTAAATATTTCAAAATCTTTTGTGGTTAGTTCCATAAACCGTTTTTTATTATGCTGTAGTATGGGTTGCATTTCCTGATGCATAGTTCTAAGTTCTTGAGTGCTTTTTTTTGCTAGAGAATCAATGACTTTAATAATTTCATGCGGTTGATAGTCAGCTGGATCTTCAGCATAACCTTCGTTCCACCAACGATCAAATGTTTGAAAACCCATGTTACGCAGTCTGTGTAAGTGCCATTGAGGCCCTTGTATTATAAATGGCGTTGAAAGCATTATTGGCCTCCACGTTTTTTCAGTGGGATAAAATGTATTTCCGGTATAGTAGGTTTCGCAAACAATTTCAATTAAAAAATTATTATATTCTTGATAAAAATTATGGTGTTGTTTTACTATAGGATAAGACACTTCGTCTTTTATAATAGGTGAATTTTCTAATAAATTTACTGTTTGCGGTAATGCAATTGTTCCATATAATTCAACTAACTTGTCCAATCCAAGATTGTTCCTATGAAAGTCCATATTAGGATTATAATGAAATGTTTGGTTTGCTAAATTGTGTTCGTATAGATAGCCACTTAGATATAACCTGTGTACATTACTGCGTCCAATAAACATTCCAAATGTATTGTCTATAGTTTTGTTTACTACTACGTCTTTAAGGAAATTTATTGTATCATCTACCCAATTATTTGATATAATATCAAATACAATATTATTAATGTTTTTTTGTACTGGATTTCTAAAATTAACAACTTTTGCTGGATAGTCGCCAATCAATTCTACTAGCCCAAGTGTTTCAAAGTCTGGACCTTCGCTGTTTAAATCTAGTACCAGATCTTGTTTTGTTGCCTTGGCAGTAGCAATAGCCGTACAAACTTCAGCAAAATTCCAAACTTTGCTGTCACTGGTAACTACAACTACATTCATCTACCAGCCTTCTTGACTACGAATAACATCAATCTCGCGAGTCATAATATTTTTATTATTCCAGTTACTACGATAGTGATGTTTGAAAAACTTACTCTGTTCAGGAGAAAATGTGTTCATTGGCAAATCTAATTGTCTGTTTAATGCATTAGCATGTTGTTCGACTATGTTAAGTGGATCAGTGTTTTCTATTTCGTTCCAAATTTGTTCTAGATTGTCGAACCATTGTACTTCTTTATGATCCCAATCTGTTAGCATGGTTTTGTATGTTCCGAGTCTTGCACCAGCAATTGCCCACAGACCGTAATCTGCATCGCTACCCACATTTTGCCAGACAGTCAAGTGATCGAGATTGCGACTGTGCACTCGTTCTTTAAATTCGCTGACACTTGGTTTGCGGCCTCTGTCAAGGCACATCTTTACACCTTCACGAAAGCCAGCACGCCAGGCCTGTTTAGCACTTCCATTTGGATGTGTAGTTGAATAGCAATTGTACATCGGCCAGTACAGCGGATCAAAACAAAACTCTACATCAGTATCATCTGCGCCTTCACTTGCTTCATGTGTGCGCATGTTCATAACAAACTCTTTTGTCCAAGAACTCATGCCGCCGTTACCATACATCAAACCATTAACATGATTACGTGCTCTCCAGCGATAAACTGCCTTTTCGTAGCTACTGTCCTTGTATTCAATGGTTTGATTGAAAAAAGACTCCTCAGGAAGATTGTCACCATCAATTAATATAAAACGTTCAGTATCGCTTGCTTGTGCTGCGGCTTTGTGTGCAGCATCGCTGCCTTCTACCCCATCAACACGTTTTGCCCACGGAACCATGTTGCGTATCTTAACCCAAAACTCTTCTTTTTGTGGTTCATCGTAAGAAAGATAGATACAGTCCAAATCGGCAATATCAATTGAATCCATGTTAACTCCGTGATTTATCTTGTGTAGGGTTTAAAATCTTGGCCATTAGCAACCAAACACGCTGTTCCGTTATCATACAAACTCACTAGTGTCCAGGTGCCCGAGTTCTGGTTAACAAAAAACATCATTGAACTCCAATATTCTTTGCTGTCAGATGAACTCCGTTGCATGCCTCTGCCACTGTGCAAAGGTTTTTCGCCATAATTGTTCATAACCGTATTAGTCATCTGAATAACTGGTGCACAAGGTTGTGTAGTAAGAAAAAATTTAGTTTCTTGTTCTTGCGACAACACCGTTGCTGGTAGTAGTACTAGTATTCCTGCAATAAATGCATTTAATATATACTCCATTTAATATTTTCCTTATTATTATAAAGTATTTACTTTAAATAATACGTTTTACTAGCCCACTTAATATCACTGTTGTTGTCCACAATCATTACATTATCAGCTCTACACCTAGTACCAGTCTCAGATGGTACTAATTTTGTCCAACTCACAGCATCATTTTGCCTAACAATCTTGCCTTTAAGAACAAGTATATCATACCGTCCTTCGCTGTGTTGTTTTTGTGTTACTGTAATATAATCGCCATCATGTTGCCCTTCCATACTGTAGAACAATGGTTCTCCAGTTTCTTTATTATAGTACAATCTATATTCATAGTCAACCGGTTTATTATCCGCTATTATTTGATCAAACAATTGTGCTAGTTCTTCTTCAGTCATAGTACTGCCCTAATTGCTGTGCTAATTCTTTTTGATGATAGTGAACAAATCCGTGTTGATTATGCCCGTTGATACGTAGTACTCCATCGTCTACTTCCCATGTCAGCTCTTTTGCCCAGTCGTCGGCACTAGTGCCAAGTATTCTCGGTTTCATGTGTACAATTTGAGGACCTGTGCCCGGAGTAACAAAGTCGCTGCCATTTAATGCATAAATTAAATCTGTATTGGCTATTTCGTCGCTGCCTAGTTTAATGTTAAGTTTGATCTTATCCCAATCTTCAAAGCACTGTTTTACATTGTTAAAGAATCGCTGTGCATCGGGACTTACTCTCCAGTAAGTAATTGCATTATATACATCGGGTAAATTGTTATGATCAAATATTTTCCTATAGTGTCGCACAGTTGATGTAGTTCCGTGGAAGTCTCGTGCACCAGTGCTAATCCAAACCGGCTTGTTTCGATACAAGGGCCACCAATGGTCAATCGGACCACTAACAACCATGTCTGCTTCTAATTTTACAGTTTCGTGAAACGGGCTAGCATAAAATACTTGCCAGTCAGTGGACCAGCCGCCTGTATTGCCTTGTGGAAATTGCCTAACATAATCAAAAAGAGGATTTGCATAGTTCTCATGATCTGTAACCAAACAAATCTTTACATCCGGGTGCCAGTATTTGAGACTTTTTGCAAGTGTTTCTGCACAAGAAATATAGTCAACACCGTCGGTGATTCCTGCAACAATTAGATATCCTCGATCAGCTTCGTACTGCATACAGTTTCTCCAAATAACTCTTGCACATAACATGTAGATCATGATTTTTAACACAAATTTTCTTTTTGCGGTTATCATTAATATAGTTAATCCACCATATATCATCAACTAGGTCAGCTTCTACATCAGTTTCTACATTTGCCATTGGCCACGGGATTTCGCACTGATGTGGGTGTGTATTTCCATTAGCCAATAATAATGCAATGCTTATTGCAAAGTCGTTGCGATATTGTTTAGTGTTGAATCCAAACAATGTTCCGTAGTGCGCATAGTTTTGTTCTACCATCTTCCAAACATTAAACACATCTTGTGTAAATTGACTGTGACGGTCAAAAATAACAACTGTTGCCCACCACATGTGTGATTTTTTTGTCCCAAACGTTTGCAGCCTCGGTAACGGCTGATGTACATTGCGAACATGTCTGTGGCATAAGAACGGTTGTGAACTATCTAGTAACGGTGCCAACGAATCGCCGTTGACCATGTAATCTGTGTCAACTAATAGTGTTCTATCGTAAGGTGATAGATCGAGTGCAGCGTTTCTGCCAAAATTATACCAAGTTGTTGTTTCTTTTCTGTCATGAAAATATCGCCTATTGGTGTTTTTACCGCGATCAACTATAACTTGACTGTCAAACATATCTGAATCAACAGATTTGTCAGTAACCAGTGTTACCGGAATATTGAGGTGTTTTTTTATTCGTCGTGCACACTCAACAGCAAGTTTAGTATACTGTATTTCACTGTCAAACGCAAAAAGTAAAGCGCCCGTTGTCATCTTTGTTTGGAAATTTCATTGTATTCGGCTTGCCAGGCATTCATTTGTTCTTGCCATCGCTGCATTGCTAATTTTTTAAGTTCATGTGGATCTACACTAACTGGCGTATTGTAATAATCTTCAAGTACCACAAGTGTATCTTGGCAACAATCACACAACACAATCAAGTCCGGCGATGCTTTCCACATACCGCCATCGTGCGCAAAAAGCATCTTGGCTTCATACGTTTCCCGCAAGACAATCCTAGCTTGCTGATGATCAAATCTGGTTTTAATGTTTTGGGAGAGTTGGTCTGTTTGCATGCTAGTAGTTAGCATGCAAACAATGACCTGATTAAATTTTTAAATTTTAAGTTAACGTCCAAGTGGCAGAGTTCTGTGTCACTGAACCCCAAGTGTCTGCAATGTATGTAGTAGACGGTGGGCGAATTGTTGTATTCATCGTAAGTGTTCCGTCAACACTATCAAGTCCGCCAGGCACGCCCGGAGTTTTCTGATCATCCATTGTTGCAGTGATTGTAATCACACTACCACTAATTGATGCTTGAATTTGAGCAAAGTTTGCTGTGTAAGTGTATGTGGTAGCAAATTGCTTGAAAAGTGTTTGATTAGTGCCAGTAAGATCGTATGCACCTATGCCTTCGGCAAGTGTATCTGCTGTTCCGCTGCCACCAATCTTAGTAGTACCAGTATAAGATGTACCTGCAATGGTTTTGTTTGGTCCTGGGTCGCCAGCTCCTGTCAGCACAATTGTACCGCATGCTGTTAACAAGTTTGTCCAAGAAGTGTTTTGATCACTTGCTGTACCACCTGAACGACTAAAGCTCATTCTAATCATGCCGCCTGCATTAAAGAAATAACGCAGTTGGTTGGCACTTGCAAATGTGATAGTTTTAGATGTTGTTGCAGTGTTGACCCAGGCAGTAGTTGTTGTGGTAGCCGCTGTAGAATCAGAGCCACTAGCAGCGGCATTATTACGCCCAGATTCTATTGCTGTAATGTTTGTTGATAAGGCAGCGTATGCCGAGATAGTATCACCGGCTGTTGGGCTTGTTATTGCTGTAATTGACGTCCCTTGGTGACTAGCTGCACTTGATGTTCTTGCTAGCAAAGTTGCCCATTGTGTTGCTGATATGGTTGAACCAACGACTGTTTCGCCAATGATATTGGTTTGTCCGTAACCGTTTTCGCCGCTTCCGACTCCCCAAACAGCATCGACACTGTTTGTGAAAGTGTTATAGTCTGCGGCAGTAATTGTAGACCCTGATGAATATGTCATCTTTTATTTTTCCCTTTGTATTAGTAGGTGTCTCCTACGCTATAAAATTAGGCGCCCTGCAATGCAGTAAAGATTTAAACTTTTATCTTTTTAGTAGTTACCTACCACGTCTGGTTAACTATTGTGTATAGCTGGGTTATCCTTCTATCAGTATTTACCGTATTAGCTAATTTTCACAATTGCTTCTACAGTGCCGAGACCCTCGGTTTTTTTGTTCGTTAGCGCACGGCCAATCACATTAAACGCTGTAACTTCGTCTAAAGTTGCTGCTCTGGCTGCGCCGTTTCCTGCACTCACTAGTCTATCACCTTTAGACACAAAGCCCATTGTCATAACCGGAACACGCCCTGTCATAGCAATTGCCGGGTGTGTAACATCATTTCCGTACCCTGCATTCATTGTGTAAGCTGGGCGAGTTGATACTACTCCAAAAACATTAGTTGAAAGATCATCTGCACAAATTGTGATTTCTTCACTGCCGCCGAGCTCGACTACTGTGCCAGATGCGTATTCTGCATCTGCTGAAAAACGCTCTGCCAAGTCGGCGTATTCTGCAGACGTTGCTTTAGCAAATATTGTATTAAACGAGCCGCCTGCAGCGCCGATATTTCCAATACCGTCAGCATTGCCATTTGTTATACTAGCAACTGTTACCGAGCCAGACGAAACCAAGCTGGTGTTAACAGTAACAACTGAAGATGCGCCATCAATTGTCATAGCAGTAGTTTGCGAACCGCCGTCATTGACACGAATTATAATATCGCCATCTTGTGTTTGGTTTTGAAAGTACACATCTGTGCCGCTAACATTTAGTCGACCATCGTTGTCAGCACCAAAATAGATACCTGTATCATTTAATACACTTACTGTTCCAGTTGTACTAGTAGCTGCATCTGAGCGCATAAACTGGGACGCTGTGAGTCCTTCTAGTCCATCACTGTCACTTGCTGTACCTTTAAATGTTGCACCAGCTACTGTGGTACTCATGTTTAGACCTGGAGAAATTGTAGCAAAGCCTGAAAGTGCCGCAGCCGGAGTAAACGTTGCGTCTTTAGACCAAATACCACAAATAACGTTGTTAACATACATCAACACAACAACATGATCTGAACCAGGGCTACTGTCAGTAATTGTATCAACAATAGCACCAGATGTGCCTTCGCCGCTAGTAAACGCTGGGCCAATTGTTACAAAAGCACTACCACTGTAGACTTTAAGTTGATCATTTACTGTATCAAACCAAAGATCACCTGCTACATTACTAGTCGGTGCTGTTGATGATGAAGTTGCTCCTGAAATAGACTTGAACAATGTGCCGTTATATACTTTAATAACGTTGTTGGTTTGGTCATACCATAATTGCCCTTGCAAAGGTGTGCCTGGTGCAGTTGTGTTTGCTGCATTTTCCAACAAGTGAACAAAGTTCTCTCCTAGGAACTCGCCATAGCCTGCGTAGTTTTTACCTACAATGACTTGGCTTGAATCTGTGTTAATAGTACCATCTGCAACTACTGCAAAGATTGTACCATCTGTTTTGTTAATGGTATACGCCATTTGTTTATTACTCCGTTTCCAAGTGTATTTATATCTTTATAATATACGTGTATTTATGTTGCACTAAGATTTGTTAAAGTCTGAATGCGCACTGTGTAATCAATTTGTATTTGTCTGTTCAATGATTTTTGAACTGGGTGGAAAATAACATGTGTTATTAGTCGCAAATTGGTTGCACTACCGTTCCAAACTTTAAGTCCAAGTTCGTCGAACACATAATCTCCATTAAAATCTGTTGAATTATCAAATGCCTGTTGTCCACTCGGCTCTCCATAATCTAACAGACAACTAACTAGAATGTCTGTATACACTTTTCCGGTAGTATGCGTCACCGTTAGTTTGTTTCTACTAGTGTCAGTGTTTGATGCACTGTTGTCGTCAACTACTTTTGAATAAGTTGGATTGTACAGATTAGCGTTTTGCCCTGTAGTGTTAGGTGGCAAGTATGTAATAACCCCTGTTGGGTCTACACTACTGCCGCCGTTTCCAAATGACATATTATAGATTTGTCCAATGCTTTTATTTGCAAGACTATTTGCAAGTGCTTCGCTCATATTTTCATAATGAATTGCATTGCGTTTATCTATAATTACTTCATCGGTGTTTGGATCAAAAATTTTGATGTGCCCACTAATAGCAACCTGGCCATTTTCGTTTGGCGCAACTTCTTTATTTTGTTCCATTGACATCTCGTTAACGTTATCTTTATCTACTTCCATGCTGTATTTACCTATCTAGTTAACCTTGGTCTTTAAGAAATAATGCTGCTACGGTAGTTTGATCTTGCAGCGCAATTCCGTTACTTGCTGTATTATTTCCTTGTTTGTACATTACGTTACCATTGACTATTGAGATATCAATTTCTACGCCATCAGCTGGTGCAGTTGTAAGTGTTACTTCAACTTGGGTTGCATCAACTTGAGTTACAGTATAATCAACAGTATTAATCAGCTCTGCGCCGCCAACGCTAACTCTAACTGCTTCGTCGAGCTCTGTACTGTCAACTGTTGATGGTACAACAATCCCAGACCCAATAAAGGTGGTAGTTGAACCGTCGCCAATATTTGTTTTATCAGTTGTAGTTTTTTGCTGATACGTACTTGGCAACTGTTGTGCTAGTCCAACATCGCTGACACTTACGCCGCTAACGTGCGCCATTGCACCGGTACCGGCTACACCTCTGCGCAATCCACTAACAGTGTTGTTTGATAAATCCCGTGATCTGTAAGTGATACGCTCTGCACCAACTATCATCTGTCCAAATATATTTGATTCTAGATTTGGTGCACTCAATTTGCTTGCATCCTTAACATAAACAACATCATCGTCTATTGCTAGTGCAGATGTTAACTCAGTGGTATTGCCAGTGTTCAGTTTGAGTATTTTTTGATTTCCCAACATGTCCTGGAAGATACGGAAGTTCAAACTATCCGGAACGACACTCATTGTAAATATAGTTACTATCAACACATCAATAGGTCCGAGTATACTGCCATTGACAGTAAGAACACTAAGCCCGTCTGTGCCGGTACTTAGTTCGAAGTCTACACCGTTTCTAAGATACTTGCCATTTAGAGATACAAATATTCTTTCAGGATTAGTTACAAGTCTACCGAGAGCAAAATTGTTAGTCTCTATAGATATACCAATTGTGTAGTCAAATGGGCCGTCGTCATAGTCATTTTCATCAAATGCAATACTAGTAGTTGCACCCTCAGTAGTAGGCCCTTGGTATACCTTGGTAATAATGCTTTGCTCTGATGTGTCATTGAATGTATACACAGTAAACGGTGTATCGGGTATAGCACCAACCCGCAACAATAAATCATTTGTGTTCACTATTGTATAATCAGCTTCAGTTGTTACTGCAATCAGAATTTTTGCACCATCTGCTGGTTGTGCATTTGCATTAAATTCAACATACCTGTCGCTACTGCCGTCAAACTCGCTTAGTGTCCAATCAACTGCTAGATTCTGTTGTACGTTATCAACGTACACAATTACATCGTTGTCTGCAATTAATCCTTGATTTGTTTTACCTGTTGTACTCAAATAGTAAGGACCCAAACTCGATCCGTCGCTAGTATATTCAATGCCCTCTGGTGCTCTCAAACGTAAACCATCACGTTCAACTAACATGTTAACAATGTTTGTTCCTTGTAAACTGTTTGTTAGTGCATATTGAGATGTACTGCCGTCGTGGGTGAAACGTTGTATTTGAGGTGCACTCCAACTTAGTTGCGTTGGTGTTGTTACTCCAAGTGCAACAATAGTAACCCAATCAGTTGACGTGGGCTGTGTATTAAATGTTACATCAGTTGCAAAACTGCCGCTGGCTGCATAAGTGTAGTTTGTAAAAAGTGCGCCATTAACAAACACAACCATCTCGGCAATTTCTGTGTATGCTACGTTAATCTGCTGTGTTGCATTGGTGATGGTGTTGCCTACAAAACTTTCTTTGTAAAGTTGCGATCCACCTCCTAGTCCATAGATTTGAACATTAAACACATCTCCTACATTTCCACTATTAAGTGTAATTACTTTAGTAACCCAATTAATAGTGTAGCTACTTGGATCAACATTTTGTCCACTGAGCTCGTTATAAACTTCAAGCTCAATGGGGTGCTGTATAAGACCTGCAAAACTAACTGTTGTCCCAACTCCGGTGTACTCAACGCTAACACCCTTGATGCTAAAGCCGTGGCCGTTATTAGACCAATCACTGCCTGGGCGAGTGTAAACTTTGAGATCTAATGTATCAAACTCACTACCTGGGACTAGTTCCTCTGGTGCATGTGAGCTGTATGTGTCGATAAATTCGCCACCTTCAACATTAATATCAGTTGCACGTATTCCCAAGTATGAATCAGTAAACGAGCTCTCATATATAACATCCAAGATTTCGGCGCTGTATGTTGGCAAGCCCTCGGGGCCAAACTCGATGTTATCAAACGGATTAATATCGTAGTTGCCTACATCAAAACCGGTGTTTTGGTCAAAGTCTGGTCCTTGTACTTGTACACCAGGGTAATCAATCCCTGTCATTAGCTGTGCTAATTCTCGACCTGGATCAGATGGAGTTGGCGTATACATACCAATTGTTCTGTCTGCGCCGTCTAGTGTACTTGGATCAACTATTGTATAATTGTCAGGATCGAATGTTGAGGTACTAGTAAAGTCTGCAATTACTTGATAAACTTTTGCTTGTGTTGTAGCAACCGTGCCAACAGTAGGCACAGGATATCGCACAAGTTCATTTGCAGTATAAACTGTATTTGCTTGCCAATCAACTACTTGACTGTTGTAAGTAATTCTGTCGTACTTGATTGTTGTTACTATGTCTCGAACTAGACTTGGCGCAAGCACTGCAATTGCAGTTGCACCAACGCCGTTGCCACCCGAGATAGTAATAATTGGAGTAGTCGTATATCCGCTTCCAGGTGTAAGCACAGTTACACTAATTAATTGTCCAGCACTATTAACTTTTGCTTCCATTGTTGCTTGTGTATCTGCATCACCTGTTACAATAACTTGTGGAGGAACAGTATACCCCGAACCACCATTTATTACAGTAACACTGCTCAGTTCTAGCAAGTAGTTGCTAATCCATTGGCTGTAGGGCCAAGTTTTCCATATTGGGTCAGTACTAGGAAAGCTGCTCAATGACATAGGATTGTCAGTGTTGTTGTCCAAGATAGGCGATATGAATCCTTGTCTTAGCTCGTCATAATAAGCTGGCACATCAAAATCTGTAGCACTACCATTGTAACTGTCAATGCCTTCATAACGCAGGTTAAATTCACGAATTTGAACATGATAAGGTTTAATTTCATCGATGTAATCGCTAACAAAGTCTTGGTTATCACGTTTATAAATCGGATACGGAAGCAAGTCGCGAATTTTGTGCGAAACATCAATCAAACTAGTTTTGAACAACCAGTCTGGTGCTGTTTGCTCAGTTATAATAAATTCAAATGTTTGAATTAGTAGCTCATTTCGATGAATTTCTAAGTCTGTTGTGAATATTTCTTGATTTAATGCTTTGAGAATCTGACGTGTTTCAGTGTTTGGTGCTTGATCGAATCTTTGTGCATCAAAAACTTCAGTGTCAAACCCAAATCGCCCAATTGAATAATCCCAAATAGTATTATTGATTGCAACTGTACCATCAGTGAGCTGTACACGCACCCATTCATTAGAAGCACTAGTCCATTGGTATATTTCGCTTTTGCCAAAACTATTTGCAGTTACTTTAACTGTTTGGCCATTTACTGGTGTTAATGCAAGTAGGTCACTGTATACTGCAACTTCAGTTTTTGGGCTAATTGATGCATCATATCCTACTGCTACCCAGTCAACATAGCTCCAATAAAGTTTAGTATCGTATGTTTGAACTCTACTGAGTAACAAGGATTTATCTGCTTGTACTGTATAAGTTGTCCACAATCCTTGCTGAGTGCTGTCACTTGCTACCAAGTAAATATATCCAACAGGAACTTGACGCAGGTCTTGATATGTCAATTCTGCATATGTTGCAATTCGTTTATCCCAGGCGCCACTATCTTTAGTCGGCTCTGGTTCTTCGCTATTGAGCAAATCAAACTTCTTGCTGTCTGTAATAGGGTACAGTGCCATAATTTTATTTGCTCGTGATAGATAATTGTCAAGAGCAAGGAATCGATCTTTGAACATGCTCTGTCTTGGTCTAAAGTTAACCCCGTACTCGTCGGCTGCACTTAATGTTGCATCTGGTACTATGTTGCCTAGTGTATCTTCGCCGCAGAAACTATCAAGTAACTTTCTATAAAGGCTGGCGCCAAGGAAACTACTAGGGTTTCCAACAGTAACCAAGTCGTATTCAGCATGGACATTGTCGGTGTTTGCAATTTTATCAAATTCGATGTGTAAAATTGTATCTTTAGCACTAATAAAACTATTACAGTTGTAAAGTGCTGTTGTGCTAGGTGTTATTGCAGCCGCATAACTAATGCCACTACTACGTGGATTTTCGATATACTGTGTTACCCCAGCAGCACTTAGAGTTTTACCCGGGCTTACGCTTGTGATGCCTTTTACCCAATAGTAATAATAAGTTACAAAAGTTCCTGCACTGTCGAGCACACTTGTCATAGTGTAACTCGTGGTACTGTAAACTGTGCCAGTTCCTGTGTATTCGCTTGGCGGCACTGTATTCTCTGTCCACTGATACACATCTACAACAGAACCTTCAAATAGTTGACCCCATCGTCTGGCTTTGTATTCGATTGTGTCTTGGTGATAATCAATAAATCGAACTGTTGATAAATCCCACCACATTTCTCCGAGATGATTGCTGTTCCATTGTGAACCAAAATTGTTTACTTCGCCAGTATTGTATGCAGCAGGATCAACACCGCCGGTGTAGTTAATATTTGCCTGCGCTGCTCCAAGTATTTTTCCATTCAGTGGATCAATAAAGTCCAAGTAATTAGTAACATCGTTGCTGCGCTTGTCATAAAGGAACACACTGTTTAGAAGTGCGGTGTTGACAACTGGCTCTTGCTTGTATACTATTTTCCAAGCTAGTTCTTTTTTGGCATTAATAACTTGAATAGTGCGGCCGCTGTTAAGGTCTGTACTGTCATCGAGATCATTATTTGGTGCACCTACTAGCAACGTACCGTTGCGATAATCAACAGCTGATCCAAATTTATCAAGACTGTTTATAGTTGTGTCAAATATTTGTTGACCAAACACAAATTTACCAAAGTTTGTAATACTTGGGTTTGCTGCATTTAAGAAATCATATGTTATTGCAACGCCTGATTGTGTTACTGGATCATTAAATGGTGTGCTACCTGAATCAAAATCAGTGGTTGCAGCATCAAATGTTGTTGCCATAATTGCAGTTGAGTCTGGTGCACCAACTACTAGTGTTAGTGCATTATTACTAATGCTTGCACTGGTTCCAAAATGACCATATGCTTGCACTATTGGCGATGTGATCTGTTGTGCAAATACCATTTGTTCAATTCCAAGATCAGCATAGGCTGTTCCAGCGCCAGGTAATACTTGCAACTTGATAAATTCATCGCCAGCAGCTACATTTTGCAATGTGAGAAGCAATTTACCAGCATTGTCAATTGCAGTTATATTAGGAATATTTGCATCATTGATATCACTAACCAATGACGCAACTGTTGTACCAGTTAATACAACATAATAATTGTTAATACGAATACTATTTCCAACAGTTAATACTGGATTAGCAATAGTTCCTGTTATAGTGCCAAACAATCTACTTTGATTTGCCCAGCGCTCAACACTACCAGCTTCGGGTTTAATTGCACTGTCGTTTGGCACACCGACATACAAACTACAATTTGTTGGGCAGTTTTTAACTACACTACCAAAATTATAACTAGCGCCAGGTGCAGTTGATTGTATGCTTTGCATCAGTCTAAAAGTATTGGTTTCAATTTCAATTATATCGCCAACATTTAGTGTTACAGGATTAGCAGTAGTGCCAATTGTAATAACATTGCCAGCAACACTAAACTGCGGATTGTTAAAGTTATTAGTTGGAATTAAATAATTGCCATTAACAGTGACACTTACCGGGCCATTTGGGGTATCTGTAACAGTGTAAGTTTTAACTGTTGCATCGGTTACTTGAAATCTTTCAACACTCCTGTCCATAATATGAACTGTGCCTGCTAGAGTGTCAGAACCAACTGTATCGTCGGGTGCGCCAACCATGATTTGACGTCCGTCAGTTGTCGTCGAAATGCTTTGACCAAGTCGGGCACCGCCTACTATACCAGATACAGTAAATGTGTCAATGTGTTTCCAGTAATTTTTTGAATTAATAACAACTGTACCTGTTGCAGGCGAAGTAAGCACAACATCATCACCAACAAGCGTATAATCAATAGTTGGGCGCTGTAGTACGTTATTAACATATACTGCAAAACTATAAATGTCACTTACAGTATACAACATGCTGGTATCAAATGTAGTTTTTGCAACTGCGTTGTTGTCTGTAAAACCCTGAAGTCGTGTAATTCGCAATGCATCGCCGTTGTTTAGTGCTGCATTAAATGTTACATATGTTACGCCGCTAACAGTTTCTAAGACCCAATCTCCGCCAACTGGTTTATTAATGTTGTTAACAGTTACACCAATTTGTGTTTGGTCGCTAATTACAATATCTGGGGTGATTGCAAATCGAGTAGTAGTAGAATCGCCGGTGTATTCCTTAGCTTGATTTTGTACATCAACCAAGTTATATGCGTCAATTTCGTTGGTAGCTGGTGAACTAATATACATCCAGCGTTCGTCTCTACTGATAGCTACTCCGTGTCCGTGCTCTGGTGTACCAGCTGCACCGACAAAGATTTGTGTTTGCCTGTAGCTACCATTGGTTGGATTTCTATTAATAGCAACTGCGTAACCTTTATTGCTGTCACTGGCAGGTGCGCCCACAATTGCCCAATCAAAATCACCCACTGCTAAACTACTACCAAATCCACTAAATCCAGTGGTTGCAGGAGATATAGTACTAGTTTCTACATATACACCTTCGCCACTATTGTAGGCATTTATTGCGCCAACACCGGAATTAAAACCTGGAGCACCAACTATTAACCCTTGGTTACGCAAGCCTTGGGCAATAGCTGTACCAAATCGTGAATTCATTTCAGTAGTAGGAGAGGCTAGGTCACTTGGTTCACCGAATGGATTAATTTTCTCCAACACTTCCCAGTTGTCGTTGCCGTTGTTGTCAACCCACACTTCGTTGGTAGGCAATATGTCGTTTACAAAGCTCAAGTTAGCAATATCAGCCGGCTGTGCAACACGAACACTTTCTAACACAAACGCACGACCGTTGCCGGTTACGTCAGTTGTATTTCCGAGTAGTACTAAATCAAGAACTAGAGTTTTTAACCCTGTTACCGATTTAACAATATAGGCGCCATCAACATTATTATTGAAATATTTAATAACCAATCTATCTGCTGCCAACAATCCGTGATTAACATCAAATGTTACTGTGCATGTCCCGTTTAAATTATCAAATACACGGACAACATTGGCATTAACCAAATTGGTCCTATAGATATTCCAATTATATCTATTGTCCTTTGCTACCCATACATTAGTACCAACAGTAACTTTCTCCATGTTAAGAATAACATTTGTCAAGTCATTGTAGTCAAAAACTTTAATATCAACATCGTCGTAATTTACATAACCAGCACTTGGTAATCCCACATCTTGAGGAATCTGAGACACTGTTGGTAGTATGTCTGGATCAGTGATTTTATAACTTTGTTTGTATAAGTTGTTTACTAAAACTGTTTGATTTGCGGTACTTGTTTCACCAGCATTAACAACACCAATTGTGGTTGGATTACCAAGTAATTTGCTTTCGTCAAGTTGCAATTCATAGTAACTACGATTTGCGCTTGCACCATATAGCCCACGCTGTATTGCCCAGTTTTCAAATATTTCATATTCAGCTTGTTCTTTGCCAAGATTGGCACTCTTAAAGACTTCGGCTGCCTGTAGTGTGCCTTTTGTTCCCAAGAATTGCGAGTATAGCCCGGCTTGCGAAATATCGTCTAAGTTTAAATTCTGCATATACTGTCTTGGTCTGAATCCAATTAGTCCCATACCAAGTAATGTAGCATCGTCTTCGAGATTTGCAGTGTGGATATCATAGTTTTCTTGTAAACCGCTTGCTTTACTAGAAAGGTTCGGCAACAACCCTTTTTGTATTTTACTATAATCGCTTTTTATCCACTTGGAGAAATCAAATTTTTCTGTTGGTGCTAATAGTTCAACTGCACTCCAGTAAGAATTCTTATAAAAAACAATTTGCCCTTTGGTATATGCTTGGTTAGGAACCCAAGGCTTAATGTTATCCTCATTGAGAATAAATCCTTGTGCATCAAGTGTACCGTTCCAATCATACACTGTGTAACCATTCAATAACAAGCGACTTTGTCTTGCTGCGGTCTTTGGTTCGTACACCAGGTCATTAAAGATACTAACATTATCAAAAACAATAATGTGTTCATAGCTAGTAAATCTTGCATTAAGATAACTGAAGGTTTGGTTATTAAGACCAACTAATTTTAGTTCATTGTCCAATCTTTCGACTGCATATTCGTTTGTTGTTAGCGGAGTATAGTTCTGATCCAACAATACATCATTGATGTTTTCGTTTTTTAAACTTTCGACTACGCTGTTTGGCTGCTCTAATTTTAGTACATTAGCAGCTGGGTTTAAATTAATCAGACTGCCTGCAATCCAGGCCTGCCCGGCCCAGTATAAAAATTCTTGCGCCATTTGATCCCAATTAAGGATCACTGTATCTTCACGTGATTCAAACGCCATACCTTGTGACTCAAGTAGTTTGCCGTAGCTAACTAAAAAGTCAACAACTCCGTTTTTACTAGTGAATTCGTAACCATATGGCACAGTGATTACATTGTTAGAATATGTATTAGCAACACGGAATGTTTCGCCATTCACCGTCATCCTGTTGAAGTTTCCGCTTGGTACACTTTCTAGTATGCTGAAATATGGTTTTGTAGTTGAGTACCCGCTAACAGTATAGCCTGTTGTAGTTCTTTGTACAATAACGCTGCTATATTGTATTTCAGAGAAACTTGGGTTTTGGTACAGGAATAGTTGATAACTTTCGTCAGGCAACAACAGGCTAGCATTAAGACTGTTCGGAGAACTCTTCTCGCTGAATATCTTTAAATAATTCTGATCGCTGAACGCTGCCATTCTATAACATAAACGCACATCAATGTTTGCTAATTTATCTGTTAATAGTGTAGTGCTGTCTAAACCAGTAACTCTATTATAGTCAACAATGAAATTAATATAACTGTTCTTAATACTGCCGTTACCATAAATTCCAATTTGTGACGCATTTAATCTAAATCTATTGTTTAACAAATACTGACCAAAGACTGCATTATAATTCCAAGCATCTCTGTCAGAGTACAACGAGAAGTAATCTGCTGGCTTAGTCAGTGCAAGTAATCTTTGTATTGCAAAAGGATAATAACTACTACGTCTCCAGGCTGTTTCAGCTGGTCCCATGTCACCGGTAACCCAAGATTTTTTGAAACTGTTTTGGTCATAGTTGCCAACAACACTGTCAAATGGTGATAACAGTCTTCCTTGGCTATCAGTGGGAATAACATTCAACAAACCAGGGCGTACATAGTCTGGCAGCACATATGGTGCAATTGGATCTGCAACACGGCCCGCTGCTAGATCTTCCCATAGTACCAAGTTACCCGAAGTGTAAGGCGCAGGGCCATATCGTGTTTCCCACCATGATGGCTTTTCGGATAATCCTAGCATTTCCCAAGGACGGGTGTCTGGGCTGTCTGTGTCGTATAATTGGAAGTAAATTGCTCTCCATCCACCTAGTAAAGAATCGCCTGACAAACGATTGGTACTGTTACTATAGTTCCAAGTAAATTCATTGGTTGCAATGTAATCTTGATTTTTATATGGAACACGATTACCGCCTGCCCAACTTAAGAAACTAACAGCAAGCATGCTATTAATTGTAGCTAACGAGTAATTAGTGGTACGGAATTGACCAGGAATAACATCAGCTGCACTAATAGGCAACGTTTTGCGGCTTTCGGCACTAATTTTTATATTGTTGTATACTCGCTTTTCAAACTCAAGCAATACATCGTTTCTAAAATCACCTTCGTCCCATGCAATTGTTATACTGCCGTCGTGTCCTCGAATAACCTGCTGCGGTTCAACGTATGTAGTATCCTCAAATTTTTCTGGTTTAAATATTTCGTACATGCCCATCATTGACGGGGTTGCTGGCACATAACTGCCAGATGTTGAAGTATATTCGCGGATACTGATAATGTCACCTGTTGCTAATGTAACATTCTCAGTATTAATTGTGATACGAGGGCCGTCGGCTGCTACCGTATAGTCGTGTCCGTTACCAATTAGGATAGTCTCGATTCCGGTGCTCTTCGGTGTATGGTATACCAATATACCTGCATAATTTGCCGCAAACATGTTGTAACTATAAAGTGTGTCAAACACGTTTGTAGTAATTGCACTAACTGTGTATGTTGTTAACTCGAACACAGGCCCCGACGGGATAGCATCGGTCCAATAGAATGGACTTAGTTGATTTTTGCCGCTGTTTATTGCGTCCAGTGTATCATCTAATATTTCGGCAGTTGTTTTTGATTGCCAGTCATTTTGTGCAACATAGTTTAAAATCTTATTTTTTGTTTTGTTGTATTCAGTTGCATTAAATTCCAATGCACGAAAAAACTCAAAGTCCCTGCCATTAATGAAGTTTGTCATCATACTCAATGGAGCACTTTGTTGCAGAATTAATCCGCCAAACGGAACAACATTGCCGAGGTCACGTACATTGTTTGCACCGTGAATCTTCCCGGAGAAGTTTTCTAAATTTTGACAAATACTCTCGTAATGCTTACGAATAGTGCCTAAGGTGAATCCGTTGCTATTTTCGTTTAGTGCATTTGATTCAAGGTTAACTGGTATAGTATAAAAAGCAACACCGCTTTCAGTGTCACTGATAACTTGAACTTCAACGATTGCATCAACTGCTGGTTGTTTGTCCGTATTAAACGTAATTGTAGTCGTATTGTCAACATTGGTTGCATAGGTGTAATCTTCTGGAAGAACAAACTGTCCTTCAACATACACTTTAACAGGAATTAATGACGTATCAGCAATTACTTGTACGTCTAGCACAAGCGGTGCAGCATTATATTCAAAACTAAAACTTTGTCGCTGAACTGTTTTAGTAAATGATGTTTGCCATCCTAGCAGTTTATCAAATGTAGTTCTAGTATTATACTGCCTAACTGTGCCTTCGTCGATTGTTTTTGTAACACTAACTGTACCGTTTACGTATACAAATGTATCGACATACAAGTTATTGTCGAATACAATATCGCCAACATTAGCAATAGTTGCATACTTTAGAGGCTGTTCGATAATAGTATCCGTTGCACCGCTGCCCACTGCATAGCTGAACAACTTGGTACCTACAAATGTACTACTTGGATAGACAGTTATATCAGAGTAGCTGTAGCCATTACTGTCGAATATATCAAATAACGGCGCTTGATTGACTTTGGTTTTTTGCTGTGCACTTATCCAGTTAGTGCCGTTAAACCAATATGCCTTGCCTTGTTGTGTGTTTCCACTCATTACTACTGTAGTAGTGTTGGCGGGCACATCAGGAGTTGTTAAGCTTGCTGGTTGCAAATCAATAATCGGCGTAGCGCCCGGAGTTAGTTCAACAAACTGTACTTCATAAATTTTATTTCTTACTTCAGGGTCTGCATCAGCAGCAAAAATAACCTGCGATCCTGAGATCAAGCTATACCCATCAATTGAATACCCAATTGTACCATTAATGTTCGAAAAGGCATCTGTTTCAGAAAAGTCGATAATATCAATACTATTAATACCTTCTGTACCTGCATTGAAAAGTTTTAGATTTTTTCTAAACTCTAAGATAGGACGTTTGGCTCTGTTGTCATTGTTGATTGTCAATGGAACGTTGTTGTATGTCGCTGTGGCGTCCAATACATCAATATGGAACCATCTGTTGCTGCGACTCCAGGCGTTGCGGTCTATGCTTGCACGGTTAACTGTTAAATAATCTTGCGCAGTTGGTGCATTCAGTGTTGCATCAAAATTGCCTTCATCATATGGATTGGAGTCATATGGCACACTGCTACTAGCCGTGTACTTCTCAGGAGTAACAAAGTTAGTTGTTAACAACAACTCAATGGAAGTTCCAACTCCCTCGACATAATATTCGTTGTTTTCGTAACTTGCAGGAACAACCGTTCCAATAAAACGTACCTTAAGACCATTAGTGAACACAACACCATTGGGAGATGTGTAATTTGTTTTCCCAAGTATTTCAGATATGTTTAAATCTGCGGCATTCTCTTGATCAACAATGCGTATGATACCAAAATTTGTTTCGTCACTGCCATCTTGATAGTAAAGAATATCAGAGTTAGCAGTAATAAGAGGTTGGCGCTCCATTGTACCTTCGGCATTTTTATACCAAGTAGCACCAGCATTGTTTGCACCGTATTCAATGTTTGTTTTGCTTAGATTTGCAATACTCTGATTAACAGTAAGCTCCATGTACGGACGATCTGGATCTGCATAGTTAAAGTTAATTCTCCATTGCACATATCTTTCAGCATCAGTTGCTATTGGAGTAGAATCGTCAAATGGGTTTTCTCCGTATCCGTTTCCTTCTGTGTCAAACGGCGTTTGGATTTCCCAGCCATCGTTGCCAGTGTTTGTTAAAATTAATGTACGATTTTCTAAGTCAGAAATTCCGTCAATGCCGCCATTGGCAGCAAGGAATTCGTCAACATACTGATTGTTAATATCAGTAAACTTTAGTGTACCGTCAATTAAATCAGTTGCCCCAATATCAGTGAGTGTAAAGTAAAAGTTCTGTGCATCTTTAGCAGGTACATCAAATGTAACAGTACCGGCGTCTTCGCCGTTGTTAGATACGCCTAATACCTGTCTTGACGATTGGTTTGGCTGAGATGGTAATACTCCACTTGTACCTGGAACACTTTGTATCCAAAAGTTGTTACCCGGGCTGTTAATATTAAAAGTATAGTTCCCTTCACGTACAAAAGACAACGTAGGTAACGTACCAGCTTCACCGGAGAAGGTGTATCCGTCGTCTGTGTCTTCTACATCAAAATCATCTTGTACAGGAATGGAATTTGAAAATACATCAACACTATCTGGTCCACTGGGTACCCAATAGTATTGCCCAAAATTTACATACTTGTCATAATCAACAAATGGATCAAAGCTATAATATTCACTGTTAAACAATCTGTCGTGGCGTGAAACATCAGCGCCTTGCATTTTTAAACTGTCAATAATACCTGGATAAGTGATTGCATTTTCAACTTGATTTGTATTTGGTTTAAGCTGAACAACTCCTGGTTCCATTTGGTAGTTTGTTCTAGTTTCGGTTGGCTCCAGCACATAATTGTCACTGGCAGTAACACCAGGGCCGATTTTGCGCCCAATATAACCTTGTGTTGGTTTTAATTTTGGGTTTTGGTACAGTTGGTCTAGTGTAGTTCGCAGCAATTGTTTGTTTGTAGGTGTTTGAAAAATTTCTGGAAGAAACTGCTCAGAACGAATTCTTTTAGCCATAGTTTATACTACTCCGCTGTTGGTTGCTGTACGTAATTGACTGCTAGTCAATGCGCTAATAACTTCAACATCGTTAACTGTTGCTGCATTAACAAAAATTTCATTTGGTTGGCTGCGAATTTCGTATAAGTCTCCGAATGATTTTGAAGGATCTGTAGGCACAAGTACTACAGTAGAAATAATACTGCCTAATTGATCATGCAAGTATGCAGTAAGCTCCGAGAAGAAGAATGTATCTCCAAAATCCCAATTTTCGATAGTAAAATATTGATTCATTGCAGTAATAACTTGACTTTTAATTTCACTAATACTCACTGTACTATTTGGATTTTTAATACATTTAACTGTTGCCCTCAACTCAGGGTCTGACTTGGTGCCAAACAACGGTTTAAAAGACACACTGTTTAAAATAATATTGTCGGAAATCATTTTATATTCATTTAATTTGCTATAACTTGTTGTTAGTTCGTCAATTGTGGGCTGTGACGGTTCTTTAACAGTTCCGGTGCTGTCTTTAACATAGTTTTGATATGCAGTATAATATGCATCAGTTACTAGATATATGTCGATGATGTTGGTTGTGCCTGGATCAATTCTTCTACTCAACGGAGCATTGTGTCTGTACTGGAAGTACAAGTCTTGGCGACCAGTATATACTACGTAACCCAATGCTTGCGTTATTGTACGAACACCATCATATGCAACTGTTAACATGTAAAATAGTTTGTCAGTGTATGCATAAAACACTTGCTTGTCTGCAAATTCACTTTTAACTAATTCAATTGCATCTTTGGTTGCATATTGCCCATTAACAACCCCGCTTGCTAGTGGAATATATCTTTCTAAATTATCAAAATCAACAGTTTTTTGTAGATACACCCGTTTGTTGTTAGGGTTTGTAGTAGGCGCAACTAATGTTTCAAAGTAATCTGGATTGTCCGGAATACCGTCATTGTCTGAATCTTTGTAACTAATTCTAACACGGAAATCATCAACAAAGCCGTCTGTTTCGGCTGGCTGCCCAACAATGTCAAGTACCTCATCACTGTTTAATGTTGAACTAGAATCAGGTTGATTATTTGTTTTTAGCACATTAATAAAATCATTGATAACTGTGCCAGTTTTTGGATCGTAAACTTTTTGTGTACCATCATAGAAGAAGCGAGTTTCTAGCACACTAGCCCAGAAGCGTTCCAAGCTTCTTGAAGTTACAGTGTATGTAACACCATCTGTTTCAAATGCAACCAACCAACTGTTGTCTAAATTTGCACCACTTGTATCTTGCGCATTAGCAAGACTGAAAGTTGTACTGTTATCTAAGTTAGTTGATGTAATAACATACCACGTCTCAGTAAGATTGTTGTACCCTAAACCAAATGCTCTGTACAATTCAATTTGTTCACGCATGGTTTGCTCTAATGTAGTAGGCAAATCAGTAACAAAGTTTGTAATTACTTGCACTGGTACAGCGTTTGTTGGAATAAAGTTGTTAAGAGTTACAGGTCCTGTTCCGTCTGTGTTGTTACCGACCCCAAAGTTTGTGCCGTCGAGCTCAAGTTGCGTAACTGTTGCCCAAAGCACCATTTTATCACCGGGCTGTGTCGGGCTACCGGTAGCCAGTCTATTAAATTTATTAAAATATTGCCCAGCTGGTGGTACAAACTTAACTAGACCACCTTGTGAAATGTATTTTTTATTATCAGACGCTTGTGGCCCAACTGGCGCCGGGGCGTTAGTAGCAGCAAATCTAAAATAACCTGTTGTTTCGTTGTTAGCTGTTGTACTTTGATTCCAGTTAAGATTCAAACTAGTTAAATCTGGGCGATTAAAGTTTTGATAATAAAACTCTTGCATACCTCGACTGGATAACAAAGGTTCTACTTGGTTAACAATAACACTGCTAATATCATTCTGATCAATAAACGTAAATGTAAAACCTGGAGTATCAGTGGTTTCGTAGATCAATCCATCACTTGCAAACACGTTAGTTGAGCTATACTTTCCGGTGATGTCAACCAAGTCTAAGTAGCGACTTGTACCAATAGAACTCCTGTTAACTGCCTTTGATTTAATAATGGTGTTGTACAATGTAAACGGGAAGTTGTTGTAATCTTCACCATTGACCATTCTATTTTGTGTGTAAAATCTAGCAGGTGCACGTTGCTTGATTTGGTTAATGCTTTCTCTGTTAGTTGCGTTGCTCACTGGTTGCGTTAGTGCACATGTCATTGACAATGTTTCGTTGCGGCCAGTTCTGCTTATGTAGCTAACAGAAATAACAATGTTTTGCATTTCGTCGGTGTTGATAACATAGTTCAAACCATTTGATGCTCTAACATAAGATCTAAATGTACCAACTGGGATAGACGAAAATACTCCGTCACCAAAGTTTAAATTAATCTGATCATTTGTTCTTGATGTAATAGTGAAATATCTACGCTGTTCCGGAGTAAGTTGTTCAACTGCACCTGTGTACAAGTTTTCTACAAAATCCCATTCGTCGCTAACAGCACCAGTTGAATCTATTTCATACAACCAAACATCTTCATTGTTGATACCTTCAATGTTTACGTTAACCACTCTATTACTAATACGCTCTCCCAAGTTAAAAGGATAATCAGTTAGCGATCCTTGTTTAAACATAAAGAAGAACCCTGTATTGGCACTAGCGTACCCTTGTTTATCATTTCTGTACAACATATTAAATGCACCATTGGGTTTCGGCGCAGGTTCGTATAGGTAATCTTTGTCTAGCGAAGTTGAGCTAACGGCTTCAAATACCATGTTAGTACCATTAACTGTTGATGAAAATGGTACCACCGGGAGAAACCCAGGTGCAAGATTGATCTGATATTCGTCATTTTGCACACCAAGAATAGTTTGGCTGTTGCCAGGATTACCAAATCGTTGGCTACCGTTCAGCACACTGTTAACAATTACGGTGAATTGCTCTAGCCAGTTTGGATTAGTAGTATCGTTCCAGTTAACTGTGACATTAGACAAGTTAACACCAGTAAAATCAACTATGTCCTCGGTGCTGCTAATACTTTGTATTTTTAAAAAGCCTTGTGCCGCTGTATTACGTTTAGGAGTGTAACTTACCAATTCGGCTAGTTTTGTCACACTGTCTCTACGTTCTGCAGTGTCAAGGAAGTTCTCTCTTGTGTTCAGGTCATTGCGAAAGCTGCCTGCTTGTCCCATAAATGCCATAACATCAAGGAGGGCAATAAATTCCGAACTTTCAATATAGTCGTTAAAGCTTTCTGGGTAATTCAGACGTATGTAGTCAATGAAACTTTTTCTTAATGTTTCAAAGTCATAGCTTTGAAAGTCAGCTTCGCGATAGGTTTGGTAAATTCGTTTCCAATCCTCAACGCCGAATATACTGGTTTGTCTAGTTGTTTTTGCCATGTTTATCTATCCTTGGCAAGTATTTATGATACTAATAAACTGGGTAGTTTATACGTCTGAAAATGCTGCACGTTGCTGGTTTTGATCGAAGAAAATAGACAGCATTTCAGCATCCTGTCCTTGTACTGTTTGTACTTCTAGTTCAACTAATAATCCGTTTTCTTGTGCATAAACATTAATGTCACTAATAGCTATCCTAGGATCTTGTGCAACCACTCGCTGAATTTCAGTTATCACTTGCTGAGAGGTGCTGGCATTTTGTGGTTCATATATTAAACTCCACATGGTTGTACCCACATTTGGACGACCCGGCATTTCGCCTTGTCGTATGTTCAATGCGTTTAACAAGTCACGCTTGATCAGTGCAAAGTCAGTGACCGTATATGACTTGTATTTGTCGATTGTGCTGTATCCGATAAATGTTGGCATATTGTATTTATTGTCCTATGATAGTCTAGTTCGTAAGCTGTCAATTACAGTGTCGGCATTGCCGCCCCGGCCTGCTGCCATTAGTTTTAATGCTGTTTGATAGTCTTGAACAGTTTGAGGCAATGTTTTTACTGTTGCATTTTGTACTTTAAATGAGCCGACAACTGATGTAATTGCATTGTCGATCCCAGCTCTATTAGCAGTGTTTGCTATTCCTTCAACTATTGTGTTGTTAGCGAATGCAGGAAACGAATACGAGCCACCTCCGCTAAAAAGCCCAGAAAATCCGCCAAACAAGCCGCCTCCGCCAAACACATTACCAAGAGATGGAATGTTTGCTAGACTAGCAACATTGCTAAGATCAACTGTTTGCAGAACTGAACTCAATCTTGTTGTTGTAAATCCTTGCAATACATCAGGTATTTTTTCTGCTATCATATCGACTGCAAACTTGCCCCCTTGTACTATCGAGTCCATATCCAAACTAGTAATTTTACTACTGTTGATACCAGCAAGGGTGTCTCCAATAATTGCAGCTCCATCAACCCATTTAGCAACTGCAGGTGCGCCAAACTTGGCAGCGCCTTGCACTAGCCCGGCAAGATCAGATGCATTTTCTAAACCAGTTACTACACCAAGATTCTGCAATTCACTAAGTCCCAAGTTTAATAGATCAGTTTGTGTGTTGTCTTGTAAACTTGTGTTTTCTAGAAAGCTGTTAACATTGCTAACACCGTTTAAACCCGTCCACACACTGCTATTATTTAGAACAGATTCAAGAGATGTAGTTGGATCGTTGAGGAAGAACGCCGAAGTTCCTGGCTTCAAGTATCCAGATTTTTCTAATTGATCAGCACTAAGCCCATACTTGCCAACCCCTAATGTGTTTGAAATTACATCACTTGCCTGAGGCACTTGCAAACTTGCCTGTGATAGCATGCTTCGCACAGTTGCTGGGTCTAGTTTACCAACTGCGGTATCGGTGCTGGGTTGCACTTCGTAGTCTGATACTGTGATTTTTGGAATATCAACAGCACTAGCACGATTAATAACATCTTGCGTTGCGTTTGATACTGGCACTTCGCTTGCGCCGCCAGCTAATGACGTAGTAAAGTTAACACCTGTTCCGTGGAAGGGGTATGGCTCGTGTGTAGGTGCTCTACTAGCCACTGTTTCGATTGCATTTGCTTCAACTGTCCAACCCACACCGTCAGTGAACACAGTGTTCGGTAATTTATTTTTAGGAATGTCTTGCGGGGTTGGAACATCGCTAGCTGCCCCGCTGTTTAGCTTGATAGGCTTACCTGTTAGAGTTAAGCTTTTACTATTCCAAGAGCCATTTTTTGATTTCAGTGCAAGATTGCCGTCACTTTTAATACCAACTTGTTTTTTACTGTAAAGCAACAAGTTGTCAGTTGCATTTAAACTCAATGCCTTGGTTTCAAGCCCCATAGCAACTTTGGCAAACATCTTGATGCTACCTTCTTCGCTGTTGAGATTAATATCACCAGCTGCATGCATGTTGATTTCACCTTGACTACGAATATTAACACTGTTTGATGCATAAACGTCAATTGTGCCTTCTTTTCCTAGTTCTACCCAAGACTGACCATTGGCATGCATTATGTGAATGCTCTCTCCGGTGTCGTTTAGCATGATTTGATGACCTGAAGATGTGCGCACTCGCAGCAATTGGTCTTGCTCTTGAAGATCGCCATCGTCCATTACAATGCTGTGCCCGCCAAGTCTTGACACTACTATAGCTTCGTTGGCCTGCACTTGACCACTTGCAATTTTTTTTGCCATTTCAGCAGGAGTAAATCCTCCCTGGAACACAGGTCGACCCGGGGTACTCCATCCGTATACTGTGCTAGGAGATTCACGCTGTGAGTTACTAGTAATAGGTCCTCGCAGTGGATCGCTGATAACACCTTGATCCAGCATTTGTCCAGCTAACACACTGTGAACCGGTTTTGTCTCTTCGAAGAATCTTGGATTTTCGGCTATAGCAGGGTTACTGTTGTTTACTTCAGTTACTGGCAACTGTTTTGCATTAGCAAAATACGGACTATTTGTATCGTCGACATATTTTTTACTTGCGCCAATAGCTGGCATCATATGATTGATACCTGGCTCAATGGGTGCACCGATATAATACCCTTCGTTAGGATCGCCATTTGCAAAGAAACAAATAACCTTAGTACCAATGTCTGGCGTTGTTCCCCAGAAGCCGTAGCTTTGTTGATTGCCTACAAATTTACCTGGGCCAGTTTTTGACGGAACACTTTGTTGAGTGTTGCCGTACATAGGAGAAATATAACTAACAGTTCGCCAGAGACTTTTTTCGGTTTTATCTGGGCCAGCAAGATACTCAATGTAAACTTGCAATCGACCACTACGGGTAGGATCAACATTGTTAACCACTTCGCCAATAAACGGGCCAGTTTCTGCCGGGGCGCCACCTTTGCCAGTTTTAAAGGATCTTGATGTGCCTGTACTTCGTTGATAGTTTTCTACCATCTATAGTGTTCCTTTAATTTATTAAAATGGCCCTGCGCCATCGTCGTCTACTGCGTTAGTTGTACTCTTTGGCAAGTTTAAAGTGAGATTATCAGTTAAATTACTTGCATCTGTGTTAACATTCCTGCTGTAATTTTCAGTAACATCATCAGAATAAGCAGTCGGTCCGTTGTTGTTATTTGTACGAGGTACACTAACTCCTTGGTTAAATGCTAGATCATCGGCTGTAAATTCTCGCAACGTGCCTTGAATTCTTTGTGTAAATTTACCTGCTTTAAACATGTTGGTTATAGAATATGCTGCAAATACCAAACGTTCTTCGGCTACGTTTGTGTTGTTGTTGATAGCACCTTGGTCGATATTTTCTTTGTATTTTGGTGTTAAGCCTGTTGCCAAATCATAGTCATTTGCTCTGTTAAAACGTACCTCAAACAATACTTCGCTGGCATTAACATTCAGGCTGCCGTCGGGTTCAAAAGGTGCAAGATTGTCCTCTGTGTAAAACACTTCGCTTTGCGTAATCCAGTCTGGGTCTCCAACAATTTCAAGATCAACTTTTAATACATCGGAGTCAGCATACAGTCTACCTGCTAATTGTGCAGCCGGCAGTGTTGATTCTCCTGCACCGCCTTGCTGACTTGACTCTGCTCCAACTGAAAACATTTGTTTATTAGCATATCTTCCGTCGCCGTCAACTGGTGCAGTTAATCCGCTGTTGCCAATTGGTGTTATATAGTTAGTGTTTGCTTCAAATTCAAGATTCAACACTTCTGTGTTTTCTCCGGTGAACAAATAATTATAGATCTTGTGCGACCCTCTATATGCCGACGGAGGGAAATAAGGAGACTTTGGTGTGTTGATCTGGTATCTGTTTACTTTGTAAGTAATTTCATATGCGTAATCTTTTCTCAAATTGTCCCAACCAAGTGGTTTACTTTGTTGTGTAATCTTGTACCACATTGTGGTCCCAACTGGAGGGTTTGAAATTTCAGCTTTAGTTACTTCGTCAAATACTATGGTTTGTTGCGCAGTAACATACTCGCTGTTTTTCATTACCTGGTCAATCAACTGTGTAATTTGTGTACCTGCTGTGATACTATATGTTCGCCCTTGGCTATCAAAATTTTGTTTGTTTGCATTTAGTGATATATTTGGATCACTAGTAGTGGTCATTGGTGTACGTGCTTTACTTGTTGTTCCTTGCTTTTTCATTTTAGCATCACGAAAAGCTGGAATGTCTTCTAGTACAATTTTGTACACATCTGCAATTTCCTGGGCACCTTTTTTTACCAGTTCACGTTGATTTTGATTTAATGCATCTGTTAGTCCCTGGGTTATAGTCGGAGATCCACTGCCGGCTTTACGATTGCCGCTTCCAAACTCTCCGCCGGCTGCACCTCCTGCAAAATCCTCTTCTGCAGCCGCACCTGCCGAAACTTGCATATTACCATTGAACAATGTGCCCACATCAGGTGCATTAAGTTGGAAGTTAAAAGGTATTGACCCCCTAGACGTACTAAATCCAACTGTTGTTTGGGGTATCATGCATTGTAGCTGATACTCAACAACTTGTGCAGCAAGTTTATATCTAAGCATGGCTATTTGAAAAGGAATAAACTTTTCTACCAAAGCATTTGGATCACTTGTAAACTCCCTGCCTTGGCCACTGACTAAGTTTCCATTTTCGTCATAGCCGTAAAATCTTATAACCATAAGATAATTTTGACCATTAATAGTTGCGCCTGGTTCCCCTGTGTGATCCCAAACTGCCTTGCGCAGTCTTTCTAAGAATGTTATGCCTTGAGGTTCAAGAACATCAAATTCAAGTGTAACAGCATTATGAGGGCTTCCAACTCCTTGGGTACCAACTAAACATTTAAGCTCAACGTTTTCTGGATAAAAGTCCAAGTCAAAGAATTTGTTGCGTTCGCCAATTGTGGCACCACCGCTTTGGAACAACAACTGATTTCCCGGTAATGTTTTTCTATCAGACTGTATCATCCGAGTGTATTCGTCAATGTCCATAAGGTATACTGAAATAGTATAAGTCTGCGAAGCAAGGTTTATAAGTTGGTTTGGCGTAGGTACAATGGTTTCCAAAAATTCATTAGCAATGGCTGCACGACCTTCGACATTTGTACTAGAGGTGCGTTGATCATACGAGTCGTCGCTTGCGCTAACCGAATCAGCGGCAGCAATTCTGCCGTCTGGAGTTTGGGTATTAGTAACACTGACTACTTCAGTAGCAGCACCCACTGTGCTGATTGTTCCGCCATCGTCGGCACCTAGAGCAAATTCTCCGTCGGGTCCGCTCAGTGTTGCTAGCCTTGCATTTGTGGGGCTGTTGTTAACCGAATCGGAAGATACGATTGTTTCACCATCCAATACCTCAGTTCCAGTTGTTGGGCTACTAACTCTACTATCTTCATTGGCGCCAGCTTGATCACTAGCGACTTGTGATCCTGCACTGTCTGCTGGTAAATTGTCTATTCGTGCAACTTCGCTTGAGTTAGCGAGAGCTTGCAGTTCAACAGCAAGCAACCTATTAATAAGAGCATTAACTTCTGCTATGTTTTCGGCTATCCTAAATGTTGTTGCAGATTTGTCAGGATCAGTTGGTGGCATGCCGTCGTTTTGACGTTGCAAATTGTCCAAGGTAAAAATGTAACCGTTGGCTTTATCAAAGCCAATGCCCCAATCGGCATTGATTTCGTTCCAAGTTGCACCATCATCGACCTCAAATTCTAGGCGTTCAACCCACCCTACCAGATTATTGATGTTGAGTTGTACGCTGCGCCTGGCTGTATCTATTTCTGCCGAGGTGGTCATGCTAGATTCCTAATACTTGGGACAAAGTTGCTTTTTGTGGTAGGTATATTGATGTATTGGTTGTAAAGTCCCCCAATGGATCTTGAAGTTGGTTTGGGTTTCTCTGTGCAAACACCCACCAAAGCGCCGCATCACCATACAAGTCGAATGCTAGCAAGTCTGGGCGAAGATTGTAAGTTTCATTAATAGTCATTAATAAGTCGTCTGCCAATTTAGGAATAGGTCGATTAACCATTACACCAAGATACGTCTGATTAACCACAGGTGTGTCAAAGTACGGACTGTTACTTGTATATATGTTATCCATTACCACATCCCTTTCTTAATTAAGTTACCGTTTGCATATTCCTTGAGACTAAAATCTTGACTAACTTGTCGTCTACTTGCAATTGGAAGTAAGTTAAGAGTCATTGACATCTTAGTTGGTACGTATGTTGCACCTTTGCTTCCTAATGGCCCGGGTGTTGGTGTAAATGGTTTTGCACCAACTTGGAGCGGCTGTGTTCCACCGCCGAACAATCTTGTAGCTGCCGTGGACAATCTAGTTAAACTAGAAAAGTTACCATTGGTTGCACTTGTTGCTAGAGGTTTTTGATATTGCAAATTATCTGCGCCTGTTATGTGTCGGCTTCTTGCTCTGATATAGTTAACATCAGACGGTAAATTCAAGTTAAACTCTGCTATCACACAAGGAGACTCGTTGAATTGATATTCGCCAAGGCCAGACAAATACAACAATGGCGGTGGTGAACCACGCTCTGCATCTTGGCCATAAAACATTTTACTAGCACTCTTAAAGAAATGCATAACTGCCAACAAGTATTCAGCTTCAACTGTGTCTTGTGCAGTGAATTCAGCAGTAACTTGTATAGTCTGAACACTTGATCCTTTGTAGAAATAGTGCATATAGTTGCTGTGCGTTGGTTGATAATTATTGTAATCTGACCTATATTGTAAATCAATTTGCGGAGTATACGGAAATATAACACCGTCAGTGACTGCCAATGGAGCAAGTATACCCGGGTTGCTTGCTTTGTACAAGTAGTTTGCCTGAGGTGCAAGTCTTAACTTAACACGCCAATCACCGTCGGCATTTTTAACACCGCTTGCTTCTCGTTGTGCACTAACAGTTTGCTGGTTACGTGCCTTAATAAGCAATTGGTTAGCATCAATTGCTCTCTCCATTTCTTCCATGTCTGTATAAGGCGCTAGTCCTCGAGCAACACGTTCTTCATTTATTAACCTTGCAACTTCCGGATCGCTAAGGTCAGGTACAACTTTATCTCTGAATACTGTTTCCAAGACATCAGCATCTGTTGGTGATACTGTGTAAGGATTGTCTTGGAAGCCAGGAAGCTGGTTAAGTATTTTTCCAGGATATAATATAGTTTCTTCCGTTAGTGGTGGGCCTAGTCCAAGCTTGTACTTTTCTATTCTTCCTGGGCCAGCATTATATGCTTGAAGAATTTCTGCAGGCGTGTAGTTTGGATATTCTTTCCTAAGTCCTTCGAGATACTGTCTAGCAAATTCTCTAGCTCTCACCGGATCGAGAACTTCTCGAATAGTAATAGGCTCAACACCATACCCAGGATCGGCTGCGGTCTCTGGTATAATCTGGTACACACCTAAAGCGCCTGCTGGAGACACTGCATTAGGGTTGTTGCCTGATTCAACAACTGCCAACGCATCAAGTAAATCATCTGTTACCCACGAAGTTTGTAAAGATTCTGTGTCAACAAGCTGACCATAGCTAGAGTTACGAGCTATAGTACCAGTTGTATCAAGTGTGTAATCACCATCGCTTATTGCTATACCAGCAAGAGTTCTAAGACCATTTTCACTAAGTCCGGGATATTGCTGTGCTAATTCATTGTATAGATCAGCTAATTTTTGATTGTACGGCATGTTGACTCCTATGCATTATTTATGGCGATCAAAAACGGCTAACTTAATGATTGACAGCCCCCTCTACATCGTTTATACTAAGTACAATTATGGAGAACTTAAATGGCATTAGCTAAAAAAACACCTGTTAAAAAACCTAAAAAAGTTAACTACCTCAACAACCGAGATATTCTCAAAGAAATTTACAAAAGTAAAAGCACATATTGTTCATACCTAGAGCCGGGTCAAGCTCAGTATGACATTATTTTGCCCAGTGTGGACAAAATCAATCAGCGCACTGTTGCAGAAGCACGGCGTAACAAAGCCGATCGCATCAAACGAGAAACAGGCGAAATAGTTGATCCAACAAAACTCAGCAACCAAGAGCTTGTATTTCGCATTACCACTTGGGATCACATTCCAATGGTGCCAAAAAAGCTAACCAAAGCACAAGAAAAGAAGAAATCCAAACTAGAAGAAATTCTAGAAATGGATGATGTTGATTATTCCGACGATGGACTACAAGAGCTTATGACCGAAGTAGAACAAGATCTCAACTATATAAAGTTGAATTTTCCACCATTTTGGCATTACATGATCGACGACAACAAAGTTCCGTATGTTGTGGGTAAAAGTCACTGGGTCGGCGGACTAGACAATGGTCACTTCTCAAAAGATCACGGTAAAATGACAGACAAATTAGCACACATGTTTATCAAGTTGTGCGAACGCTATGCTACACGTTCAAATTGGCGTGGGTATACTTACAACGAAGAAATGCGTGGCCAGGCATTGTTGCAACTCAGCCAAATTGGTTTACAATTTGATGAAAGCAAATCGCAAAATCCGTTTGCATACTATACCGCTGCTATTACCAACAGTTTTACTAGGGTACTAAACATTGAAAAGAAAAATCAAAACATTCGTGATGATATTCTAGAAAATGCAGGCTTGAATCCGAGTTGGACACGACAGTTTAACAACTCAGCAGAATCAAAACGTTTTATTGCAGAAACTAAAGCAACCAAAACCAAATAAGGACTTATACATGAGTTTGTTCAAAAAGGCCTTGGTCTTTACTGACATCCACTTTGGCATGAAAAGTAACAGTGCTCTTCACAATCAAGATTGTGAGGAGTTTGTTGAGTGGGCAGTAGAACAGGGCAAATTGCACGGTTGCGAAACTTGCATCTTTATGGGAGATTGGCATCACCATAGAGCAAGTTTGAGTTTGCAAACAATGCATCATAGTTTGAGAGCATTGGAAAAGCTAAGTTCAGGTTTCGACAACACACATTTTATCACGGGCAATCACGATTTGTACTACAGAGACAAGCGTGACATTTACAGTTACGAGTGGGCACAGCATATTCCAAATGTGCACATTCACAACGAATGGTTTGAACAAGACGATGTTATACTTGTTCCGTGGCTGGTTGGTGATGATTATAAACGTGTTAAAAATGCCAGTGCCAAGTATATGTTTGGACACTTTGAACTTCCCCACTTTAAGATGAATGCAATGGTAGAAATGCCAGATCATGGTGATATTAACGCAGAACATTTTACTGGCTACGGAGAAGTTTTCAGTGGGCACTTCCACTTACGGCAAAAGAAGAACAACATCAACTACATTGGTAATGCGTTTCCGCATAACTTCTCTGATGCCGGTGACGATCAGCGCGGAGTGATGATACTAGATTGGGATGGTACTAAGGAATACATCTCTTGGCCCAATCAGCCTTTGTACAGTGTTATGAATCTTAGCGATGTAATCGACTTTGCCGACGAACGACTCAAACCAAGAATGCATGTTCGTGTTAACTTGGATATTGAAATTTCTTACGAAGAAGCAAACTACATCAAAGAGCAATACATCACCAAGTACCAATTGCGAGAGATGGCATTGATTCCCAACAAGCAAAGTGCACTAGAAGAAGAAATGAATCCTGGTGATATTAAGTTCGAAAGTGTTGATCAGATTATCACTGAACAGATTATTGCAATTGACAGTGAGTTTTACGACAACAAATTATTGCTAGAAATATACAGGAGCTTGTAGATGCATTTTAAAGTATTTGAAAAGCAATATCTTTCAAATTTTGAAATACTAGATTTGATCGATTTGCACAGTGTCTCAGTGTCGCCAGACTCGGCTTATCAGACATTTCAAAAACTATACCAAGCATCATATACCAATAATCAAAGATTGGTTTTTTATAGCCAGTATACCATACCCGAAAGTTTGCTTACACACCTGTACAATGCTGCATTTGACATTGATATTAGTAATTTTTTTATAATAATTGCATGCCCAGATGCTGACAGCATTATTGCAAAAACTGGACAAGTCACTACTACAGATTTATTCACCGGGATTGATGTTACAGTTGACAGTATTAAATTAGAAAATCAGTATACATTAAGCAACACGATATGCCCACAATTATGGGATCATCTGCGCATTAGTAATAGAGGAGAAGTATCTCCTTGTTGTGTTTACGATGGAAAAATCAGTGACTATGACAGAACCAACCAGTCTCTTGAAAGTTTATTTCACAGCAACGAAATGAATTCTATTAGAGAAAAAATGCTCAACGGACAGAGACCAAAAGGGTGCGAAAAATGCTGGAACGCTGAAGACGGAAATATCACTAGTCATCGCATGCGACATTTGTCTTACAAAAAACAAACAATGTTAACCAGGGGGTTAGACAATCCTTTGCTGTCTAGTTTTGACTTTGCCGCCGGAAACACTTGTAATTTTAAGTGTCGAATATGCAACGTCACTGATAGCAGTTTATATGCAGTTGAGTACGAAAAATTCAAAAATACTCCATCAGGCATGGACTATTATGATGTAAATACTCCAACTTATCAATTTAATCATTACTCTCAAGTAATCAACGAATTAAAAACTCTTGTTGCTAAAAATCAAATTGTAAACATTGATTTTTACGGAGGAGAACCATTATACAACAAAAATGTTTTGGAATTTATATACTGGGCTGTTGATAATCAATACTCGCAAAATCTTAGACTGCATCTCAATACCAATGGTAGTATTTTTCCAGAAAAGTTAGAAAACTGCTGGAAACTTTTTAAACATATTGATATACAATTTAGTATAGATAACATTGACGATAGATTTCAACTAGAAAGAGGTAGTACTTGGCAAACAGTTGACACTAACATTAGACGTTTTATTAATTTAAAATTACCCAATGCAACAATGGGTATAATGCCAGTAATAAGCATTATGAATATTCTTTATCTTGATGAAGTTGTTGATTGGGCTAAAAGCTTAGAACTCAATGTTCAGTTTGTTATGCTTACTCAACCAAAAGCATTTTCTGTTGCAAATCTTACCCTAATGGCTCAACAAATGTGCATTGATAAATGTGTTAATTCTACACACGAATGTGTACAATCACTTGTAAGTTACTTGCAAAACATTACGCCCAGCAACGGTACCGAGTTTAGTCAAGCTGTTAAACACTTCGACAAAATTAGAAATCAAGACTTTCGAAAGACACATTATGATATTGCAAAAGCAATGAATCTATGTTAGTATAATTACATGATACAACTTAAAGACCTTACAGTTAAAAACTTTATGAGTGTAGGTAACTCTACACAAGCAATTAACTTTGACAGACAAGACCTTACATTGGTACTAGGTGAGAACCTTGACCTTGGCGGCGATGGCAGCAGAAATGGTACTGGTAAAACTACTATCATTAATGCACTTAGCTATGCATTATACGGTCAAGCACTTACTAATATCAAACGCAACAATCTAATCAACAAGACTAACAGCAAAGGTATGTTGGTCAGTTTAGACTTTTGCATGGGAGAGAAGTGCTATCGAATCGAACGTGGCCGTAGTCCCAATGTATTGAAGTTTTATATTAACAACAGCGAACAAGAAGCTGATGACAATGCACAAGGCGATAGCAGAGAAACTCAGGGTGCTATCAACAAACTTTTGAATATGAGTCACACCATGTTCAAACACTTGGTAGCACTAAACACTTACACCGAACCGTTTTTAAGTCTCAAAACAAACGATCAACGTGAGATAATCGAGCAACTGCTGGGTATTACATTGCTCAGTGAACGTGCTGATAAAATCAAAGAACTAAGCAAAAACACCAAAGACTTAATCAAAGAAGAAGAAATGTCAATTCGGGCATTACAAAATGCCAATGAAAAAATTGGCGAGCAAGTTGATGCACTTAAACGCAGACAAACTCTTTGGTTGAATAAAAACAAAGAAGAAATTGTCAACATTGAACGTGCTATTAGTGATTTAGCACATGTTAATATCGAATCTGAACTCGAAGCACACGAACAGTTAGTTAACTGGAGAGTGATTGATAACGAGCAATCGCAATTACAAAAAGACATTGCTGCGCTACAGGCACAAGTTAGCCGAGCTGATAGAGATTTCAAAAGAACTAAAAAGTCAATTGACAGCATCGAAGATGGTACTTGTAGCGCATGTGGACAAAGTGTTGATCACCTCGAAACACACAAACAACAAATGATTGATGCAAAAAAAGAACATCAAGATGCAGCCACCTTCCTAACAGAATTAGAGCAAGGCATTGCCACACTGTTAACTGGAAAGAAAGATGTGCCTGCGAAGCCTAAGACATTTTATGATAACTTAACTGATGCACACAATCACAAGTCAACACTAAGCTCTCTTGAAACGCAACTAGAAAACAAGAAGGACGAAACTGATCCTTATGTTGAGCAAATAGCTGATATGGAAACTTCAGCGTTGCAAGAAATTAGTTACGAAAAAGTAAACGACTTAACACGATTGCAAGAACATCAAGACTTCCTGTTAAAGTTGCTAACAAACAAAGATAGTTTTGTTAGAAAACGCATTATTGACCAAAACCTTTCTTATCTAAATTCTAGATTAACGCATTACTTAGATCGGATAGGTTTGCCACACACTGTTATATTTCAAAACGATCTCACAGTAGAGATCCAGGAGCTGGGCAGAGACTTGGACTTTGACAACTTGTCACGTGGTGAGCGCAACAGACTTATACTAAGCATGAGTTGGGCGTTTCGTGATGTATGGGAGAGCTTGTATGGCTCAATCAACTTGTTGTTCATTGACGAGCTAGTAGATTCAGGCATGGACACATCAGGTGTTGAAGCAAGTTTAGCACTGCTTAAAAAGATGGCTCGCGAACGTAACAAGAGTATCTGGCTTGTTTCGCACAAGGATGAACTTGCAGGTCGTGTAAATAACTTGCTTAAAGTTGTTAAAGAAAACGGCTTTACAAGTTATAGCAACGATGTGGAAATAATCTGATAAATGTTTATATGACATGGTATTATAAAGACACCGAAGTAGAAGACATTCCGGAGGGCGCAATTGGGTTTGTGTATTTGATTACAAATACAACAAACAACCGAAAGTATATTGGTAAGAAACTTGCACAATTTAAACGCAGCCGAAAGCCACTTAAAGGCAAAGTTAATAAACGTAGATACACTGTTGAAAGTGATTGGAAGGACTACTACGGAAGTAGCGATGCACTGTCAGCTGATGTAGAATTACTAGGCAAAGACAAGTTCAAACGTGAAATAATGTTTTGGTGTAGCAGCAAAAGCGAACTTAGCTACATCGAAGCTAGAGAACAATTTGCGCACCGGGTACTGGAAAGTAAAGACTGGTACAACGGGCACATACAAGTACGTGTGCACCAAAAAGGCATACTAAAAGAATAAAATTACACAATAGATAACTAATTGCATAACTATCATGCACAGGCAACCAAACAGAGCAATGCTCAAACTTCTTTTTAAATTTCCCTTTTAAAATTCTCAGCTATTATAGGAACATTGTTTGGTCGAGGCACCTCGACCCACTATGAGAACATGTAGTAATTGCATGAACAGATATAGTGAGTTCCAAGGACAAGCTAACTTAAGGCTAAAATGATACAGGCTCTGTGAAACAGATACAACCTGTGCTCTTGATATATTTGCTTGAATGAGTATATCACAGGGCTCCGTTGCGAGACAAGGCTAGAGTAGGGTGTAAAGCGTAACCGCATCCGTTGTAACTATTGCAAATCTCTTTATTCAAGTGACTGACACGACTCAGATGATGATGTATGTTCGGTTATGCTTGCCCTGTGCAAGGGCAAGTATGACCAAAAAATCTAGATGATAATGAAACACTCGATTCTCTCGTGCTTAATAATATTAATCACTTGTATAAAAAAAACTATTAAGAGCGACAGCGAATTAATAGATGTCTTTAGACATCTTATAATGTTAAAGAAAACTTTGATATTGTTTGTTTATGCCACTTAAATACTTTAGCATATTCTAAATGGTATGTTCTGGAAAAATGCTCAACATCTTGTAAGTTAATTGGAAAATCTTTGAGTACAGGTATATCTGCACCAGCACTTGCAATGAGTGCTTGCATTTTCCAACTGTTACCTTCAACAGCAACAAATGGTGTTTCTGCACAGATACATGCCATAACCTCATGAAAGCGTCCAGTAACACATAGATTGCTGTTGCGCAACTGATTAACTACATCATGCCATGATTGTTTGAATATGTTTATTCGTTGCGTGTGTTTGGTGTGGTTGTGTATACTGTCAAATGCATATTGCCCTAGTGTGATGTTGTGTTGTGTTTCAACTGTTGATACATGTGGGCAATTGATATAACTAATGTCTGGGTATAAATCTGGAGTTCTTCCAAAATCGTGTTGAGCATGTTTTTGGCTATACACATCTCTTACGCTCCATTGCTGCAAATTATCGGTTACACTTTTCCAACTAGTGTCCATGTTCTGCCAAATTGAATTCAGCAGCACTGTGGGTTTATTTTGTTGTTGGGCTAAGTTTACAAAGTTTAGTAAGCTAACTGCACCTTGACGATTGTTATGCATAGTACCTTCGCCGTTAACAACAACAGCATCAATATTATCCCAGTCGTTGTATTGTATATAAGGTACAGTCACTGGAATGCTAACCACAGCGGTATGTGGTTGCATTTGTAATTTAAGGTTTTTAATTACCTGTTTGCATCCGCTGTGATATTTAGAAGTATCATTTAACAGCAGGATGCGCATTAGTACTGGTCTGGAAAGTCTCTATACAGAAAATGTTGTATAGTTTCCACATCAACCAGTTGATTGAATGCATGGTGCTTAACTTCGATGTCATTTGTGTCTGTAACTACATGCTTCATTGCATCGTCGAGATCTTGCATGTTTTTAAATTCCATGTCAATTCGAAACTCTGGCAAGTCCATACTACGAAATCCAAGTTTCATTCTAGTGATGCGATAGCTGTGCAATGTAGGTAGTTCATCTAAGAACGCACTCATTTTAGTTACAAATTCGTGTGCATTAACGCCTTCATTGACGTCAGAGTAGATAGTGTAAATGTCCATTGGGTTTCCTTATTTCTATATATAGTTAGTAATGAAAATAGTCTTCAATAATGTTTTTGGCACTTTGAGCCAAGCTGATATAATCTACAATATACCAAGCCTAGTTGATGTTGACGCCAGTGAACACGACGAAGCGTTGTCACAAGGATGGCTAGTAACTGTTGACAACGGTGAAAAAGTTTGGTATCAAAGCCGCAGTACCAGAGTAAATGTTGCCAACACTGATTATAGTCTAATAGACAATTACCAAATCACTGACAGTGCTACAAGTGAAATGGATCATGTGTACAATGCCTACTGTTTGAAAAAAGGCTTTAAGAAAATGTACGCACTAGATGATCAACTCAGTTGGGATATCTATGTTCAGTATCATCATGATGACGAGCTAGTAGCATGGAGCAAGCTACGTAGATACAGCCCCAGCAGCATCGAAACAGCATTATTTGCATGGGACTATAGTGAACCGCATTTGCGGTTGGGCGAACGCACAATGCAGCACGAAATTGCTTGGGCTAAACAATCTGGATATTCATATGTGTACATGGGAAGTGGGTATGAAAAAATATGCACTTACAAAAGCCGAGTTGATGGATTTGAGTGGTGGACCGGGCAGCATTGGAGCACTGATGTTGATCACTATGTGTGGTTGTGCAAAAGAGACACCAAGCTGTTAAATTCTAAAGTCGTGGATCTTCACGATTTGAAAATAGACCAGTAAGATACTCTTCGTCCCAGCCGTTGTAGAAACCTTTTTTACCTAATATCTTTGCATGACTGTGTAACTTGCTGCGACTTTGTACTAGTGCTAGTGCATACTTTCCGTGATTGAATTTCACACCATTAACTACTTCAGGGACACTTGGGTGGTCTGACAATGCTAACATGTCAATGGGTACTAGTGTTTCTTCGTTGATATTATCAATTGTGTCTTCAAAGTCTTCAGGATCATAATCATCAGGGTTGTACACATAGATGTACACATCTTGGTCGCCCATACCTTCTTTGGCAACATCTATCATGTCTTGTGCTAGAGAAGTACCTATGCGCACACTGTATTTGTTGGCTAGTCGTGCTTTTCTAGCATACGGGCATGGTGACCAATTGCCTAATGCAGGATGCGGAACTTCAAGAAAGTTGATCAACCATTCTTCGATGCTGGCTTTTACTTCATCGATTACCAAAAGTCTCTTCCTGTTTTCTTTGCTGTTTCTAGGTTGCCCTTGATGATGCTTCCTAAGATGTCTCGTTCTGGACCACTCATCTGTGTGATTTCAGAATAGCTAATACCGCCACGCATGTACCAGCATATCTTCATCATATCCTCTTTTAGGCCCTTAACTTCTTTTTCCATCTTCTCGACGATTGCTTCAATCTCGTCCGGAGCTGATGTTAAGAGCCTGATTCGAAAAAATTTGCAACATTCATGGTAAACGGCGTTTCATATTGGTGCTTGCAATCAGCACAAGTAATACTGAGAGGTTCAATCTCGCCTAGTTTTTTAATTTCTTCAATTTTTTTGCGTACTTTTGAAAAAACTTTTGATTCACAGTTTTTAATGTATTCTGTGATGTGTTCCTTGTCTACTACAATATCATCGCCTGCTTGTATCATGCTAATACTGTCACTGATTGCATTTACAGTAAGCTCGCTGAGACTTTGGAATGCTTCAGTTAGCAATCTAAGCTTTTCGGCTTCGTCAATTTCAGCATCAGGTAATGCTTCCAACATTTTTTGATCTTGGAACTGCAACATGTTGTTACGGTTTTGCTCTGTGTACGTCAACGGTTTGAAATGTATTTCAATGTCTCCGTTGACAACTGGTTTTGAAAAATCTGGAGTTTTGATTCGATCCATGATGCTTCTCAAATCAATACCAAACTCATTGGTTTCGCTGCACTCTGGGCACTTGCTGGTAAATTCCATTTCGTGTCCGTAACTTGCAATCCTTATAGCAATCAACAACGTGTCTAAATCAAGTGTGCTGACCTTCCAAGGATCTACAAAAGCAGGGATGCAACTTTTTATTACATTGGCAATAGCAGCGCCATTGAACAATGCATCAGCAGTTCTGTATGCAATTTCGTCCAGTGCTGTCATTGGATAAATTGGAATTTCTTTATTCTCTGGCATTACTAGAATATTTTCGTCGTAGTACATTCCATTGCTTGGTAACGTGACATAAATTGCAGGTTGCCTGAAGTGTTTTGCAAGTGGGTTCGGGTTGTTGTGATCCATGTTTTTTCCTACCATAAATATATGATACTGTACTTATACAGCGTAAAAACGGGTAAGAATTTAATGGCAGAGTTTGATGATCAAGACCTACAGAGATTGAATGATGAAATCTCTCGTTTGCAACAATCTATGTTGCAACTGGCTAACAGCCAGCAAGTAGGTAGTACTCAATGGAATAAAATCAACACTCAGTTAAACGTTGTTCAAAACAAGTACAAAGCAATAATATCTTCCCAAGAGTCGTTTGCTAATTCAGTTGGTAAAGGAACTGCCGCAGTAGGCAAAATGGCAGTCGGCGCTGTTAAAGCCGGATCGTCTTTTGCAGAAGCAGCCAGTGCAGTTAGGCAAAGCAGGGAAGACTTTACCAGCTTAAACCCGTCAATAAACCTGGCAGGCTCGGCACTAAAGACAACGGGAAAAATAGCAGGAGTAGCCGGTGAAGCACTAGGCGGGCTTGCTGACGGTATTCCTGTTGTTGGCGGCGTTATTGGCGGCGCAATCAATGCAGTAGGCAAGTTTGCTGCTGCAATCACCGAAGCAGTTTCTGACATCCTTACCACAGTAGGTCCGCAACTAACAGCCGAAGTACAACGTGCAAGTGAAGCATTTCGCACAATTGGGCAAGTTGGTGGATTAACTGCTGGCGGGTTAACCGAGATAATGAATCAGAGCATCGATGCTGGACTTAGTTTTACACAGTTTAGTACGGTAGCGTCCAAAAGTGCCGAAGGCCTTGCATTTGCGTTTGGCGATGCAAGCGAAGGTATTGAAAGATTTTCTCGAGTTTCTGCAGACATGGAACCATTCAGACAAGGCTTGATAGCTTTGGGTGTGGGCGCTGAAAAGCAAAATGAACTAACATCAAAATACTTGTTGTTGCAAGCAAGAACTGGTAGAGTGGAAGCAATGTCAGCTAGGGAACTTGCACAAGGCAGCGAAGAATACATCCGTAAACTGTCTACACTGTCAAGAATAACCGGTAGAAGCATTGACGATCAACAAGCTATAATGGATGCACAAACACGCAACATACGTCTAATGGGTGCCGCAGCTGACATTCAAGAAAGATTGGGCGGTGAAGAAGGAAAACGAGCTGCACTAGCTATGCAAACCACATCAGCAGCTATTGAAACTGTTGCAAGTAAAGAAATTGCCGATGGTTTGCGTGATGCAATGGCAGGAAACTTAGGAACCGAAGCTGCTCAAGGATTTGTTCTTGCAGCCGGACAAGAAGGTGTTGCTGCGGTTGCTGCACTACGTGCAGGTACTATGAGCGATCTCGATGCAACAGCATTAATCATGCAAGGCATTAACAATAGATTTGATTCTCTAGGAGGATCAGCGGGAATTGCTAGATTGGTTGGACTTGGTACACCAATGGATGCAGTTTTTGAAGGCATGTTTAATGTAGCCCAACGTGCTAATTTAACAGCAGACGACTTAGAAAAATTAAAAACATCGCAAGATGGGTTCACAACAGCAACTGATACTACTACTGCTGATCTAATTGCTGCACAAGTCGCTTTACAACGGGCAGCAATTGAAGCTGACAAAATGGCTAAAGAGCTTATGGGCCCAGCTGCATCGGCGATTGAACAATTTGCAGTAATTGTGCAAAGAACAAACACAGAAATGTTTTTAATGCTCGAAGCATTTAGCACTGGTGGACTAGCCGGATTAAAGTCAGCAGTTTCTGAACAAATAATGCCAGATATTGGGACTGGACTTGTAGATTTCACAAATATGAGTCCCGAAGAAAGAGATGCTGCACAACAACAAATTCAAGAACGACTTGATAACTCAAGGAAAAGAAACGCAGAAACCTGGGAAAACATCAAAAAGATGTTTGGATTTGGAAGATTTATTGATAATGCATCTGGAAATAACGGAACAACAACTGGGGGTGCAGGTACTTTGCCATCAGGTGCAACACCAGATTATGGAAGCAATGGTGATTTATTAAAACTACTTGAGGAAAGTAGAAGAAAATATGCTCCGCCAGGAACACCAGATGCTACATCTTCAACAGCAGGCCCTACTGGCACGTTAAGAACCAGTGGAAGTCTATCAGATGTATTAAATGAAAATCTCACAGTAGCAAACAGTCAGTTGGCAAATTCTAAAGCAGACACTTTAGCAAGAAAAGAAGTGTCAGATCTAACCATTGAAAAGTTAACTGAAATTGTAACTGCAATGGATCGTGCTAATCGTACCAGTGAGCAGATACTACAGCGGGCCAGGCAAGGGTGATAAATACTTGTGTCACAATGTGCATATTGGAAAAATAATACATGGCCGGATGGAAAAAATACTTTAAAGTGGTGGGCAACGAAGGTGGGCAACTTTCGCCTATTAGCGGACGGTCTACTCAAGGATCAAATGGTCAAGGCGGCCAATTTGGTTTTAAGAATTACCAAAGTCACTTGCCTGAAGTGTATTCAGGTCACCCTAACAGAATTGAACGCTACAATCAGTATGAAAATATGGATTGCGACAGTGAAATCAATGCATGTTTAGATATCATTGCTGAGTTTGCAACACAAACCAATGAAAGCAACAACACACCGTTTGAAGTTGAATACACTGATACTCCTACAAACAACGAAATTGAGATTATTAGAAAACAACTACAACAGTGGACTAAACTCAACAAGTTTGATCAACGTATATTCCGTCTTTTCCGTAACACGTTGAAGTACGGCGATCAAGTTTTTGTTAGAGATCCAGAAACCTTTGAACTATACTGGGTTGACATGACCAAAGTAGTAAGAGTTATTGTCAATGAAAACGAAGGCAAGAAACCTGAACAATACGTTATTCGTGATATCAATCCCAACTTTCAAAATTTAAGCATTGCTCCTAAAAGCACCACAGACTATGGATCAAATCCTAATGCAGGGTCAATTGGCGGCAGCGGCGGATCAAATTCAAACTACACTATCCCAAATGCACCTCTTGCAGGTGGACAAAGTAGATTTGAACACACTATAAACGAAACAGTAATTGATGCTAAAAATATAGTACACCTTGGACTTAGTGAAGGCTTGGATTTTTATTGGCCGTTTAGTCAAAGTATACTTGAAATGATTTTCAAAGTATTCAAGCAAAAAGAGTTACTTGAAGACTCGATTCTAATTTATCGTGTGCAACGTGCGCCAGAACGTAGAGTATTTTATATTGATGTAGGCAACATGCCAAGTCACCTTGCTATGCAGTTTGTTGAACGTGTTAAAAATGAAGTGCACCAAAGACGTATTCCCAATCAACAAGGCGGGCAAGCTGGTACTACAATGGATACTACATACAATCCATTGTCAATCAACGAAGATTACTTCTTTCCACAAACAGCAGAAGGTAGAGGATCAAAAGTTGAAACACTACCAGGAGGCGAAAACCTTGGACAAATCGACGATTTAAAATACTTTAACAACAAGATGTGCAGAGGACTTCGTGTTCCTAGCAGCTACCTTCCGACTGGCCCAGACGACAGTGATCGACCAATGAACGACGGTCGTGTTGGTACTGCACTTATACAAGAATATAGATTTAATCAGTATTGCGAAAGACTGCAAAAGCAAATTTGTCAAAAACTTGATGATGAATTTAAAATGTTTTTGCGCTGGAGAGGCTTTAACATTGACAGCGGGTTGTTTAGCATCAAGTTTGCACCGCCACAGAATTTTGCTAGTTATCGTCAAGCCGAACTTGATACAACTCGTATGCAAGCGTTTAGCACATTAGAGCAAATTCCCTACATGAGCAAGCGTTTTCTTATGAAACGTTACCTGGGTCTCACTGACGACGAGTTGCAAGAAAACTCGAAATTGTGGAGTGAAGAAACTGGGCAACCAAGTGAACTTGAACCAATGGGCAAAGATTTACGCACAGTTGGTGTTAGTCCTGCTGATTTTGATGCAGATATCGAAACCGGCGGTGACATTGAAGCAGGCGGTGAGGAAATTGATGTGGACATTGATGCTGGTGCAGTTGCAGCAGAAACGCCTCCGGCATAAATATTATTATGAAACTATTTGAATTTTTTGAAGCAGCGCCAGAAGGGTACCAAGATGTAGAGGATGACAATTCTACACCGCAACTCGGCGAACTGCGCAAAACTAAACTAACTCTTAAACAAATTTCAAAACTTCGAAAAATGTATGACATGCGAAATTATGAAAAAAAAGAAGAGCTGAAAAAGGTGCAAGCACAATATGCACCAGCGCCGCCACAAATGTGATACTTTATTAGAATTTTTCTTTTAGTCTAATAAATTTATCGTTTTCTACCCATTTTACTCCTATAACTGCATAGTTTTTAGTATCTATGTTAAATATTATACTGAGCCCATACTTTGGAGGAACCAATATGAACAAATTTGAACAACTTATCGAATTCGTTATTAACGACGAAGAAGATAAAGCAAAAGCTCTCTTTCATGAGATCGTTGTAGAGCAATCTAAAACAATCTATGAAGACATCATGTCTGAAGAATCAGACGCAGAAAAAGATGACCATGCTGAAAAAGCTGGTGATGAAGTTAAAAAAGACATCGAGTATGATGACAAAATGGACGAGTCCATCGAAGAGTCAGAACTTGGTGGATCACAAGTTGACGATCTTATTGACGAAATTGAAGCCGAAGAGCAAGGCGTCACTTTTGAAGATGAAGAAGAAATCGAAATGGTTGACGTCGACGTTGAAGATGATGACGACGATGAAGAACTCGAAGATCGTGTTGTTGGTCTAGAAGACAAACTAGACGAACTTATGTCTGAGTTTGAAGAACTCATGGGTCAAGTTGATGACAACACTGACGACATCGACGATGTTGAAGATGACCATGAAGAAATGGACATGGACGACGAAACAGTCGAAGTTGACATGGAAATAGAAGGTCTAGAAGAAAATGTTGACCTAACTGCTGCTCCTAAAGCTGTTACCACTGAACCAGCTGGTACTCAAACGAGTAGTACTGTGGCTGCCAACAGTGGCGCAAAAGGTGCTGTAGCAAAACCAGTTGACACAGACACTGCTCCAGAAAAAGGTCGCTCTGCTCCAAAAGCACAAGACCAAGGTAACACAACAAGACCAGACATGAAAGCTGCGCCAAAACCGCAACTAGCACAAGCGTCTGGTGTGAACACCAAAAGCGTTATTGACTAAAAGGATAACCAAGTATGGCTCTTTATCTTAGAGAAAACCTTACCTTCGAAACCGCACAAATTCAACTCGTTGAAGGGAAAGACGGTAAGGAACTCTTTATGGAAGGCATCTGCATACAAGGTGGTGTTAAGAACGCTAATGAGCGAATATACCCTGTGAGTGAGATTTCTAACGCAGTTAAAACTCTTAATGAACAGATCAAAGAAGGCAATAGCGTCCTTGGTGAAGTTGATCACCCGGATGACCTTAAGATTAATTTAGACCGTGTATGTCACATGATTACTAGTATGTGGATGGACGGTCCAAATGGATACGGAAAACTAAAAATACTTCCAACACCAATGGGCGAGCTAGTTAAAACTATGCTTCAGTCAGGTGTGCGATTGGGAGTATCTAGTCGTGGATCGGGTAATGTAGATCCACACAACGGACACGTCAGTGACTTTGAAATTGTTACTGTCGATGTAGTCGCACAACCCAGTGCTCCAAATGCTTACCCTAAAGCTATTTACGAAGGACTTTTGAACATGAAACATGGTCATGCAGTTCTCGAAATGGCTAGGGAGTCAGGGTCAAACGACAGAGTACAGAAGTACCTAACAGACGAAGTATCTCGTCTGATTAGGGACCTAAAGATTTAGGAGAATCGCATGTTAGATGCTATTAAACCACTACTAGATAGCGACCTGGTTAATGAGGATACTCGTAATGCTATTGCTGAACAATGGGCAGCAAAGTTGAATGAGACCAAAGAAACAGTTCGTGCAGAACTTCGCGAGGAGTTTGCACAACGCTATGATCATGATAAAACAGTGATGGTAGAAGCCCTAGATAAAATGGTAACAGAAGGCTTGCAAGAAGAAATTGCTCAACTTAACGAAGAGAAAAAGGCACTTGCAGAGGACCGTGTAAAAGCCGCAAACGCAATGAAAGAAAATGCTAATAAATTTAATAACTTTATGGTATCAAAACTTTCAGAAGAGCTTCGCGAACTACGCACAGACCGCAAAGTACAAGCAGAAGGTTTTGGTAAGCTAGAATCATTTGTTGTAAGTGCTTTGGCCGAAGAAATCAAGGAATTCGCAGCAGACAAGAAAGACTTAGTTGAAACTAAAGTAAAGCTTGTTAGCGAAGCACGTGGACAACTTGATAGTCTAAAAAGTAAATTTGTAAAAGAATCTGCTAAAAAGATGTCAACAACTGTTGCTACTCATCTTACGCAAGAATTAAGTCAACTTAAAGAGGATATCAAAATTGCTCGTGAGAACAATTTTGGTCGCCGTATATTTGAAGCATATGCTACAGAGTTTGGTGCTACTCATCTCAATGAGAATGCAGAAGTACGCAAACTATTAGCTACTATTGAAGATAAAGACATTAAGTTGGCAGAAGCCGTTAACGCTCAAAAACAAGCCGCAAAGCTTGTTGAGAGTAAAAATCATGAAATTAAAATCATTCGTGAAGCTAATGAGCGGGAAGCTACATTAGACGAACTACTTTCGCCTCTTAACGATGAAAAGAGAGAAGTAATGATTAATCTTCTTGAAAACGTTCAAACATCTCGTCTAAAGAACGCATTTGAGAAGTACTTGCCAGCAGTACTCAGTGAAGCTAAAGCAACTAAAAAAGCTGAAGCACTTGTTGAATCTACTGGTAACAAAACTGTTAAGGCCGAACAACAAAGATCCGAAACAAACAACGTTAATAACGTTATCGATCTTAAGCGCCTAGCAGGGCTTTAAAAAAGAAAAAGGAGACAGAAATGTCACAAGAACTACTAGAAAACAGATGGAGTGAGACCAAGGAAGCCCTCCTAGAAGGCCTTCAAGGTTCACGCCGTTCAACAATGGGTGTTATCCTAGAAAACACTCGTAAGCACTTGGCAGAGAATGCAACAGCAGGTTCAACTTCTTCCGGTAACGTAGCAACACTTAACCGTGTTATCCTACCAGTTATCAGACGTGTTATGCCAACTGTTATTGCTAACGAACTAGTCGGCGTTCAGCCAATGACTGGCCCAGTTGGCCAAATTCACACACTACGTGTTCGTTATGCAAACGCAATGACAGACAACTCGGCAGCAGCAACAAGTACAGCCGCTGGTGACGAAGCACTAAGTCCATTCAAAATTGCACAAGCTTACTCCTCTGCGTCCACAGTGACAGCAGGCGTTGTACAAAATGCACAGAACACATACCAAGGTGCAAACACAGCAGTACTTGAAGGCTCCGGTGGTCGTCAGATTTCCGTACAAATCCTCAAGCAAGCTGTTGAAGCAAAAACACGTAAGCTACAAGCTCGCTGGACATTTGAAGCAGCACAAGACGCACAAGCCATGCACGGCATTGACGTTGAAGCTGAAATCATGGCAGCACTTGCTCAAGAAATTACTGCTGAAATCGACCAAGAGATCCTACTTTCTCTACGTTCACTAGCAGCAACTGAGTTTACATACAACCAAGCCACAGTATCAGGTACAGCAACATTTGTTGGTGACGAGCATGCAGCTCTTGCAGTTCTAATCAACCGTACAGCTAACTTGATCGCTCAGCGTACACGCCGTGGCGCAGGCAACTATGCTGTTGTTTCCCCTGCTGCACTTACAGTGCTACAGAGTGCAACAACAAGTGCATTTGCTCGCACAACAGAAGGCACATTCGAAGCACCAACAAATACTAAATTCGTCGGTACATTGAATGGCACAATGCGTGTATTCTGCGACTCATATGCAGGCGACACAACTCCAGTACTAGTTGGCTACAAAGGCGCAAGTGAAACAGACGCACCAGCGTTCTATTGCCCATACGTACCGCTAATGAGTTCGGGCGTTGTTCTTGATCCGTCCAGCTTTGAGCCAGTAGTGTCCTTTATGACACGTTATGGCTATATTGAGCTAACAAACACAGCATCGTCCTTCGGCAACGCCGGTGACTATGTTGGTGAAATTGCTGTACAGAACCTTTCGTTCTCATAAGCTTTATCATTACAACCTGCACTATGCAGGGAGGAGAAAACAGCACCTTCGGGTGCTGTTTTTTTATGTTAAGTTACTTTATAATTAAATACTACTATGAATGTACACTGGCGATTTAATCACGGATCTAACTCTTTTGATCAAGTTGACGGAAATCCAATACAATATTATCAACAATTAATGGATCAAGTAAAAACTCCTACATTGATTATTGATATTAGTTTAGTTAAATTTAGAAATCTTGAACTATACTTGAATTTTGTGTTAGATTCTGCATCCAAAGAGAATAGTTTGCCAGCTTTTAAACAATTAATATTTGATGCCACACTTGATCCTGTTTATGACTATGATGAAAAAGTAAAAATTCTTAACAACTTTGTTAAAAACAAGGGCATTTTAGGATTTTTAAGTTTAAGCCATTTTACGTTAAATCAGCATAGTCATTTAACAGAAATAATGTATCCAAGTTGGTTTTTTATTTTTAAAAAACAAAAACTGCCAGAATTAAATTTAGATCAAAAAAAGTGGAAGTACAGTTGTCTTAATAGAAATCCGAGCTGGCACCGATTGATGCTCTATACAATGGTTAAAGAAAAAAATTTACTTGATCAGTTTGTTTATACATTCTATAATAAATGTCCTTACAATGGTACAAAAGTTGATATTGCGTTTTATCATAAGAATAAAAAGTTCTTTGGCAACTACTATACTAACTGTATGAAAAGTATAAAAGATTTACCTTTAACTTGGCCCGGTGATGTTCAAGGAGAGAACGATCATACGCTAAATCATAGTGCATATTTACACAGTGAGTGTAATATAGTAACTGAAACAAGTGCAACTGTGAGTTTTGTTAGTGAAAAAATTTGGAAACCTATTGCTGCTGGCCAGATATTCCATGTTGTTGGAAGTGCTTATACAAACAAATGGTTACAAGGTTTGGGGTTCCATGTATTTGATAAAAATGGCTATGACTCGATTATTGACAATACACAACGTATTAAAAAAGTTGTTGAACTGTTAAACGTAGAAACCATGTGGAACAAAGAAAACTTGTGTAGCATTGAACATAATTATCATTTGTTTCACAGCGGAGTAGTAGAAAAAAGTATTTTAGATCCATTAGTTGCTATACTTGACCAATAAATTCTGCTAAATACTTTTCTAACGTAATACTACGTTTTATGCGGAACACCATCCGCGTAGTAGGCTAGAACCTACATCGGACTTCTACAAGGAGAAAACAACATGGGACGTCCTCTCAAAATTAAAATTTCTGATACTAGAGACGCTGGATTTAACAACCCAGACGGAAACGGTACACCAGCAGGCGAGCTATACTTTGGTCAAGTTGGCGGTAATTCAAATCTATCAAGTGGAGAGTTTCCGACAACAACATGTCGTGTTAAAATTGGCACAGTAGCAGAAGCTGAGGGTTATATTATCCGCCAAAAAGGTTCAACAAAATACCTCGTTGGCGATTCGACTGGTGTTACAGCCGGTTCGTTTATTGTTAATAACCAGTATATTATTACAGCACTTGGCAACACTGACTGGCAAGCAATCGGTGCAGGCAAAGATGCAGGTGTTGGTTCTACATTTACAGCAAGTGGTGTAGGTTCGGGCACTGGTACTGCTGACACAATTGGTGTTTGTGTGCTATCTGACTTGGCTGACGCTGCACTAACTGCTGACACTATGACAGTAACTTATGCAGACGAAGGCTCGACACTAGTTCGCATCAAGCGCATGACCAACAAGTATGCAATCAACTTTGCTAACGCAAAAGTATTGGTTAACTACTTTAACGTTCTTGATGACACAATCGAAAAATCAGGCGCAGAAGGTTCAACAACAACTATTAATCTAGTACAGATTGAGAATCCAAACTACGGTTAAGATTAATTTTTTAACTTACTAACCCTCATTGTAATAACTACAATGGGGGTTTTTTATGAGTGCAGCATTTATATTAGGAAATGGCAGAAGTAGACTAGCAGTTAATCCTAATAAATTAATGGAAATCGGTACAGTATTTGGGTGCAATCGATTGTATCAAGAGTGCACACCTCATTGCTTGGTGGCCACTGACAGGCCAATCGCCGAGGAAATACAAAATTCTGGATATGCAAAAAAACATAGATTCCACACCCGAAAACCTATTGTGGATTTAGGAGGACAGTTTCTTGCTAAAGACTACAAAGGATTTAGCAGTGGGCCAAATGCTGCCAGTTTGGCGTTAATTGATGGACATAGTGACATATACTTGATTGGTATGGATTTTGGAACTACCAATGGTATGGTTAACAATATCTATGTTGATACAAAATTTTACAAAAAAGAGCTCGACCCACCAACATACCCGGGTAATTGGATTAATCAAATCATCAAGCTCACTGAAGACTTTAGCACCAGACAATTTTGGAGAATAGAAGGCCCAGAATCAGCATTTGTGCCTAGGTTTAATAAAATACAAAATATGAGGATAATGTCTATGGACAAGTTTCTAGAGAAGGTAAATACTGCTAGAGGTCCACTATGAACACAAAAAAAAGAATTGACGGCGATTACTATATTGAAACAATAAATGCCGATGACAGAGTATACATTGATACAGATACTCTTGAAGTTGACGGTAACTTGGTGGTTAGCGGCAACTTAACGTATATTAATACTGAAGAACTTAATGTATCAGATCCGTTTATTGTTTTAAACAGTAGTAACACAGCAACTTATGCTGCCAATGCAGGTGTATTGACTCACAAAACTGCAAGCGACTATGCTGGTATTAGATACAGTGTTGATAACGGTCGTTGGGAATTGAGCACTGCTACTAGTGCAAGTGGAGAAACTGGCACTTGGGATGCAATCGGGACAGCATCGGCTGGTTCACCAGGTGGTCCTAACACAGCTATCCAGTTTAATAATGCAGGTACGTTCGGCGGCGAAGCAGAACTTACTTGGGACCAAGGCACCGACACACTTTCAATTACAGGAATTGTTAGCGCCACTGGCAATGTTGCTGTTGACGGCGCAATTCAACTTGCTGATCAGAGTAGTGCCCCTGCCTCAGTAGCAAACACCACAGTTTTGTATGCAAACACAGTAGGTAGTGGCGGAACTGGTGTTTATTTTGTTGATGGCTCTACATCCGACGAACTAGTAAGCAAAAGCAAGGCCATCGTTTATGGCATTATATTTTAAGGATTAAAAAATGGCAATTCAAACAACCGAAGTTGTAAACTCAGATACCACAGTGTACACAAGCTCGGACAACAGTGCAATTACATATGCAGCGTTTACAAATTATACCGGTGCTACTATTAGTATAGATATACATATTGTTCCAAGTGGAGACAGTGTAGGAAATGTTAATTGTGTTGCAAAATCATTAGAAATCACATCAACTGACACATATCAACTATATGCAGGCGGCGAAAAACTATTGCTTAGTAACAATGATTTTATTAGTGCTGTTGCAAATGTCGCAACAGGTGTAAATTCAGTAATTTCGTATACTGGTATCTAATATGGCTGCTAATCCAAGCTCGGGGCAATTTTTAAAAAATTACAGAATACCGTCGTCTAGTACGAGTGTGGTTATTCCAGGCGGCGCAACTGCTGACCGACCTACTGCTCCAACATTTGGTAGTTTTAGATTTAACACTAGCACTGGCGGCATGGAATATTTTGATGGAACTGTATTCAAGTCAGTGGGTGTTGCTGGAGAAGCAAACTTGGTAGTTGATGCATTCACAGGTGATGGGTCTACACTTTCTTTTACACTTAGTACATCAGTGAGCGACGAAGATCAAGTTATTACCTTTGTTTCAAACATTTATCAGCAACCTGTGGGAGTATATACCATCACCGGTGGCGGTAACGACATTACCTTTAGTGCAGCACCCCTTGATGCTGAGCCAATTCATGTGATTCACGGACTAGGAACAGTACCTGCAACCTAGATTAAATCTAGTATAAATACAATAAGATTTAGAGGATAGCATTATAAATGGCAATTGCACGGGTTTCTGGTAATGCATTAGCAAACGATTTACAACGGAGCACTAATTTAGCAATTAGCACAGATGCGTTGTATATCGACGTGGCTAACAGCAGAATTGGTGTTAACACTACATCAACTACCCATGCTATTACAACACCCGACGATGCCTCAATTGGCAATGTTGTAATTACTGGTAACAGTATCACATCTAATCTTGGAAATCTTGACTTGTCAGGGTCAGAGCTTAACTTAGGTGCAGTCGAAGATATAACAATCACAGGCGGCTCAAGCGGCACAGTGTTGAGCACCGACGGTGCTGGCGTTCTAAGTTTTATTCCAATTAGTAACGTTGGGGGGCTAACAGGTAATGTTATTAGCCTTGGGACACCAACTGACGGAGATCTAACAACTAATGTAGCTTATAATGATTGGACAACTAATACATTTGTAACTGACGGTCTTGATGATCTCAATCAAGTTGCACTAAACATTGCTAATGGCACATATGTTGGCCAAGTTGAATTTACTGGTACGCCTGTTGCAGGACCGAGCCCGCAAACTGTAACATTTAGTGGAAGTTTAGTAGGTACTGCTGATAACTATCTTTGGGACTTTGGCGATGGTAATACATCAACAAGTGGCCTTAATGTTAGTCACACGTATAACGATGATGGCGGCGGACAATTTACTGTGTCACTGACAGCATTTAACTCTGATGGCACTTACCAAGGAAATGTTTCTCTTGGCGCAAAAGGTTCAGTTGACACCAGAACTAGAACAAACTATATTACACTTTACACCCCGAATCCTGTACCGGCATTTACTATAACAGACAACAGCATCGACAGTGGTGCATTAGCTGAGATTAATAATACATCAACAAATGTAACATCAAGCTACGAACTTGATTGGGGAGATGGTGTTGCAAATACAAACCCGGCATTGGGCTGGACAACACTTACAAATACCTACACCAACTCAGGCGGCGACGAGCAGTACACAATTGTACTAGCTGGTACGTCAAGCACAGCCGGGCCAACTCCGGTTACAGTATACAGTGCGCCAGGAACAGTGAGTGTGTACAGTGATCACACTAGTCAGTTTACTGCTAGTGCAACTACATTAGTTAACGAAGAAGCAACTTCCGGTGGTGTGGTAACATTTACAAACACTGTTGCCACTGACCCAGGAACTACTGCGGTGTTTGGTAGTCAGCAAAAATATCTTTGGACATGGGATGATGGGTCAGTTGCTAATGTTAATATACAAAGTGGAGTTGCCGGTAACCCAGGATCTACTATTGATCATACGTTTGCCCTCAGTTCAGGTAATCAAGCAAGCGGCACGAGCCAAACATTTGATGTTACTTTACAGGTAAGAAACGGCAGCACCAATTCACCTTTTGTGAGTGGTACTACTACAATTACAATTGAACCAGATGTGAGATCAATCTACACCGGGTCCGCAGTCACACTCAGTGACAGAACAGGCGATAATGCACAAGATGGTTATGTATTTACAGACTATCGTGACGGTGCAGACAGAGCATTATTTACATTTGACAATATCAGTCAGAATGCAACAATATTTGATTGGGCGTTCGGCGACGGCAACACAACTGGTAACATTACTAGTGGTGCTGGTACACCTGGTAATGGTAATATTACCAACACTTATTCAAGCACAGGCAACTATACAGTTGAGCTAGATGTTTACGGAACTCCTGCTACTATAGCACAATCTGACAGCGAAGTCAAGAGCAACTATATTCAAATTAATGCAAATCCTGCACAACCAGGTGCATTAAGTACTAAGACATTGAGTTTACAAGATTCAAGTCAAGGGACGTCTCCATTGTTGGCAGCTAATGCTACAGATAATAGTGGAGGTAACATTGTTGCAGCAGGATCGAGTGTTACACGCTATACAACTACTACAACTATTAATACAAACAATGTTACAAATGCAAATACTGCTATATCAGGAACACTGTCAGCACAGTTTAACGGATCAGCAGCAGGCAATGTTACATTTACTAGCAGCGGTGATGCATCGGGTACATACACAGATTTGATTGTTGTTGCAGATGGCGATGCACACGATGAAATTAGTGCAAGCACTTACCCAAGTGGATTTGCTAAAGTATTTGATGCACGGTGGCAACGTGCCCTTAGTGGAATTAGTGTAGGTTACAACGATGCAAAATTAAGTCATACCACTACCGGCGACACTAATCTTGTTGATTTTGTTAAAGATGACATGACTGATGTACCGACGGTAGTGCAAGGTAACGCAGTTATTGTAGAACAAACTGCCGGCACTTACAGATATATTTCGGGTGTACCATATTACAATACAGGCAGTCCTGCTATTCAAATTCAGGGTTTAGAAGTATCCAACTTGACAGGGCAGACATACAGAAATACCAGTCAGCCTATACAGTTTACCACAGGCACATTAGCTGAGGGCACAAGCGGCAGTATTATTAACACACAAACAAAAACCTACAGTGATATCAACGGAACTCCAAGTTTTGTTACTGCTGGAATTGTTAATGCAGACGTTGGTGTTGCAAGCCCGCAACCAATGGGTAATATTACACTGAGTGTAAACGGTAGCGCAAGAGCAGTTGGGTATGTTGATAGTCAGATGTTCAATGTTAACGGATCTAGTGGTGTAGTAAACATAACTAATCAATATATTCAAATCTACAGTGCAAGTTTATCAGGATTTGATGAACAAAATATTCCTGTTGCAGATGCACTAGGAAGTGTTTTTGACGATGATGGGTTGCGAATCACTGGATTAGGAAGTGCAGCAGACAACCCTGCATTTAACAGTGCAACAAACTATTATACTTCCAATGCCTGGAGTGGTGCAGAGACAATTGCCGGAACACAAGAAGCAGTTGTGCGCTGGGGCACATTGGATCACTTTACTACAGACTTTAGCAGTGGCTATTTGCCATCTGGGCCTGACCTAAACACAGGACGAAGTGGCACACAATATTTTACATTTGCATTCCGTAGAGCAACAATGGCCAACTTTGACATTAGTTTAAACAGTGCAACAGGTATTACTGGACTTTGGATTGCTGCACCTGGTACTACTATTGACGATGCAAGCACTGCAAACGGCTGGGTTAATGGTACTGTACAGTATGCAGGTTCGGGTGTACCTGGGGACGACACCGGTAACGGTGGTAATGGATCTTTGGGTTGTGCACTCACTGGTGCTGATGTAATACCAACAGGTAGTACAATTAATGCTGCCTATACTATGACATTAGGTAGTGAAAACAGTTCAAATTCAACTGGTAACAACGTATTAGTTCGCATTGCATTAGCAAGCGGAGAATCACTTACCAGCGTTAGTGTAGGAGTAGCAAGCTAATGGCACTCGCAGATAGCACTAAAGTTGATTTTCTTTGGAAGAAGCTAGGGTTTGGCGTTGCTAAAACTGCTCCTCCCTCAAATAAAGAAGCGTTCAATGAAAGTATACCATCGCCGCTATTAATGCGTGGTGATAGAGTTTGGCAGCAATCTGGAACTATTCCTAGTGTTAAACCGAGTTCATCTAGTAGTATTGTGGAAGTCTATCAGGATGCAGCAGGCGGCCAGTCAACTGTTGAAACCACTGAAGATTTAACAGCGCCAGACAACCAAACCTGGAAAACTAATTTAACAGATTGGATCCCAACTGAATTTGGATCAACTTATCTTGTTAAAGTTTATGTCGACAACGAAGGCGCAGCAAATCCACAAAGCACAGGAACACAATTATTCCAAAGCGGTAGTGGCAACGAAGACGGCTGGTTCTTTGATTATCAAGCAGGTGTACTTAACTTTAACGGCGACAATATTCCAAGTCAAATAGATACAGGTGTTACAGGAAAATCAATTTATATTGTTGGTGCTAGATATGTTGGCACGTTTGGAGTTGGATCAAGTAGCCAGCTTGGTAACTTAACAGTTGCCGACACTACACTCGGCACAGTAAATGCAGGAGATAATATTATCCTTGAAGTTACTGGCAGCGGCACAGTGCAAATTGATACAACAACTGCTCTCGGCATTGCTGTCGGAAACACAGCCCAGCGCCCCGGCTCACCAGAGACTGGGGATTTAAGATTTAATACAACAACCGGATTTGTTGAAGTATATGATGGCACTAGCTGGGACAATGTAGGCGGCAGCGAATTTGGTTCAATTACTAGCCAAACACTAACTGGTGATGATAGTACAACTGCATTTACACTAAATCAAGCAGCAAGCACTGCTGGTATTATTGTTAGTATTAACGGTACCATCCAAGAACCAACGAGCTCCTACAGCGTTAGCGGTACCACAATAACATTTACCGAAGCTCCAGCTACTGGGGACACAATCGAAGTAAGATTTATTAGTGCTGTTACTACGGTGTCTAGTATTACAAATCTTAGCGGTAATGCAACAGTTGAGGTGTTAACAAACGGTGTTGTTGAAATGAGCACTGTACAGAGTTTACAATTGCCGACCTATACTGTAGCCACTGCGGCTAACATTGCTAATGTTGCAGACGGGCAAATAATCTACGTCAGTGATGGTGACGGCGGCAGTCCAAGCCTAGCAGTATACAGTGTTAACAATTGGAAAAAAGTTTTATTATCTGGAAATATTAGTGCCGTATAACGCCGTGTGAACAGATTATAAAAAAAAATAGCAGAATTTATTTTTCTTAATTATTTATAAATAACAGTAATAGAATACGTAATATTCTGTTAACGTAATTAATAAGCGTGACTGGCGATGTGAGAGCCCGTGGGTGAGTAGCATAGCTGAAGATACCTTATATTAAAACCGGTTTAATATTTGGAGATAATAAAACATGGCTATAACCAGAATTAAGAATAACCAGATTACCGACAGTACTATTGTCGCTAGTTCTAAACTAGTTGACAACAGTATTAGTGCAGGTAAGCTGGCAGACGATCTGGTATACGGTAGTAACCTTACCGTAACAGGAAATCTAACAGTACAAGGTACAAGTACAACACTTGATACTGTAAACACACTAATCGAAGATCCAATCTTGCTATTGGCTAAAGATCAAACCGGCTCGCCCGTTTTTGACATTGGCTTTGTCGGCGAACGTGGGGATTCAACTAATATCGCATGGATTTGGGACGAAAGTGCAAGTGAATTTGCAGCAGGGTTCACATCAGCAGATGCAAGTGGCAACGTGGTTGCGCTATCAAGTTATGCTGATGCACAAGTTGCAGACCTTACATTGGTCAACATGGCACCAAGTGGTAACGTAACAACAGCACTAAATGTTGATGCTACAATCGAAGCTGGTACTTCTATCGAAGCGCCAACACTAACAGACGGTACAATGAGTATCAATGCTGGTAGTATCACAGGTGGCGTAGCTGCTACATTCAGTGGTAACGTAAGTGCTGGTAACTTGATTACTGCTGGTGCTCTTGAAGCAGCAGCACTAACTGCAACCGGTAATGTAACTGGTGGCAATATTGTATCACAAGCAGACGTAACAACTGTTAGCGTAACTGCAAGTGGCACCGTCGAAGGTGGCACATTAACTGATGGTACTGCAAGTCTTAACGCAGGCAGTATCACAGGTGGTGTTGCTGCTACGTTTAGTGGTAATGTTGATAGTGGTAATGTTAACACAACATTGGTTGATGCAACTACACTAACAGCAAGTGGTACTGTAACAGGCGGTACACTAACTGATGGTACACTATCTAGTACAGCTGGTACTGTAACAGGTGGCGTAGCTGCTACATTTAGTGGCAATGTTGATTCAGGCAATGTTAACACAACATTGGTTGATGCAACTACACTAACAGCAAGTGGTACTGTAACAGGTGGCACATTAACTGATGGTACAGCAAGTATTACTGCTGGTACACTAACAGGCGGCGTAGCTGCTACGTTTAGTGGCAATGTAACTGCTGGTAACTTGATTACAGGCGGTGCACTTGAAGCACAAGCACTAACAGCCATTGGTAATGTAACTGGTGGCAATATTGTATCACTAGCAGACGTAACAACTGTCTCTGTAACAGCATCAGGTACTGTTGAAGGTGGTACACTAACTGATGGCACTGCTACACTAACTGGTGGTAGTATCACAGGTGGCGTTGCTGCTACGTTCAGTGGTAATGTTGACAGTGGTAATGTTAACACAACACTAGTTGATGCAACTACATTGACTGCAAGTGGCACTGTAACAGGTGGCACATTAACTGATGGCACATTGAGTTCAACTGGTGGTACTGTAACAGGTGGCGTAGCTGCTACATTCAGTGGTCAAGTAAGTGCTGGTACACTAACTGATGGCACATTGAGTATCAACTCAGGTGCAATCACAGGCGGAACTAATGCTACATTTACTGGTACAGTACAGGGCCTAGACGTAACCGCAACTGGCAACGTAAATGCTAGTGTGGTTAACACAACTGACGTTAAAGGTACTTCGGTAACTCTTACTGCAACTGGCACAAATGAAGACATTGTTCTTCTTCCAAGTGGCACAGGCGTTATTGATGCGAGTAGTGCAAAAATTGTTTCTCTTGCAGATCCAGTACAAGATAGTGACGCAGCCAATAAAGGCTATGTTGACAGTGTTGCAGAAGGTCTTGACGTTAAAGGTTCAACTAGAGCCGCAACTGCTACTGCTCTACCAGCCAACACATACAACAACGGCTCATCTGGTGTAGGTGCTACACTAACAGGTAATGCCAACGGTGCATTGGCTAATCAAGATGATGTTGTAATGGCACAAGGCGATAGACTACTTGTTAAAGACGAATCTACTGCCGCAAACAATGGTATCTATGTTGTAACTACACTTGGTGACGCAGGCACTGCCTACGTTCTAACTCGTGCAGAAGACATGGATGGTTCACCTACTAGTGAAATTCCAGGTGCGTTTACTTTTGTTGAAGAAGGCACAGTATACCTTGATAGTGGTTGGGTTTGTACAACAAACGCTCCGGTTACTATGGGTACAACTGCTATTAACTGGAGTCAGTTCTCCGGTGCTGGTTCAATTGTAGCAGGCGACGGTCTATCTAAATCAGGTAATGAGCTATCTGTAAATGTTGACGAAACTACAACTACAATCACTGCTGATGCAGTTGTTGTTAAAGCAGGCGCACAGTTTGTAACACCAGATATTGGTGCTGCTACCGGTACAAGTCTAACTGCAACAGGCACCGTTGAAGGTGCTACACTAACTGATGGTACTGCAAGTATTAATGCTGGTACACTAACAGGCGGCGTAGCCGCTACATTCAGTGGTAACGTTGACAGTGGTAATGTTAACACAACACTAGTTGATGCAACTACTGTAACAGCAAGTGGCACTGTAACAGGTGGTACACTAACAGACGGCACGTTGAGTTCAACTGGTGGTACTGTAACTGGCGGCGTAGCTGCTACATTCAGTGGCAATGTCGACAGTGGTAATGTTAACACAACACTAGTTGATGCAACTACATTGACTGCAAGTGGCACTGTAACAGGTGGTACACTAACTGATGGTACTGCAAGTATTACTGCTGGTACACTAACAGGTGGTGTTGCTGCTACATTCAGTGGTAACGTAACTGCCGGTAACTTGATTACAGGTGGTGCACTTGAAGCACAAGCACTAACTGCAACCGGTAATGTAACTGGTGGCAATATTGTATCACTAGCAGACGTCACAACAGTATCTGTAACTGCAAGTGGCACTGTTGAAGGCGGTACACTAACTGATGGTACTGCAAGTATTAATGCCGGTACATTAACAGGTGGTGTTGCTGCTACATTCAGTGGTAACGTTGACAGTGGTAATGTTAACACAACACTAGTTGATGCAACTACTGTAACAGCAAGTGGTACTGTAACTGGTGGCACATTAACTGATGGCACATTGAGTTCAACATCTGGTACAATCACAGGTGGCGTAGCTGCTACATTCAGTGGCACTGTCGAAGGTGGCACATTAACTGATGGCACTGCTACACTAACTGGTGGTACACTAACAGGTGGTGTTGCTGCTACATTCAGTGGTAACGTTGATTCAGGTAATGTTAACACAACATTGGTTGATGCAACTACATTGACTGCAAGTGGTACTGTAACTGGTGGTACACTAACTGATGGTACACTATCTAGTACAGCTGGTACAATCACAGGCGGTGTTGCTGCTACGTTTAGTGGCAATGTTGACAGTGGTAATGTTAACACTACTGGTGTATTTGCAGATGCAGGCACTTTTGGTAACATTACTGTTAATACTGATAGTATTGATAGTGTTGGTGAAACTATTACACTAAACACTGACAGTCAAGATGTTGATGTTCACATTGAGAACGCAGCAGGTAATGTATATGTAAAAGCAGATGCAGGTTCCTCAAGTGTTGCTATTGGTGAGAACGCTACTCAAACCACAGGTGCTACGCTTAAAGTAGGAAGTACCGACAGTATGATGATTCCGGTTGGGACCACAGGCGAACGCCCTGTTACTCCAGCAACTGGTATGATTCGTTTCAATACTTCGTTGGATCAGTTTGAATTCTATGATAATGACAGTTGGACAACAGCTGGTGTTGAATTCACAGTTATTGCTAGTGAAACATTCTCAGGCGATGATAGTACAGTAGCATTTACACTATCAACTACTCAAACTACTGCTAGTTGTATTGTTAGTATCAACGGTGTGGTACAGCTACCAACAACAGCATACGGTGTTAGCGGAACAACATTGACATTTACTGAAGCTCCAGCAACAGGCGATGACATTGAAGTTCGCGAAATCACAACCACAACAACTATTGCTAGTCTGTCAAACGGTGATGCCACTGCTGTAGTTGAAACACTAACTGGTGTACCGACTGTGCAAGTTACAGGTAACATGTTGCCAGTAGCTAACGTATCACAAAACCTTGGTAGTACAGATAAACGCTGGAACGAATTGTTCCTAGCAGGCAGTACAATTACACTTGGTAACGTTGTTATTAAAAACACAGGCGGTAATGCTGTTGGCTTCTTTGGCCCAGACGGAACTACACCAGGCACAATTGATGCAAACGTTGAGATTGCTGGTGACAGTATCCAGAGCGGTACTTCATTGGTTGACTTTGCAGGTGTAAACGGTAACGTTAACATTACTTCTGGTGGCGTAGCATCTATGATTGCTACAACAGACGGTGCTAACGTAACTGGTAACTTAACTGCTAGTGGTAACATTGCAGCATCCAGCTTCATTGGTGACGGTAGTCAGCTAACTGGCATTGACGCTACACAGATCCAAAATGGCACAACTAGTGTTGCTACTGCGTTAAATGGTGATGTTACAGTTACAAGAGGCGGCACATTAAGTGCAACCTTTACTGCGGCTGGTATGACTGGTGACGTAATAGGTGATGTAACTGGTAGTGCTGACACACTTTCAACTGCTAGGGCAATTGCACTAAGTGGTGCTGTAACTGGTACTGCTAACTTTGATGGTAGTTCGGGTATTACTATTGCAACAACTGCAACAAGTGATCCAACTATTACACTATCAGGTGCAGTAACTGGATCAGGTACATTAACCAATCTAGGTGATGTTACTATTGCAACAACTGCAACAGCAGATCCAACAATCACACTTGCTGGTGATCTAACTGGTAGTGCAACACTTACTAACCTAGGTGACGCAACACTAACAGCAACTATTGCAGCCAATTCGGTTGCACTTGGTACTGATACAACTGGAAACTATGTTGGTGCAGGTGCTACAAGTGGTAGTGGTATTAGTGGTAGTGTAAGCAATGAAGGTGGAACATTTACTGTTACATCAAACGCTACAAGTGCTAACACAGCAAACACTATTGTATTCCGCGATGGCAGTGGCAACTTTAGTGCCGGTACAATCACAGCAACATCAACGTCAGCTCAGTATGCTGACTTGGCAGAGATGTATGCAGCAGATGCAGACATTGAAGCAGGTACTGTTGTAATGTTTGGCGGAGAAGGCAAAGTTGCAGCATGTGACAGTGAAAACTGTCGTGCAGTAGCGGGTATTATCTCAACTGATCCAGCTCACTTGATGAACAGCACTCAAGAAGGTGTTGCTCTTGCACTAGCAGGTCGTGTTCCTTGTAAGGTAACAGGCCCTGTAGCAGCAGGTGACTTGATGGTATCAGCTGGTAATGGTCGTGCAATGGCTAACAACGATGCAGCAATGGGTACAGTAATTGGTAAAGCAATCGAAGCTCACGAAGGCGGCGAAGGCGTTATCGAAGTACTAGCACTAATGATGTAATCATTACTTAAAATATTAAGAATAGCAGGGTTCGCCCTGCTATTTTTTTGGCCAAAAACCTATAACGCATTTGTATTGTCAACAACGATAAATATACAAAAGCAAGGATTGCAACAACATGGGATTAACTAGGCCAAGAGCCCACCAATTACAGGATATTGACTATAAACAAACAGCTCGTGCTGTTACGTCGAGCAACATCACACTAAGTGGCGGTACACCAGCAACTGTTGACGGTGTTAGTCTTCTTGTTGATGATAGAGTACTGGTTAATGGACAAACAGATCAAACCGAAAATGGAATTTACTATGTAACCACACTGGGATCTGGGTCTAACGGAACATGGGCAAGAACCGGTGATGCGAATGCCACAGGCGAAATGAATTCAGGTATGATCATTATGGTCACCGAAGGCACTGGGTTTGCTGACACACAATGGATGCTTACCACTGACGGCACAATTACAATCGGAACAACAAACATTGTGTTTGCACAAACTAGTTCAAACGCATTTGGTATCGTTGCTGTTGCAGGACAAGACAATCTTTTTGCCGACAGTGTTGGTGACACACTTACAATATCTGCTGGTACAAATCTTGCACTAACAACCAATGCATCAACAGATACACTTACAATTACACCAAGTTTAACACCATCACTTACCAGTGTGACTGCCACAACGTTTAGTGGCAGTGGTGCAAGTTTAACTGCGTTAAATGGAAGTAACATAAGTACAGGCACTGTTGCGGCAGCAAGGGTAGCAACACTTAACCAAAATACAACAGGGACAGCCGGTGGTCTAAGTAGTGCAGTAACAGTGTCGTTGACTGGTGATGTTACAGGTAGTGCCACATTTACTAATGCAGGTGATACAGCAAGTATTAGTACAACAATTGCAGCTAACTCAGTTGCACTAGGAACTGATACAACTGGTAACTATGTTGCAACAGGTGCAGTAAGTGGTGTTGGTCTAAGTGGTAGTTCAAGTAGTGAAGGTGGAACATTTACTGTTACATCAAATGCTACAGATGCTAACACTGCTAGTACCATAGTTGCACGTGATGGCAGTGGTAACTTTAGTGCTGGCACAATCACGGCAACATCAACATCAGCACAGTATGCTGACTTGGCAGAAAAATACACAACTGATCAAGAATATCCAATTGGTACAGTTATGAAAGTAAGTACACATGACAATTATGAAACTGATGCAGCTATGTTAAACAGTATTGCAATAGGTGTTATATCTGCAGAACCAGCATACCTAATGAATAGTGACAGTGAAGGACAAGCAATTGGACTTAAAGGGCGTGTTCCGGTTAGGGTAGTTGGTGCAGTTAAAAAAGGTGATGCAGTTTATTGCAGCGACAATGGTACTGCAAGTGCAGAATTTACTGGTTGTTGTTTGGTTGGTATTGCTCTAGAATCAAACAGCAACGAATCAGAGAAATTAGTTGAATGTGTATTAAAAACATAAGGGTAGTATAAAATAATGTCTGAAAGATATCGTAATGAATATGATGGCGAGTTTGTTATAATCAGTAATACTATCAAAGATGGAAAAAAACATCAAGAAAGAGAATGGATTGCAAATCCGATTGAGAACCAACATATTTCAGGCCGGGCTGCAATTATTGGACATGGCGAAAGTCGTTTTCACACATCTGCTGGCGGAAAATTTAATTTAAAAAATCACATACAGAAACATGCCGGGGGGCACTTGTCACGTAAACGCCTGCAAAGTTATGGTTGCCAGGGCTCTTGGAAAGATTTAGTGTGTGATTTTTATGTTGACTTTGAAATTCCTGTACTAGACGAACTAGTTGCAACAGAATATACTGAGAAAACCAGTGTTTACAGTAATGCACGAAATTGTATTACAACGCCTGGAGAATTTTATCTTGTTCCTTACGGATACAGAGGGAGATCGGTTGCGGTTGCAACATGGCTAGCATGCTTTGACGGACACAAAGAAATATTTCTAATTGGTGTCGACGGCACACATGCTGATTTTCAAAAAGATGAAACTGCAATAGCACAAATAAACAACGTCATGGCAACATACCCGTCAGTAAAATTTGTGCATGTAAGCGACACTGTTGCAACCCCTGATGTGTGGCGCAATAATCAGAATGTGGAAAGATGGGATTATGCTAAGTTTGTTTCACTTTGTGATATATGAAACTTCTTCACAGTATTAATTTTTTCTAATACTTCTTCAAATTTAATAGTAGTCCACAATCCAGGGTGCAAAGGTCTCGGTTTAACACCAGAATCAATCCAGGCGTAACCGTGGTGCTCGTTATTAAGAACAGGCACAAACTCGGTGTCAATTAAACAAAAAAATGTATGATAACTAAAATTCTCGTCAGCACTTGTAAATTTTTCAATTGGCACAAGTTTAACTATCTCTGGCCACATGCCAATTTCTTCTTGGCATTCTCGTTGTATAGCGTTACTTAAACTTTCGCCAACTTCGACTTTACCACCTGGCAATCCCCAGCACCCAGGATTTTTAGGATCGTTGCGTAGTAAGTAAAGATATCGATTGGTTTGTATGCTGTAAAACCAAACACCAACGGCGCTAATCAAAGTACCAGGCTCCATTCACCTTCTGGGTACAATCCCTCGTAACTCTTGAGCCATTCGTTGTTAGCCCATCGATATTGTATACCAGTGGTTAGGTTTGTTGTGTATTGCACTCCACTTGGGTTTGAACTATCAAACACAACATTCCATCGTGTGCCATCGTATTCGACGATATCATTTGCAACAGCTAACAATGGGGAACCATCAGTTCCTCTCCATGCTGCGGCGTTGCCGTTGGTACTACCAGTTGCGTTGTTAATAAACAAGTATCTTTGCCCAACGGCAGCGGCATCGAGTCCTGCACCTGGTCCGTTTCTTTGAGGATCAACTATAGAAGAAACTGCGTCTAATGTGTTTTGCGGAACAGTGTCAGTATCTACGGTAAACAACAAAAATCTATCGTCAGATGGATGATATGCTACCGTGCCAACAATAACAGTATTGTCGTATGGGTTGTCAATGCGTACCTGACTAATGCCGTTGCGCAAAGAACCGTACAAGTCGACTACAGTGTGCCACATGAGATTACTTGGCGGCGAAGCTGGAACTTCTGTTCCGTTGTTGTTGGTTACAACTGCCTTAGATTCAAGAACTTGTAACTGGTTCCCTAACAACAACACTTGATAATTGTAAGGAGTAAACTTTTGTCTTGTTCCTAATAGTAAGTCGTTGTTATGTATTGCTTCTGCATAATCGCCATTAGCATCAAACACACTAGCAATAATTTTCTGAACAACTCCAAGTTTTTTAACTTTAGCCGGCGGATTAATCCAGATTGGCATCTTAAATCTAAGAGTTGCTATATCAATTGGGTTGTCTGTGCCCTGCGGGACTGATCGAGAGCTCCACGAAACTTGCTCAAGATACATTACGCTAAGGCTCGTCCAATCAATAAAATTATCTGTGCCTTGAATTTCCAAACTTGGATTAAACAGTGTTAGTATTTGTTCTAGTAACTGCAATTTTTGATTGGTATTAGACGTCCATATATCTACATTAATTTCGAGGTCATACGGCACAGGCATGAGTTTTTCAACAGTAAAAGCTGTGCCCTGGGTTGTTTCGTATGATTCAGTGTCTGTATCCCAATAGCGTTGCCTTACATTTTGCTTTTCAACAAAATAAGGTTCTTGCATGCGATCACGAGCATAGTTTAAGTTGGTAACATGAAATGTAATTAAAGGAGTGCTTGGTAAAGAATTGGCACTGTTTTGCTGCATAATAGTTGCTGCATTTCGACTTGCATCGCCATAGCGCACGGGTACTCGATACAAGCTGGCTGCATTTGTTGACTCGTCACGCCCGTATTCAACTTGGAAGTTACTGAAAACTCTTGTAACTTGAAGTAAAAATCTTCGTATTTGCTCGTCATAAAAAAACTGTTGCATTAATTATCAGCCTGTGGTTTTAGTAAGTGGTTAAGACCCTGGCGCTCTGGTATTTCTCCGCGATCCAATGTTTGCGTTTCGTTTGTATTGTTAACAAAACTACTACGAAGTGTCTGGTTTGACGCACCTGGAGTAAGATCAGTTCTTACATTGTCTTCGTACTTAACCCAGCGTGTGCCGTTGTAGCGAAAAAGTCTATTAGGAAAGTAATCAAGTCTCAAAGCAAAGTCTCCTTCTTGTGGCCCAGGAGGAAAGCTGATACCGGGTGTAACTGGTAATCCGTTTGGTGCAATACCGTCACCGGTTAGATATCCTAGCGTGTATCCATTGGCTCTCGGGGACTGGGGTTGCCCGTCAACATCAACATCTGTTGTGTCGACTGTGATACCAGTTTCGTCAACTGTGTAGCTATCAGGGTCAGCAGGTGTACCATCTTCATTTGTAGGTACAATATAAAACTCTACAGTATCGTATCCACTTAGTGGAACTTCGTACTCTGCTTGTGTGAGAATAGCATCATTAATTTCGAGATCTTTAGTAACTGTGCCAAACGTTGTTAGTTCGCTCTTAGGCTCGATTTCTTTCCAGTGTGTAGTGTTGGTAATTTCGGTACCCACTGGTGTGTCAATTTTTGCTTGGTAATACTGATTGCCAAATAATACAATACTACCGCTTGGGTAATAATTTCCATTGTCCCAGATGTTGTCAACTTCGAACGGTTTTTTGAGAATATCGTTGTATTCCTGTGCGCCGACTAGAGGAGTTGCTTTAACACGCCACAAGTGAGGTAGCCAAGTTTGACTAAATCCTTCACTAGCAAATGAGGCATCTTGTATTACATAATACTTGGGTATTGCCTTGGCAATGCCGCTGTCTAGGGGATGAAAATCTTTAAGATTGGGCAACTCGAGAACATCACCGTTCATTAGTTTGCGTCCCAGTGTGTCGATCATAAAGTTATAATGGAATGTGATAAACAGAGTATCGTTGTTTAAGAACAATCCAAACTGACTCAAGTCAAAATCAACATCCTGTGAATTGTACACGCCTCGCATTTGATAAACATCATCGTCGTATTTGCGATCTCTGTTTTCAAGTAAGAACAAATCTTCGATAAACAGCGGCGATTCGGTGCTGTATGCTGGTTGTGTAGCATCTTGTGTACCGCCGCTAACACTTGAACTATCATCGCCGTGCGGTTGTGGCCCAAGGTATTTGTGGACAAACATGTCAACTCCACCAACCTGATACATTTCAGATATAGTACGGTCAATAAATTTGTAATCGTTTTGGCGATTTGGTCGATATAAACTCAAGCGTGGCATACAGTATTCCTCTGCATGTATTTATCGCTTGCATGCTATTGATTAAAACGAATTGTGATGACACATCCAAAGTGTGAGACCACCATTGTCAGTATAATATACCACAAATCCTTCATTGTATGTGCGATAATTATAAGTGTATTCGATTTGAAAATTTTCGAAATCTTTATTTAATTTTTCGAGTACATCACCGCATGTACTATACTCATCGGTGTATCCAGTAGACCACCTGAATCCTTTATCATCAACGCCACTACCGATAACTATTGCTTCAACACCACTACCGATAACTATTGCTTCTCTTGCATCAGCTGCTGATCCTAACATTCCTATTAATAATAACTGCTTGATCATTTGCCTGCCTTTGCATCCTTTTCGGCTTTGGTCAGTTTGTTATTCCATGTGTTGTTGCTGATGCCAAGTTCACTTGCCATAGCTTTGGTTTTTCCTTTGGTAACTTCGCCGCCTTTAGCAAGAAACTCGGCCTTCATACGTTCTAGTTCTTCGTCTATAGGCTTTGCATCGTGATTCATGCTCATTTATGCACACTCCTTATATTCAACAACTAGTAAAAGATCTTTTACTAATTGCTTACCATACTTAGTAAATAAAATACCTTGCTCCCAAACAAAATGCTCTACATCTTGTCCGTGATAAAAAGTTTCAGAACCAGTAATCCAGCGAAGAGCCTCAACACGGTTACTAGCACCAAGACTAATTGTATCTTGAATACGATTTTCAAAACGAGCTACTGCCTTAACTTCTTGTTCTTTTTTAAACTTGTTATTTTCTTCAAGCTCTTTGCAAAGTTGATCCCAACGAACTTGTTTTTCAGCAGGCGGTAGAATGTTCCAGTTGTCAAGAATAACGCCACGTGGACGAAATCCGTAAACATCTTTATGTAAGTCCGAGAAACAATCGTCGCTGTAAGTATAAGTCATATTATTTCCTTTACGCAAAAAGTGGTTGCATTGTTTCGAAAACTTTGTTGTAAGCATTTACTTCTGCTTCGTAGAATTCGTAAAAATCTGAATCATCATCAAACCGAGCATTGTCACTCATGTAACTAGCGCAATGTTCGTCCCACACACGATTCATTGCTTGCATTCCTTCGAGTAAATCACCACGTCCGTAACGGGAGATTGTTGTTTTAGCATCTTCAAAGGAAGTATCAAACTTATAAAAATTAGGAATTCTAAACATTGTATGCTCCATGTTTGCTAACTTATATATAATATAGCACTAACATATCACAATGTCAACCGTTTTCTTGTATTAGAACAAAAAAAGATTAGGTTGACACGCAGGCTAGTTGTGCTATAATACAATTGTTCATAGGAGACAAACAATGGCAAAAGTAGCAGGTATTAAACTTCCCCCAAAAAAAGCACCAGTGGCTCGTAGAAAGCGCAGCAAAGTAGATGCAGCCTGGGATGATGCACTACAGATGAGCGGTGCAGCATATCACAAATACCGCCGTCGTGTGTTTGATGCCTACTATGCAGATAAAAAATCAGCAGATGTTTTTCCTGACCTAATTGAATGGATGAAAGATGCTGGCTATAGCAGCACCGATGTTAAGCGTATGCGCAAGCATGGGTCTGTAGGGCTTGTGCTAATTGGAATCTACACAAGATGTCTCCGCAACAATATGCCTGATTTACACCCTGAACACAATGCATATTGGCAAACGTTGCCTGGGTCCACTGGAGACCTGCAACCAATCTCAATTTTTATACGCAAAAAGATTGACGAAGCACTTTCCAAAGTTGATGCAGCAGACATGGACGAAGAGGATGAAGTTGTTAAACCAGAAACTGCTCGTCGTACGGTACAAGAAAACATGCGAGATAAAACCATGGAAATTGGTGGGGAAATTGATGAACTTTTTGATGAATTTGCTGCTAGTGAATACAAAAATCCCGAAAAGTTCTCAGTTATGAATTTGCTGAGAAGTAAAAGTTGCCCACCGCAGACAATTGATATAATTGCTGGGCCACTTAAAAATCAACTATCTGAGTTAACAGAGTTGATGAATCCACCTACGCCTGCAAAACTAAAGAAAATGAGCGAACACGAAAAAGACATGCACGAACAGCTCAAAGAAGGGTATGCACATTTAGGAAAACTACAAATTCGTGCAATACACAAGTTTCTTGAAAAAGCAATTGCTGACTGTGCAAGTTATGTACAAGTTAAGAAAGTAGAACGCAAGCCACGTGCAGTCAAGCAAAAGACACCAGCGCAAATTGTACGCAAGTTCAAGTATCTTAAAGAGTTTGCAGATTTAAAGTTAACCAGTGTTAGTGCAGAAAAACTAGTAAATGGCAGCGAAGCTTGGTTGTACAATACATCAACACGAAAATTGATACATCTTGTTGCAGATGATATGACTCAAACGTATACTATTAAGAGCAACACAGTTATCGGGTACGATCCTAGTAAGAGCGTGAGTAAAACATTGCGCAAGCCAGCAGAGCAACTTAAAGCATTCTTAAAAGGCGGTAAACCTGCTTGTCGGAAGGTTTTTCAAGACATCAAAGCCACTGAGGTAAAGTACAACGGTCGTGGAAATGATCATGTAGTAATACTCAAGGCTTGGTGATAATGCTAAATACTGTATAAGGACGGCAGTATAAATGGCAACAGTAACACTTGATCAAACACTTGATACTCTCAAGCAACAAACAATCGATTATGTAAAGCTTCAGCTCGGAGACGGAATGATTGATTTGGAACTTGATGCAGAGCACTACGAAGCATCGTATCAACGAGCCCTTGGCACATACCGCCAACGAGCAGAAAATGCGTTTGAGGAAAGTTATAACTTTCTAAAATTGCAAGATGGTGTAAATGTTTACACACTGCCCAGTGAAATACAAACTGTTAGGCAAGTGTTCAGAAGAACCATTGGGTGGGACAACGGCGGAGAAGGTAGTGCGTTTGAACCGTTTAGTTCAGCTGCACTTAACACATACTTGTTGAATGGTAACACCATGGGCGGACTTGCTACATATGATTTTTATAGCCAGTATGTTGAGCTTACTGCTAAGATGTTTGGTGGATTTTTGAATTACACTTACAATAGTGCATCTAAGGAGATAACACTAATGCGTGATATCAAGGGCAGCGGTGAAGTTGTATTGCTTTGGTGTTACAATCTGCGACCCGAAGCACAACTACTCAGCGATTTTTCTATCTCGCAATGGATAAAGGATTATATGATTGGCAATTGTAAACTAATGATCGGCGAAGCCAGAGAAAAGTTTGCTACTATTGCTGGACCCCAAGGCGGTACTGCACTAAACGGTGCACAAATGAAAGCCGAAGGATCTGCTATCATGGCTGAAAAAATCGAAGAGCTTAAAAACTATGTTGACGGCTCACAGCCTCTTACTTGGGTAATTGGATAATGAGAGCAGAAGAATTCATCACTGAACACGAAATGGTTTTTAGTCGTACAGGTAACAAACTAAAAACCAAATGGCGTTGTACTAGCGGCCCACGAAACGGTCGTGTTGTTAGCAACGCAAAAGATTGCGATGCTCCAATTGATCAGGCCAAGCGAGCTCAAATGAAGAAGACTCGCAAGACCAAGAGTGCTCAAGCAGCTCGCAAAGCTAAGAAGACCAAACGTGTAAATCCAGCTAGTAAGTTGTTAAGCATGCTCAACAAGATGCGCAAGTCTAGTGTTACCAGCGGCGGCAAAGTACAAAAAGCGTACAAGCCACCAAAGAGTAGCCTTAAAGGCACAACTGGAACTAAAAAAACAGTCAAGCCAAGAAAATAGTTGACAACAGTGTTAAATCTGTTATACTAAAATTATGACAGATATAATGATTGATATTGAAACTGTAGGTACAGGTCCTAACGCCTGTGTACTTACAATCGCAGCCCAGACATTTGATCCAGCTGGGTCCGGGTATCTCCCACAAGATTATTATGCAAGGATCGATGTTGACAGTCAACCCGACAGAGATGTTGATGATGCTACAGTTGCTTGGTGGGCAACTCAGCCGGCTGAAGCACAAGCAGAAGCATTTAGTGACGAAGGACGTATTCCGCTCAAACAATCACTGGAAGAACTAAGTAAACTGTGTTTTCACTGCAATCTTATTTGGGCCAATGGTACAACATTTGATATGGTTATACTTGAAAATGCATACAAACAACAAGGGTTGCCTATTCCGTGGCAGTTTTGGCGTGTTCGTGATGCAAGAACAGTATATAGTTTGTACCCAGACTTGCCTAAACCTAAAGCAAGTCATCACGCACTAGAAGATTGCAAACGGCAGATTGATTTGCTACAGCAGACACTAGCATACCTTGGAGTAAAAAAACTACGATGACACAGATACCAATTGTAAATGGAACCAATGGGCAAACCTGGATGGAACTCTGGGAAACCGAAGAATACAACAGTAGCAAGAAATTGCAATGGGAGGCAGTTGACCAGTATCTCAATCAATCCGTTAGCATTAGTTGCGAAATCGGGTGCGGGCAAGCATACGACAGTCTTTGGTTTCAGCAAGCATATGGAACTGAGGTTTATCTGATTGAAGGTGTTAGTGAGAAGAACAATAAAGAACAAGCTCGACAAGGAAAGTTTGGACAAGCTGATAATTTTGTTTACTATCATAGCAAAGCCGAACTAAATGCTGAATGGGATAGATTAGAGTTACAAAGAACGCATCTTACTCCCGAGGACTGCGACAAACTAAAAAAATCTACAACGTTTGATCTAATCTTTAGTTTTAAAAGTTGTGGCGCACACTATCCAATGAGCACCTACACTGACTTTATTCGCAAGCACATCAACAAAAACACAAGATTGATTTTTGACTTGCGAAACGGACAAGATACGTTTAACAGCATTGGTATAGATTATGAAATTGTTAACGTGATCGCAACCAGCAAAAAACACAAAACTGTAGAATTAAAACTTATATAACCAAAGCTAAGATGGCACAAATGGAATTAATTTCAACGTTAGAATACGGCAAACGTTTAGATAATATCAAAGAACTAACCAATAACCATGTTCTGCATATATTTGATTTTTTTGACCAACAATACCTTGATCAAATATTAAAAAAAGGAACTCCTGGTGCAATTGTAAGTGATGCATATTTAATGAAACCTCCTTACTCTAACACAATTCCCTTTTATGGGTTACCAATTTGGATAGCTGAGGACACACTAAAAATCATTGACGGTTACAAATTTGACAGTAATATGTCCACAACAAACTGTTTTAATTTTATGATCAATATGAAACGTATCAACAGATTTTTATGCATCAAACTTGTTGAAAATTTTAAATTATCTAATTTTGATTACACATGGCCTGCTATTGATCAAAATTTTGATATGAGTTATATTCTAGATGAGATAACATCGTTAGGTGATCAAAATCCATTGGATCAAGCAACACAAGCTTTTATGTTATCGCCAATAAAATTACAAAAAAGATTTATAGAATTTAAAGGAGAGGTCAAATTTGATAGAACTTCAATGGCCCAGGGCGCTGGTGTGGCAAATTATGGGGGTAATAGCTGGGCGTGGAGAAATGGGTTAGATAAAATGTTTTCAAGTTCGGCTATTTCGTTAATAACTGAATCAGGGGAGACCTCAAAAGCTGCTGGCTTTACAGAAAAAACAATATTTTCGGTATTAGGGTTAACTTTTCCAATTTGGGTTGGCGGATATAATCAAGCAACCGAATGGAAAGATATTGGGTTTGACGTGTTTGATGATATAATTGATCATAGTTATCAGTCATATGATACGTTAATAGAAAGATGTTATTATGCATTTGCTAATAATTTAGATCTACTTTCAAATAAAGATAAATCTGCTAAATTAAGATTATCATGTCATGACCGTTTACTTAAAAATCGAGAATTATTGTTAAACAATCACTTAACGACCATTGTAAACAATAAAACAAGCGCCTGGCCACAAGAATTGCAGTCGTGTGTGCCCGAGTTATTGAAATTAACAACCGAAGCCTGGAGAGAGAAAGAAATAATATGAGCAAATTTAAATTATTAGTAATCGGGCATGGCCGCCATGGCAAAGATACTGTTTGTGAATTGCTCAGAGACAACTATGGATATACATTTGAGAGCAGTAGTAAATTTTGTAGTAAACAATTTATATACAATGATCTAAGGGAAAAATATGGATATGCTAATGAAGAAGAGTGTTATGCTGACAGGCACAATCACAGAGCAGAATGGTATGATTCTATCTGCAATTATAATGTCACTGATGCAGCAACTTTAGGTAGAGAAATGTTTGCTGCGTATGATATCTATTGTGGGCTACGCAACAAGCGTGAATTTTTTGCAATGCAAAATACTGGCGTATTTGACTATTGTATTTGGGTAGATCGCAGTATGCATCTAGAAGAAGAGTCAAAAGACTCGATGAGTTTAGAGCAATGGATGGCTGATTATACCATTGACAACAACGGTACACTAGAAGATTTGAAGTTTAATTTAGATCAGTTAATGTTGCACTTATGAGTTAGTCCTCTATTAGATCTCCAACCTTCCATGGTAGATCTAATCTATTAACTTCGACTGTGCAGTTTAAGCAAACACATCTCAAATTAGCAAGATTGTTATTATTGAGATTACCATCTATGTGATAGACTAGAATCTGTGCTCCGCTAACCGCATTAAATCCACAACGATCACATGTTGTACTTTTTTTAAATCCGTTCTGTTGCCACCTAGGCACAGGCGTTTTTTTGCGACGATTTCTTCTTGTGCAATTATCGCATCTTGTGCGATAATGTGTTTTGCCTTCTTTTTTATAGTTAACAGCAACTAATCGACGGTTGCATGCGGTACATATGGGTCTATTCATGCATTTATTTATATTAAAACCTTTGCAAAGGGCACTCTAAGGGGCTGGAATTCGTATATTTTTATAAATATCATTAGCGAATACTTTTACAAAGGAAGCAATTAACATGGCACTAACATCCCCAGGCGTAGAAGTTACAATCATCGACGAAAGTAACTATCTTCCAGCCCCAACTAATTCAGTTCCGTTTATTCTTGTTGCAACAGCACAGAATAAAGTAAGCGGAGCAGGTGTTGGCGTAGCAGCCGGCACTACAGCAGCAAATGCAAACAAACCTTACTTGATCACTTCACAAAGAGATCTAGCAGCAACATTCGGTACACCGTTTTTCTACAGCACAAGTGCTGGTACAAGTATTAATGGATACGAACTCAATGAATATGGGTTACTTGCTGCATACTCAGTTTTGGGTATTAGTAATAGAGCGTATGTACAAAGAGCAGACATTGATCTGGCTGCATTAACTGCAACAACGACTCGCCCAACAGGTGACCCATCAGACGGTGCATATTGGTTAGACACTGGCACAACAGTCTGGGGTGCATTCCAGTGGAGCGATTCAACAGAAACATTCACTGCCAAGACTCCGATTGTTATCACTAACACAAGCGATCTTGCAGCCGGTATACCTCTTGATTCAATTGGTAGCATCGGGGATTACGCAATTGTAACAACTAACAAAAACAATCCAATGTATTACAAAACTGCCGGTAACGCAGACAGTAGTCCAGCAGTGTCAGCTAATACATGGGTACTAGTCGGTAGTGATGATTGGAAAAACAGTTGGCCTTCGATTACAAGCTCAACAACTAATCCAACACTAACAACGGCTCAGAGTATCTATATAAATGACGTTGAAGTTACACTAAGCGGCACAACAGTTGCTGAATTAGCAGTAGATATTAACAACGCAGCCATTGCAGGTATTAGTGCCAACGTATCCAATGGTAAGTTAAACATCTATATCGATAGCAATGGTTCCAACGACGGGTCTACAGACGACGGCAATGGCATTGCTATGGTAGAAAACGGTAACAGTACAACTTTGCTTACAGAGCTAGGTATTACAGCACGACAGTATTATGCTCCTGTACTGCAAATGTCACCACACTACCAAAACCCAAGCTGGGCTGCAACAGGCACAGAACCGCATCCAACAGGAAGTGTTTGGGCAAAAACAACAAATGTTAATGCAGGTGCTAATATCGTTGTTAGAAAATATGACATTGCAACTGATACATTTATTACACAAAACACTCCAGTATATGCAAGTGACCAAGCAGCACAAAAAGCTCTTGATCCATCAGGTGGCGGTAAAAATATTGTAATTGGTGCGCTATATGTAAGAAATAATGTACAAGAAAATGATACATTTACTTACAAGGTGTTTGAACGTTATTCTACTGGTGCAACATTAATTACCGGTGATAATACGGCTCCAACGTTTACTAGTGCAAATCAGTTTACTATTCAAGCTAGTGCTGCTAACAGTACAACAATGACTACCGCAGTAACAGCAACACTAGCTGGCACTACTGCAACAGATTTTGTAACAGCATTCCTTGCAGCCAATGTTGCAAATACAACTGCAAGAGTACTATCAACTGGTGCTGTTCAAATTGAGCACACTTTAGGCGGAAACATTACACTTAAAGATACAACTGGCACTCCTGTAAGCGATGCTGGAATTAATTCAACTGTGCAAGGTGTAGACACTGGCAACAACAGTGATCTTTTACTAAGCGGATGGGAAGCACTTGGCGGCACTGACAGTTACACTAATAGTGCAACACCACCAAGCACTGACCCAGCAGACGGTACAAACTGGTATTACAGTGCAACTGACCAAGTTGACATCCTAGTTAACAGCGGCGGCGCTTGGAAAGGTTATCAAAATGTTTCAAGCGATCAACGTGGTTACAACCTAAGTACATGTTCGCCGAACGGTCCAATTGTTTCTGCAACTGCACCAACAAAGCAAAGTGACGACAGTGCACTAGTATATGGTGACTTGTGGGTGTCAACAGCAGACCTAGATAACTATCCAACAATATATCGTTGGCAGTCGGTTAACAGTGTGGATCAATGGGTACTACTCGATAACACTGATCAAACAACACAAAATGGTATTGCATTCCTAGATGCACGTTGGGCCACTAATGGTACAACTGATCCAATCACAGGAGACATTCCGACAATCAAGAGCTTGCTAACAAGCGATTATCTTGACATTGACGCACCGGATGCTACACTATATCCGGAAGGCATGTTGCTTTGGAATACTAGACGCAGTGGCTTTAATGTTAAGAGCTACGAAGTTAACTACTTCAATGCTGCTGATTTCCCAAATGATGTGTTGCCAACTGAAAAAGCCGCTTGGGTAACAGCTAGTGGCAATCAAACTGATGGCTCTATGTATGCTGGCCGCAAGGCAGTAAGAGCAATGGTTGTTGCTGCACTGAAAGCTAGTATCGATGGTGCACAAGAACTTCGTGAAGAGCAAAGACAGTATAATTTGATTGCATGCCCAAACTACGAAGAGCTTGCAAGCAATATGATTGCACTAAACAACGAGCGTAACAACACAGCATTTGTTATCGGCGACACACCAATGCGTCTAGCAGATAACGCCACAGATATTGTCAATTGGGCAACCAACGCAAACGGCAACGGTCTGTCAGTAGCTGATCCATATTATGGTGTGTTCTATCCAAGTTGTCAAACAACTGACCTAAGTGGTCAAATAGTAGTTGCTCCTTCATCGCATATGATGTTGAGAACAGTTGTTCGCAGCGATGATGTTGCTTATCCTTGGTTAGCACCAGCTGGTACTCGCAGAGGCACAGTTGATAATGCTAATGCACTTGGTTATGTAAACGCACAAACAGGCGCATTTACACAAACAGCAATTCGTCAGGGCCTACGTGATACATTGTACGAAAACAGTATTAACCCGATTACATTTATTCCGGGCAGTGGTATACTTAACTATGGCAACAAGACAACATCTTCTGCAACTGCACTAGATAGAATTAATGTTGCAAGACTAGTAGCGTTTATCCGTGGTAGACTTGAAGTTATTGCTAAGGGCTTTGTATTTGAACCAAATGATAAACTCACAAGAGACGAAATTAAAAACTCAATCGAAAGTTTGATGATCGACTTGGTTGCAAAACGTGGTCTTTACGATTACTTGGTAGTATGTGATGAATCAAACAACACACCGGCTAGAATTGACAGAAACGAACTATATGTTGATGTTGCAATTGAGCCAGTTAAAGCTGTTGAATTCATCTTTATTCCGGTTAGAATTAAGAACACAGGCGAGATTGCTGCTGGTAACGTAGCATCCTCATCGGCTGTTTAATACTATTAAAATACATGAAAATGGAGCCTCGGTTCCATTTTCTTGTGACATAATTAAGATAAATAAGTACGTAATAGGAGAATAAAGAATGGCCGTATCATCGCTATCAAGAATGACAGTGCCTTTGGCTAGTGACCAGAGTAGTCCAACACAGGGACTGTTAATGCCTAAGCTAAAATACCGATTTAGAGTGGTATTTGAAAACTTAGGTGTGTCAACCCCAAGAACAGAGCTAACCAAACAGGTAATGGATTTCAACCGCCCTAGTGTGTCTTTTGAAGAAATCCCAATTGAAATTTACAACAGTAGAATGTACCTAGCTGGCAAGCATACTTGGGCCACAACAACTGCTAACTTCCGTGACGATGCTGGCGGTAACGTAAGCAAACTAATTGGCGAACAGCTACAGAAACAACTAGACTTCATGGAACAAGCTTCTGCAAGTTCTGGCATTGATTATAAATTCACTACACGTTGTGAAATTCTTGATGGCGGAAACGGCACAAGTGAGCCAGTTGTACTAGAAACATGGGAAATGTATGGTTGCTTTATTACTGAAGCAAACTACGGTGATCTAAATTATGGTTCAAATGAACCAGTAACTATTGGTATGACAATGCGTTTTGATAATGCTATACAAACACCAATTGGATCCGGTGTAGGTGCAGCCGTGGGTAGAACACTAGGTGATGTAGTTTCCGGCTAATAAGGAGTAACTTATGGCCTTTGGTGAAGATTTCTTAAAAGGATTTTTCGGTAACGATTTCCTTAAGGATTATACACACGCAAGCAAGACATTTCGTAGCGATGGTTATGCTCTTGCACCGCGGCGTAAGTTCCTATATCATGTTGTATTCAATTTGAATGTGCAGCAAATACCTCAACTACGAAATGTTTTCCAAACACAAGATTTAAACAACCTAAGTTTGCTAGTTAAAGAAGTTAAGCTTCCTAGTTATAAATTTAGTGTTGATACCATGAATCAATACAATAGAAAACGCAAAGTTCAAACTCAAATTGAATATGATCCTATTGTTTGTACAATGCACGATGATGCTAGCGATCTATCTCGTGCATTGTGGTACAACTATTATGCATACTATTACAAAGATGCTAGTCAGAAATATTTTGATGCCGCTGTTACCAATGGTAGTTTAGGACAAAATGCACAAGGAGTCGATCCTGGTGCAGCATATCCTTACAACTATCGAGATATTTACACGCAAGACAGAGAAATTAACGACTGGGGATATATAGGCGAAAGTTACACAGATGGTACCAGAGGCGGCAAACCACCGTTTTTTCGTGACATCACCGTGTTTGGTTTTGATCAGCACAAATGGGCAGCCTACACCCTTATTAATCCAATTATTACTTCGTTTGATCATGACACGTACAGTTATGCCGACGATGCTGGTATTATGCAAAATACTTTTACTTTTGAGTATGAAACAGTTAAATATTACAACGGAGCACTAACAGGCAGTAAACCAGATGGCGGCATACCATCATTTGCAAATCCAGGAAATTACGATGCAGTTACAAGCCCGTTAGCTCGTACAGGTAGTACGTCAAATATACTAGGCAACGGTGGGCTTATTGATGCAGCATCGGGTATTATAACTGATCTAAGTGCAGGCAATCTTGCCGGTGTTGTTGGCGCAATACAAGGAGCCGGCACTGCGTACCAAACATTTAAAGGCAAAGACTTGGCGAGTATACTCAAAACAGAATCAACTGCTATGCTAACAAGCACTATCAAATCTCAACTGCCGGGCATGACACGTGGCGTGTTATTTCCCAATCAGGCTAATCAACCGAGTGCAGTAAACAGTCAAAATACTCCTGCAACATTGAAATCGGCTGACCCGATAAACATAAACGGCCCGTCAACTATTCCAACACAAACTAATCCTACTGGAGGAATATACTAG